ATCTAAATATCCGGTTCGGGGAGATTTCGGAATAGAAGGGTCCATCGTCGCGCACGTTCGAGAATCCTCTCTGTGTCTCCGCGTGGAGAACCCCGTCTGTGAGACTTCCTGCTACCTGTTCATGGAGACGTCGTCGTCGCACAGCAGCATCAGCAGCACAGCAGAAATCCCTCTGTAGCAGACACACAGATACCCTGCATATACCCCGGTCTCTGACGTGGAGACAGCAGAGATTCTCGCACGTAGAGAATCAAACCTCATCGTCGGACCTGCCCTCGAGAATCGCCTCTTACGCCGTTCTCCCATGGCCGAGAGACAACGTGGAGACCCCGGCAGATACCCCGCTCTCTGGGTGGTAGATAGGACGTGCAGGAATCAAGCTCCCCGTGCGCACCAACCCCGAAAAACCAGGGGGAAACCGGTCTCGACGTGGAGGACGTCTGCGTGGTCTCGGCGGCGTCTCTCGCCGTTCTCCAGGCAGAGATGGGTGGCGAGGGAAATCAAGCTGTTCGACGTGTACGCCCGGGTACCCAGGCACGTTCTCGAGGTCTAGTGCTCAGCGAGCGCCCCCAGAGAACAGGAGAATACGTGTACTGTCCCATATTCTGCCCTATCTCTCTGTTCTGTGGTGTCTCATGCGTTCGTCGTACCCGTTGGTGTTGTTCTCGATGTACCTGTTGATGGCCCTGTTCATGCTCCTGTGGACACCGTTGATGGAGACGTGCGGAGAGACGAAGAGCATCGGTTGCTCTCTGCGTTCCCGTCCGTGGTGCCTACGATGTATCGGCGCTGCGCGCCATCGTCAGAGACAGCACCTGTGCGCCTGCTATATTTTATACCGTTTAAGTAGGGAGAATCATGGCCACTTGTACTCGAACCCAGGCACATGCTCTCCTACGTAGTCAAAGAAATCTTCACTCGTCTCCACGTCAAAGCGAAACTCGTTGTCGTCAATCGTCGGCGTCAGTCCTTCCTGCTCAAGAGCATCGACTGCTGGTTCCTTATCCTCGATGGACATGGCGTTCGAGATGACGACAGTCGGACGCACGCTACCTTCTGGTTCTCGCTTACACCCGTCGCCTGCGTACCATATCTTCAACGACGTAGGAGTGAGTGTGAGGTCAGATGGGAACTGCTTCTTACGACGAGGCCATGTGTACCACTCAGAGAACCGTTCGAGGTCAGGATGCTCACGAGTACCCGACTTGAACAGACGACCTTCGTCTTCGTCGTATGCTGTCGTCTGAGACGTTATATCTCGCACGCCAGGACTGAGGTCGCCGAGTTGCTCGTCGAACCATTCCATGAACTCTCGATTTATCATGCTCCACTCCATGCGACCAACCTCGTTCGCGTACCCGTCGCTCATCAACATACCCTTCAGAAGCTCAAACTGACGCTGAGAGATGTCCATGTCTTCACTTACCCCTACGACCTCCTAAACGTTCGTCCCAGAACGTCTCTTGGTGGTTTACTACCCAGTACCCAGACACGCAAGCACCCATGCTACTGCCGACAACTCCTTGATACCAACCTATAGCGTAGTCAACAACGTCGTCAGGTATGTCTCCTATCATACGTCACTCTTGGCCGAGTCGACTGTCCCAGAACGATGACTGTCGCCTGCCGAGAGATGATACACTCACCCATCGGTCGAGGAAGTTGTTCTCCGTAGCGATGTACTCGGTGACGTGCGCGCCGACGCCATACCCGCACGGTGTCTCCTTCAGGACGAGTCCATGCTCGCCGTAGATGCTCTCAAGGTTCATCGTCGCGTCCTCATATATCGCTCCCAGAACTCTTTCTTACGCGAGGTCGTGGGAGGTACGTCCCAGTGCAGCCGAAGCCACATATGCCGTTTCTCCTCAGGAGTCATGCTCCCATCCATCGGTCCCAGAATTGCTTCTCGAGGAGGTCCCACTCGTTCTGCAACCACTGCGTGCCGACGAGGATAACGTCGTCACCGTCATGCTCGATGACCGAGTGCTTTACCTGCACGTCGTCGTAGGACGCTCCTGTCTCCTCGACGACTGCCTGGCACTGACGACAGTAGAACGTCATGCATGCACCCACGAGTCCCAGAACGATTCCTCATGCTCGCGTCGCCACCACCACCATCGAGGCGTGAGCTTATTCGCATTTGGCATCCCAGTAACACCTCCAGAAGTCGTCACGCCGAGGTTGCCACGCGAGAAAGATGTTCTCGAGGCTACGCCTCTGCATGATTTCCGCGAGTGCAGACGGTGTCTCAGGTTCGCGTACCTCGTCAACGAACGATTGCTCAGACATCGTCGAGCCTCCAGTCCCAGAATCGTTCGACACGCGGCACGAGGATATGCCCCATCTCGACTGACACCCAGTGCTCATACACCGAGTGCCCGACGGTTGCCTCGAACGGCACAGGCACCTGGTCGTTGTCGACCATGTAGGAGAAGTCAACGTTCTCATGCAGGTCGTAGTCAGTCATCGCTGAGCCTCCACGCCCAGAAGTATCCCGCTCGTTGTGGGCCTGCGTGTTCGTCGCTATACCACATGGAAAGCAGGTTGGACATCTCAGGTTTGCGTCCGAAGTGCTCATCATTTGCATGACCGAAGTTGTTCTCGGGTGTCGTCGAGTTGCACAGGCGACAGTACGCTTTGTCTGTCTTCATGCGTCCAACCTCCCATCCCAGAACTCACTGATGTAGTTGTCGCACCAGTAGACGTGTCGCGCTTCGAGTCTCTGACGGTCAACGGCGTCGTACAACCATATCGACGGTGGGAGTGATTTATCGTCCTGTCCGACCTTGTACTGACGCTCAACACCGTCGGGGACTCCCAGTTCATCACTCATCGCTCCACCTCTCGTCCCAGTATCGCTCCTCACGGAGACGTTCCATCAGCCACGACTTCGGGGACATGGTGATGAGGTCGCGCACGTCCTCCTCGTGCTCCATCATGTGCTCTGCGGCCTTCTGCTTCGCGTGTATGTGCCCGAAGCGGAACGATTCTCGACACGCCGGGCAGTAGTAAGTCATCATAATCGGTCGTATTTCCTTTTCACGTCGAGGACGATTTCCAGGTCATCCATGTACCTGTCCCAGAACTTGTCCTCGCGGATGAGTTGCCAGTAGATAATCTCGGACATCTCAGGCGAGAACGTCGCTCCTTGCGCTCCTTCTGCCTCTCGACCGCCGTATGTTCTCACCATCTTCGTTCACCGTATGCGTCCCAGAATCGCTCTTGGAAATCTCTCATCTCGTACTCGAAGTGGTCCCAACTGCCTGGGTAGCCTGGATGCTCCTCTGCCATATGCTCCTCCTCCATCATGCGCGACGAGCCGCAGTGATATAGCGCGACACACTGACGACAGTAGTACAGGTCATGCTTGTCGTTCGGCGTCACCATGGCGTCACCTCGAGGTATTGACTCCAGAATTGCTCCTGTCTCGATTCCCGCGTCCCGTACACCGTAGGCGACGACCAGTGGGCGTACAACGAGAACTTCTCTGGGTCGTTGAGGTCCGTTTCGACGGTGCTCATGGCATCCTCCTGTCCCAGAACTCGTTGGAGCGGGTATCGTCCCACTCATACCCCGGATGTGACGGGTCGAGACCTGCTTCCTTCCGTAAGGCGTCATGCGTATCCTTCGAGACGCTGATAGTCGCGTCCTGCCACGCTGAACGAGCCATATTCTCACTCGCCTCCTCGATTGCTTTCTTCAGTTCGCGTCTCGAGATGCCATCAGACATGAGCGAACCTCTCGTTCCAGAACGTCGTCGCTCGATGACCGTACCATGCACCTGCGAGTTGCTCGCGCGTACCGATGGGCGCCTTCAGTTCAGTCACGCCATCGTTCACTTCAGGGTCCATCTCAGTCGCAGGCAGGTAGTAGTGAGGGACACCGACAGTCACGTAGGCGCTCGTCTCCCACGACTCCATCTTTTCCTCGAACGTGAACTCCTCTGGGTCCTTCACAGGAAGAGCACCCCGCACCAGGCGATTGCTGTGACGTGCAGGACCTGGTCAACGACGTAGTGCCAGGTCGGGAAGTCATCTCGAGGTTCGACCCACCGACGCGAGTCGATGAGGAAGTGTGACGCTGTGTAGGCACCGTAGAAGGGCGAAGGTATGCCCGGACCTACCCCTGATAGTTCGAGGAACGTGACTACCAAGAGTGCATGGATGACGACATGAACGAACCGAACGCCCACGTCATCTATTTTCTCTCGCGCCATCCATCTCGGTTGTAGCGGGAAGTCACCGAGAAGGTGAGCGGCGAGTAGTAGCAGTGCTGTCGTCATACGTGCGTATCACTCCTCTCCGTACCTGTACCTCCGTATCCAGACGTGCGAGTATTCTTAGGACGCGAGTATTTTATCCGACGCTCACATGATACGATATGATGGCGCTGGCCGACCACGAGATTGCTTCGAGAGTCCACTACCACGAGGACGACCTCGACATCTCACCTTACGACGAGACGAACCTCCAACCCGCGTCGTATGACCTGCGACTCGGACGAGAGTTCAAAGTACTGAAGCGACCGTCCCTCTGGGAACGATTCAAGCACGGTGTCCTGTCGAGGATTCCGTTCTCGAACGTTGACCCTGCCCACAGGGACCCGAGAGACGAAGAGACGACCGAGAGACACGTTCGACTACAGGAAGGTGAGTCGTTCATCCTGGGAGCGCACGACTTCGTTCTCGCGCACACACAGGAGGCTGTGCGGGTTCCTGACGACGTGGTGGGAGTCGTGCATGGACGCTCGTCATGGGCTCGTCTCGGTGTTGACCCGCACCTCGGCGGGTACATCGACCCTGGGTTCCACGGACAAATCACGCTCGAACTGTGCAACCAGACGGACACGCCCATCAAGCTGTACGTCGGTCAGCGATTCTGCCAACTCGCGTTCCACGAGATGAACGAGGCAGCGTCTGACCCTTACGATGGGAAGTACCAGGGAGACGCAGGTGCTCACGGAACGCGCCTGCATGATGAGGACGACGATGCTCCGCCGAGCGTCGAAACGTTCTTCTCGTCCTAAGAATAGCGACCGTACCTTTTCCACTGACGTGCGCACAGGAAGGCGTTGAACAGGCAGACGCCAATCAGTGCGTACACGCCGATGACCGTGACGATATTCTCGCCGCCGATGAGGTAGAACAGCGACTCGAAGAACCAGACGACGATGAAGAGCAGGTCGTCCTCGTGCAGGCTGACTGATTTACGAGGCCCGCGCCGCCTGCTCATTTCTGGAACGCCTTCTTGCAGTGGTCACACACCTCCATCCTCGACTCCGCCTTCTGCTGTCGAGGGATGTGGACGATGAACTGATACGCTATCACGTCCGAGCGAAGGTCTCGGTCGAACGTATCGAGGTCAGGTACTTTCTGTTCACCAACAGAGAAGTTCGTTTCGCAGTCCATCACTCGTTTTCTCTGGGTGGTGATGAGGTCTGACTGATGGAGTGCTCGGTATAGTTCGACCTTCTTGTTAAACGACTCTTCCATCGGCACGCGAACTGTCTCCTCTACCTTCCGTCGAGGCGTGCGAGGATTGACGAGGATGGTGTTCAGGTCGTCAGGGTCAACGTCCTCGTACTCTTGCTCACAGAAGTCACACACCGCGACCTCAATTTCTTCCTCCTCGACGACGGGTTCTACCTTAGTTTCCGTTCTCTCGCGTTGGACGACACGCTCTCGGGTTTTCGTCCGTCGTCCCATCGTTCATGCCTCCTCGGTTGGTTCGGGAGCAGGAGGGAATTCTCCGCGTTCGTCCACGCTGTGCCACTTCGTCCCGTGTTCCACGCGGATGTCTCGCTCGAGAATCCACATAGCACGCCACAGTTCGTCCTCTCGTCGCTCCATGTCGTACTCGTTGTTCCGAACGACGAACTGCTCCTCCTGCTCGTCGTACCACCACGACAGTTCGTCTGCGACCTTGCACGCCATGTCCGTCATGCGGTTCGCGCCGAATCTCCACTGACTGTTCGCGTTGCCGTCAGAGTCAACTCGACGAGGACCGAACGGTGACTGTGTCCTGCCTCGATGTTCTTGTTCTTCCTCGACGCCAGTGACGTAGTCGATTGCTTGCTGGATGATATTCACAGTACGTCCTCCAGGAGATTTCCTGCCTCGTCGCGTTCGTACCGGCGATTGATGTCTACGAAGTGCACGGAAGCATCCGAGTGCTTCTTCCCGCACTCCTCGCAGTAGACGATACTGCTCTTGTCGCCTGTCTCGTACTCCTCGAACGACCCGCACCGCGTACAGTTCAGGCGAAGGTCCATCTCACTCATCGTCAGGAGTCGATGGCCCATAGTGGAGAATCGCAGTCATCGTTACCTGCGTCTCCTGATGCTTGCTGAGGTTGTGCTTCTCGAGATGCTCGTCAACGATTTCTTCCTGTCGCTCGTGAGGAAGCTCGTGGTCGAGATACCACTCGGCATCGTAGTCGTCGGGATTCTCGAGAGCGTCGTCGAAGTCGGGAGGAGGTTCTGCCTCCTCGTACATCTCACGCAGGGCGTCGAACGCGACCTCCTTGGCGTCAGTCATCGTCTGCCTCCCACTGAACGTAGAGGTCTGCTTCGTAGCGAGTGCCGAGTCCTCCGATAGGTTTCTCCGCACACTCGACGTGGTCCACGTCGTACACGTCAACGCCAATCTCATCGAGCACCTCGATAATCTCGTCCAGTTTCTCACCTGCACCCGCGTTGAGTTTCAGCCCCATCGTCCGAACAGCCTCCCGAATATCCCGCCCGTCGCGTCCTTCTCGTACTGTTCTATCATGTCCTCGATTTCTTCGGTCGTGTACCCGTATCGCTCAGCGATGAGCTCGTCCGCGAGGGCATCCTGTTCAATCTCCTCGAACTGGCCAGCATCGTTCCTGACCATGATGTCTCTGTCTGTCATCTCTTGCGCCTCGAAAAGGAGTTGTCGTTCGTTACTCGTTAAGGTCGCGCTCCAGAAGCGCACCCTCACTTAGCTCGAACGTGTCCTCGCAGTTGTCGCAGCGATACTCTACGATGTACTCGCCCTCATCTGTCACGCGGTCGTTGACGCGGTGTGCTTCGGGCACAGCGTCGTAGGACCAGCCGAACGGGTACGCGCACCCGCATGGCTTGGAACGTCTCAGCGACGCGGAGACGCGCGAGACGAAGGAACGTAGTTTCATGGTCGTCATAGGTCCTCGTATCCTTCACCTGCTTCGTCACCCAACTGATTCTTCGCTCCCGTGAGGAGAGCGTGCGCGTCCCGAATCCGATACTCGAGACAGTTCTGGTCCTGCGGCATCGAGGTGCGACGGTCGACGCCGAGAGTGTCGAGTGCCTGCTCAACCTCATCGACCGCGTCCGCGAGGTCCACGACTGCCGTTTGGATTTCTCCGACGCTGTTCTCCTGAATCATCTCGTCCGGTTCGTTGTCGCTCATCGGCGTCCCGACAAATACACGCGACTCACATATACTTGAGGAGCCGAGTGAAAGTAGTTTATTTCTTGGGAGAAACGCCTGCCCACGTCGCACCAGACGCTATATTACCTATCGTCCTGTCCGATACCCCGTACTCATCAGCGATGGAAACGTTTGTCCGAGCAGTATTCTCGACCAACCATTTGATACGAGCAACCTGTTCTTCTGTCAACGACGTATTTCCATGCTCCTCACCAGTATGATACGTGCTGCGTCCACGTTCCTCTCTGTCCTGTGCATTATCCTCAGCATCACCAAGATACAGATGCTCAGGATTGACACAGGCAGGGTTATCGCAGTGATGAAGCACCCAATCGTCACCCGGGTCCTCGACCTCGAGGCGATACGCGACTCGGTGAGCACGCTCTGTCTCTGTACCATCTACACCAATTAACCCGTACCCCTGAACCGTTGCTGCTTGCCACTCCCAACACTCATCCTCGTCACCGCGGTCGACTTTGTCCCAGAACCGCTTTTCAAGCGGAACACTTGGTCGTCCCATACACACAAAAGCAGTTACGCTCAAATAAATCTGATGGGAACAGTGAACCGTTAAAAGAAAAACCGCCTGCCGTCTACGCCTTGACGCGGGAATCAGCGAATCCGTTCTGGAGACGCATGGTGATGAGCTCGTCCAGGTCAGCACGGGTCAGGTCCTCGTTGACGCCCGAGGCGACGACGTAGAACATCATGCGCCCCGCGAGACCCTCGTACTTCATCAGCTCACCGCGGAAGTCGAGCGTGGGCAGGTCGCCGTCAACGCGAACGTTCCGGAGGTCCTCGTCGACTTCGACCTTCGCTCCGTAGTACTGCTCCCAGTCACGGACCTGATTCTCCCACGCGCCGTCGGAAATCTGACCACAGATTTCCTCGACCCAGATGTAGGCGAGCGCGTCACTCGGGAAGACGATGGTCGCGCGGTCGGACACACCGTAGTCGCTCTCGTTGTGAGCGTCGAGACGCTGCTGGATGCCGTTCTCGTACACATCCGCCGCCTTCCAGGCGTCGTACTGACTGATGAAGTCAGCATCGCTCTCGCGGTGAACGACTCCGATTGCCGCGTTGGCGCGAGCGATTGCTCCCTGCACGTCGTCGAGCTCGTCGGTGTACTTCTCCGCGTTGTCGTACAGGTCGTCTTCGCGGATGAGGTGGTCGCTGACCTCCTCCTGCTTGAACGAGGTGAGCGGGTACTCGTACTCGTCGGTGTCACCACGCGGACGCTCACGGATGATGGTCACCATCTCCGCTTCGAGGTCTATCTTGACGGTGCGTCCGTTGTCGTCAACGTCCACCACCTCATCAAGCGCGCCCATGACCTCACCGCGTCCACGCGCAACTCCGTACTCGCTCTCCGGGTCCTGGTCATATTCGTACCGCACCATGCTGCCAACGTCGGGGGTTTCGTACTCCATTTCTCTTCTTCCTCCGCGTATCAACGCATGACCCCCGAGATGGTAAAAGTATGTACCGGGGTGAAACTGAACGATTCTGCACGGACTTTCTCAAACCAAGAGACTTGCCGTCTAAGCGATTCCTTGCCAGGTAGGATGTATCACACCTGGACGAAAACTAAAAGGATGGATATAAATGCTCCGGAGAAATATCTGACCAATACTCACAACGCCCGGTACCATAAAAGTATCGGCCCGGGGAATTATCGGACTTTCCCACGAGACGCCTGCTTGGAGAGCGAATCAGCGAGTGAGTTGAGGATACGTGGGATGTCTCGAATCTCCCAGTCGATATTCTCCAGGTGGTGTTCGAGACGCTCCTGACGCTCGTCTCCGATTCCCTTTCCTGCCTTCACGCGGGAGACGATGTTTCCGTTGTCGCACCGGATGACGAGGCGCTCGTCGTCGAGATGTTCGCGTGCAGCTTCGACTCCACGGACGACAGCGATGTACTCCGCCTCGTGCACTGTCTCTGAGTGGTTTCCCAGTCGGTCGGGGGAAACATCCTCGCACTCCTTGACGAGCATCTCGACCTGCTCTCCGTCGTCTCTGACACGCTCGACGATGTACCCGATGCCGACCGACCCGTTCGTGAGCACAGAGGCATCTGTGCTGAGGACGAGTCGCGTCATGCAGGACACCTCGCGTCCCAGAACTGTTCGCCGTAGTCGTTGTCCGACCACCGAGTGTAGCGGGCACGAAGGAGCTCGTCACCCGTGAGGATGCTGAACTCTCCCGTGTCCGGGTCCACGTCGAGGTCGACCATCGGTTCGTCGGTGAGTGATTCCATCGTTTCCTGTTGGTCCTCCACCTGTCACTTCGTCAGGCGCTCGCATAAATCTGAGGAGCGAGGTGAAAGTGAACGGACGAACGTATTTGTACCTCGCACTGTTAAGTTGATGTATGAGTGCTGACTCATGCCCAACCTGCGGTAAACGATTTGAACGCATAGGGAGACACTGGTCGCACAACCCACAACACCGACCAAATTTCACAGAGAAGCAGATGGATATACTGACTGGCATCTTAATGAGTGACGGGCACATAGACAGGTCAGGAACACCTCTTTTGGTACTCAAAACGACGAACGATAGGTATCTTAACCACCTGAAAAAGCAGTTTGGTGTTCTGAGCAACGAACCATACCTCTACAAAGAAAAATCGGGTAGAGCTAACGATATGTATAATTGGACGACGAAGTCTCACGTACAACTTAAAGAACTCGGACAGTGGTACTCTTCAGGAAAGAAAACATGGCCTGAAGATATATCTCTCACCCCGACTGTTCTCAAGCACCTCTTCATCGGAGATGGGTCATACAGCAAACACGGGTCCAACGACCATATCTCTATTTCAATAGCGAACGAAAGACAAAACACTGAGAAAGTCGAAGGATACTTTGAAAACGTTGACCTGCCTACACCGAGTAACTGGACAGAACACGGAGCTCACTGGAACGTCGAAGATTCTGAAACACTCTGGGAATACATGGGCGAACCTTTACCGGGTTACGAGTACAAGTGGAAATAACGATGGACCTCGAACGAGGCGACCTCGACTCAAACTGCTGGGATTGTAACGACGACGCTACCACCTGGGTTCACATGAGCGACGGCATGCGACGATACTTCTGTGCCGACTGCGTGCAAGTCATCTTCCGTCACTCGAAGGACCCGGAGGACCTCGACGAGCATCCGCAGTGCGCTCACTGTCGTTCGTGCGGGAAGCTGACGCTCCGTGACTTCTGCCCAGTCAATTCGTGTCCTGAGTGTCAATCGGACGGGCACGCGGAAGAGTATGTCGAGGCGATACAGAACGCCGCTGACGAGTTCTCTGAGGCACAGACGGAACTGACTGACGAGGACGGGGTGAAGGTAGTGGATGACGAGTGAATCCGATACGATGGTGCGTCTGCCCATTCTACGGGACCTGACGTACCGTGAGTGGCATGCGTTCGTCAACGGGTACTACAAAGGAGTCGTCGAGGGGTCGAGGAAGAACGAGTACGAGAAGGAGAAACACTACTGGCGTGCAGGATACCTACTCGGTAGCGGGACGCGGTACGTAGCGCTGCTCATTCTCATACTCGTCGTCCAATAAAATCCCGCGTGGGGTGAAGTCTACCGCAGGTCGTCGTCGAGCGAGCTAAAACCAATCCTTGATGGTCCAGTCGGGGATGGCATCACGAGGATACCTGAGCCTGACCTTCGCCGAGAGAATGCTGAGAAATCGAGCTCCGCCGCCATCGGTGTGGGTTAGTCCCGCCATGCGGCGTCTTGTCATACGACCCGTCCGAGGAAAAACGTCCCGCGACTCATGCCCACGGCGTCATACACGACTTTGATTATGGCACCATAGAGCGAGAGCACCGTGACAAGGATACCCGAGGCCAGCACGACAACTTGCCACGTCTCAACCATTAGTTAGGTCCAAATGGCGCTCCACGATAAATCCAGCTCACGGACACCGGGATACCTATGAGGAGACTATGCGGAGAGAGCCGGCCATGCTTGAAGATTGGTCTATCCACTCATACGCACCACCGTCCGGTGGCGGCCCCTCCTCGGTAATGAGTCGCCACCCCTCGGGGTCAACCTCCAATTGGTCATCACCAACTTTCGGGTGGCTCACATCGGGATTGCAAGTAAACGTTATATCTGAAAATCCATCGGTGATAAGACCAAACCCGTCCGTGGTTCCGATACTCACGCCGTTTTTCGCACGAGTGCTCTCAAACACGTCACCAATGGACTCGTCATTTGCCTCACCGTCCCATACCGCGGCATAAGTTGGCACGCTCACGCTCGTACTAAAGTCAACCTGATTATCATATTCCTCGTCAATGGGCGTGGTTGGCTCCGCATAAGTGAAAATAATTGCTATGGAGCCGGTGTTGGTGTTTTCATGTGCCAGCACCGTCAACGTCCGTGCGTCATAGAAATACCCGTGGTCCGCCTCAACGGTTTGCGAGCCGTCAAAGTTGTTATCCGTTAAATCGGCGTCATAAAATTTGTAATGCGGTTCCGCCGTCTTGATTGTTTCAAGCGTGTTGAGACCACCACCGTTTATCTCATATTGCAATTGACCACCACCGAGGCCCGTGCCGGACTCAAACACCAGCGAGGAGATGCCCGAGTCCGTGACCGGCTCACCGGACTCAAAGACATAATCGTGCTCTCCATGCCCACCAACGTCAATGGCCTCGCCTTCCTCAAAAGTAAACGTGGACTTGACCATATTATGCCTCTATTGTCACGCTATTAAATATCGGTGATGTCTCCACCGTGCTGGTGCTAAACTCCGGTCGGACCCTAAAATCACTATGGGAGTTGGACCACGTAAGCGTATATGAGGCGGCACCCGTGAGCGATTGTGTAACAATCTCCTCGCTGGCCGTGCCCGGAGACCCAATTACTTTAAGGTCAATGGACTCTCCGTTGAGCGTATATTGCACGTCCGTTATATCGGGTTGGATTTGAGACCCCACGGATTTGGTTGCACTTTCAAGATACCCACCCGTGCCGGCATCATACAACGCCGTCACCTCGGCGTCCGATAAGGCACGGTCATAGGCCCGGACCATGCCATAGCGGCCAAAGGCGGCGGCTCCGTTGTCGGAAAACCCGATTTGGAAAGGCTCACTATTGGACGGGAGAGAGCCACCCGGACTTGACAACGCATATTTTGTGCCATTTACGTCAAGAATCACGTCGCTCCCGTCCCAACGGCCACAAACAAAGTCCCATGAGCCAAAATTAACGCTCGTTACGTTAATGTCTCCCGCGGGGGAGTTACTTGCCCAAACCCGCCACCCGTATTGACTTGATGAGTCATCATAGAGTAATTGCCACACTTGAGCCGTGCCTCCCTCTTGGTCATCCCGAGGGCACAACCGCGGGTAATTAGAACTTGAGCCGGTGGCGGGCCTATACCATATTGCTATGGTTATCTCATTGGTGGTCTCCCAATCCATAGAGGCAGAATTTGAAGCCTCCACCTCGTCACTATCTGAGTCCGCAATCATACAATCACCATTGTGTAAGCCGGTGCCGCCTCGGGTAAATCCGCTCACGGTGCCGTCATTGGAGTTAAAGTGGTCAATGGCGTCTCCGCTGGCCTCGTCAAGCGTCCAATAGAGGACTTCACCGGAGCCGCCACGGTCAAACGAGGGATACCCGAGTTGGATTTGGTCCGCCGCTGGATATGGACCAAACGCCTCATGGACCACGCCGGCCTCGTCCGCGGCACCGTCCCAATCGCTTGCCGTCCCCCACGTAAGTGCGGTGGTGGTGAGGTCCGTTAATGTGGGGTTGGCTATGTCTCCAATCTTATCAAGCGTCATCGGCCCGTGGCCCCCTCCACGTCACTCACAATGTCCACCGCCGAGGTGAGCGTATTGTCCACAATCACGCCGATACTTTCCGCGGCGGTGCCGGCGTTGGTGTAAGAGGCCAGCGGTGCGCCGGTCTCGTCATCAAACACCGTGGCACCGTCTCCGGTGATAAGCGTGGATTGCGTGGTATATCCGCCAGCGTTGTCAAACGTGACGAGTTTGAGGTCCACGCCGGTGGCCACGGCCTCCACGGTGTCCGTGGTGAGGACGGCCCGATACACCTCAACGGTCTCGTCCGGCTCAAGCGAGGAGACAATAAGCACCCCTTGTGACGAGGCGGCCACTTGTCCGGTCTCGGCTCCACTAAAGTCCTCCTCGGAAGCCACGCCAGCACCGCTGGTGACGGAGCCGGTGACGGACCACTCGCCCCCACCCCACGTCAAGGTGAGCGCACCATAGTTTTCGCTAATGAGGTCCGTGCTGGCACCGTTGATTGTCTCGCTCCCCTCGGTGGAGATTGTGATTGGGTTGTCTTGAGCGCCGCCACCCACGTCCACCACGCGGATTGTGTTACCGCTCACGGCGTCCGCGGAGGCCAACGTCACGTCAAAATCAATAGCGTTGGTCTCGGTGTCCACGAGGATTATCTCCTCGTCCGCGGTGGTGATTGTGGTGTTGCTCGTGCCCGAGGTCTCCGTCCGCACCTCCCGCTTGTCATCAACCGAGGGCCGAGGCACGTATCCCTCGCTGGTGTCCCATATAGTCTTGCTGGCCGTTGAGTCCGTCAAGTCGTTGCCCGCGGCGTCCATGTCCGTGATACTCGGGAGGGAGAAAGGACTCGCAAGGTCCGCGAGAGCAAAGGGATAGGCGTTGATGTTGAGGTCCGTGGCCGGTGCGAGGGGATACGTGGAAAGCGAGGAGGCCGGGCCGCCGAGTTGGGCTTGCGGCACCTCGGTGGCGCTCGTGTCCCAAATCGTGGTGGCACCGTCCACGAGGTCCGTGCCGGCGGCGTCCATGTCCGTGTCCGTCCCGAGAGCAAACGGATAGGCCGTGATTTGGGCCGCCTCTTGTAGCTCGTCAAGCGCGGCGTCCACGTTGTTGACACCATATGTCCCAGTTGTATCGTCGTATTGAACCTCCTCGGCCTCGTTCGAGAACTTCGCTCGCCAGTTCAGGATTTCCGTGTTTGAAATGTTGGTCGCACCTGCTGGAACGTACACTATAGCAAGGAGAAGTTCACCGCCTGAGATGTCTGGCGGTTCCGGGTTCGCCGCAGGCGTGCCTTCTCTGACGCCAGACGACGACGTGCCCGTGTCGAAGTACACGGTGTCCCATCGGTCATCGTTCGCGTCTCCATCGCTCAGAACGTGCGTCTCTGCGGCTCCGAGGTTGTAATTGCTCCCGATGTAAAACGCAGTACCTGCCGCGACACTAATCTCCATGTCAGTTGCAGTCGCGGTGACCTCGAAGTCACCGTTGTTGACGATTCCGTTCCCCGCGAGAGATTCAGTGACCGTCCTCCACTGAACCTCGAAAAGGGGATTCCCCTGCGGCCACTCGAAGTTCTCTGCCGAAGGCATGCTTGGTAGTTAGTTACTTCGACTGTATGATAAACCCGATGGTCGTATTGACCTCGAATTGAGAATTCTTCTCGAACGACTTGATGAGCGTGCGGTATACGAGACGGTCGTTGTTGTCCGTCACACCAATCTCAGTAAGGTCCACGGGCTGGCTATTCGGTTCGTTGTCGAACAGTTTTGCCTGCGTTGTAATCTGCTCGGCGTCGAGGTTACGGAAACAGTCCTTCGCTATTTCCTCTGCCGCAAGCGCAGTGTCCGACTCACTCGGTTGCGTCGTCCCAGTACCATAGTTCACCTCCTTAAGCCCGACAACAGACCCGACGGAAGCGATGCTGTCTGCAAGCGCTGTTTCACCATCGTCGGTGATAACTGCGTCTCCGATAGCATCTCCGGTGAACGTGAAGGTTACGTCCACGCGCAGTTCCTTCTCGTTCGTCAGGTCGAGCAGGTTGCTCAGGACTGAACGTTCGAGGAGACGGTCATCTTGGTCGAAGACACCAAACTCCTGCACAGTGTCCCCGTACTCCGCGAACAGGAACGGAGACGAACGAGCACGGGTCACGTTACCCGAGTCCTTCTGCCCCCAGCAAAAGTTCTTCGTCGTCTCCGACGTGAGCGCAGTGTCTCCGGATGCTGGGTCGTCACTGCCCGTACCTACACCTATCTGATTGACCGCGCCTGTACTCCCGTCTAGCGCGTCTCTGACGGCGTTACGTCCTCCACGCACCAGGACTTCCGACGATACCGTGACCGACTGCTGCGACCATGCAGTACGCTGGTCGCCCGCCTCCCCACGACCTGCACCGTGCGACGGGTCAGGGTGTCCGGAGATGAGTGACGGACCGAGGTCACGCTGGTACACCTCAACCTGAACCTCGACCTCGATGTAGTTGTTGGTGAACGTGAGGTTCCGGTCGTTCTGCGTAGAGACGTTGACGAACTGCGCGTCCAGACGCCTCGTCTGATTCCTGTTCTCCGCGACTTGGTCCTGAATTTTCTTCGTCATAGGATAGCGAGCCCCTCCGGGATAACGACGACAGTTTGAGTGGGGAGGTTCTTGATGGTGACCTCGATGCTCTCGTACTCAGTATACTGACGTTTGAACGTGACCGTTTCGGTCGCCCCCGCTGCTATCTCGACACGCTTCCGAGACACGACCGACCCGTCCTCGATGAGCGGAGCAAACACCGACCCACGCCGGCTCCCGTTGTTGGTGATGTCCGCGGAGATGTCTATCTCCTCATACCTGACAGGCGTCGTATTAGAGATGGCGAGGTTCGAGTAACTGATGTCCGCCGAGTCAGCGGACGGAGCTCCCGTCTGACTCAGGTGAATCTCGTTTCCGAAGATTTCCGTTGAACCAGCAGGAGCGAACACTCCGTCCTTCGTGTACCCGTCGTTCTCGAAGAACTTGATGCCGGCCGTTTGCTCACCGGTATCCGTCTCCTGCTCCGTCCCGATGGTCGTGTTACTGTTGAAGGCGTTCTTGAGCTCGGTGAACGTCGAGGCCTGATTCTCCACGTAGGACTCAAACTCGTCGTAGGTCGAACCCGACGAGTCCTCGTCCGTGAAGTTGTTCTGGATACGATTGATGAACGTGTCTGCTTCGGTCGATGAGAAACCGTTGTCGGTGAGGTACGTCTTGAACTGCGTGTAGTTCGAGATGTCTTCGTCGTTCCCATCACCATCGAGGTCGTAGGCGTCCAGGTCGTTCTGGAACGTACTGAAGTCACCGACGTTGTTCTGGAGTTTCGTCAGTTCCTCATGCACTACCGACGTGTCTGACTGCGGGCGTTTGAGCCCGAGCCAGATTAGCTTCTTTTCTTCTGTCAGTTCAGACATTTCCACTCACCGAGAGGGTCACGAAGCCCCACTCATCTGTTTCAACGTCAGTTACGACGAACTCTCCATTAATGTTCTCGGGAGGCCACGTCACTTGGATAGCCTCACCTACCTGCACCTCCGCGAACGACGAGTCAGCGACCTCGAACTTCATCGCCGTGTCGTTCCATGCGTTCTGCTTCAGGAACCCTTTGCCCCGCTTGATAGCGTCGTCTCGCGTTTCGAGGTCAGGGTCGGTGATGGGTTCGTGTCGAGCGGACACGCCGTAGAACTTGATACTCGCGTCGTCACGCAGGACGACCTGGATGTTCCCAGACCCCTGCACGGTGACCTTGTTCTTGATACGCGAGTAGTCCCGATTGAACTCTGCCTTGCTCACCGGCGTCGTATCGTAGTCGATTTCTTTCGTCGCCGTTTTGTCCCCTGCCGCCGCGTAGTGGAGAACGTCGCTGTCATCCACCCAGGAGATGTAGTCGTCCTCCGTCTCGAGCTTCGTCAGGAGTTGCAGGATATTCCCGTCGAACCTGCGGATAATGTCGTGACCCGTGTTCTGCACGTCAGTCGGCGAGATGTCCGCACCTCTCGATTGGGTCGCGTAGAACGTCGCGGCCGCGTAGTCGATTGCTGCTGCACGAGGCTCAGGCAGGTCACCCTTAATGTCGAAGCGATACTCAAGCGTCGCGTCGGACGACACCTGACCATCCGGGGAAGCGTCCTCTGCGTTGAGCTCGTAAGTGATGAAGTCCTGCCCGCGCGTCGTCAGGTCTTCCCAGACGTACTGATTCCCAAACTCGTCGCGCAGTTCTATGTCGAGCGTGAACTGACCGCCTTGGTCAGCAACGAGGAGGCGCGTCTTGAACTGAAGGAGTTGTCCGTCGCCTACGAGGTCGCTCGTGTCCACGTCGAACTGTGCGTAGTAATCTCCGCTGTTGCCCTTACGCCACCCGCAGAAGATGAGGTTGCTCCCGCGCTCCTGAAGTGACTGCGACGAGATGTCTGCGAGTTGGAACACAGGGATGTCCGACGACCAGTTCGCCGTCGAACTGCCTCGGTGGATGTCGTCTTCGTTGAGAGCGAAGGCCTCGTCGTTGATGGCGTCACGGATGACCTGCCCCGTGTCCTTGTTGTAGAACGTGCGATTGACCTGCTCGAACTTCAGTTCTGCCTTCTTCGACCAGGCCTTGATGGTGATACGCGGGTCGTCGCGTCCCGCAGTCGGTTTCTCCATCAGGACGCCTTTGAACTCCGTCGCCCCGTTCTTCTTGATTATGACCTCCTCACCCGCACCGAACGAGCGATTAGTCGCAGTGTTCGAGGCGACGATTTCCGCAGTGGCGACCTTCTTCGTCTCACTACGTCCTGTCTTGACCTCGAACAGGTTCTCAACTTGCGCCCCGCCAACAGTAATATCGTAGGTGACCATGGAGAATCACCCCACGTACACGTCAACGTGAGTGACTTCCATGTTCACCGTGTAGGTGCGAGGTACACCGTCCTCCGACTGCTTCTGGTCAGACGTGAAGTCAGTGATGACCACGTCTATATTCCGCCCGTCCCACTGGAGTTGGTCGAACCCCTGCGCCGCCGACGGACCCCACTCCTTCGCTGCACGTCGCAGCTCGTTCTCCATGCCGTAGTTGTCGTTGCTGTACGACGAGGAGTTGGGATAGTCGGCCGCGTCCACGTTCCTGATGAGGACGTTCTGAAGTTTGTACGTCTCGGTGTTGAGCACTGGGTCCGACCCGGCGACGAGGTCTCCGAGCCCAGACAGGATGGAACGAGTGATGAGGCCGTTGCTGACCTTGCTCTGCACCTTCTCGGTGCGGAGCTGGAACGTTTCCGACCCGTCCGATTTGACCAGTGATACGTCGAGTCCTGAAGTCATACGATGGTGTCCGCCTCCGTCCCGAGCACCTCAGCGATTTGCTCCGCGAGGTTACGCAGTTCGGTGGTGCCCATGCGCGACAGGTCGAGGGATTGGTCGCCCATCTCGACACCACCGACGTTAATCGTCACATTCTTCGTCTCTCCGGTTCCTCCGTCGCCGCCCATGTTCTGTCGGACGTCCCTCGGGATGTACGTCTCTCCCTCGTGCACTTGCGCGAGACCCGTCTCTTCGACCATCCCGCCCTCCTCGAGCTGCGGCATGTTGAATCCTTGACCGCCGACCGTGTAGGATGGCAGTTGATAACTACCCGCGGGTCCTGCGTCAATCGTAAACCCGCCGATGGTGATTTCCGGAACTTCGAGGCGCGAGGGAATCACGCTGTTGAAGATTCCCTTGAACCCTTCAGTAATGTGCTTACTGATGTCTGTCCCGAGGTCGCCTGCCTTAGTCAGGATGGTCGAGATGAACGACTCGACCTCGCTGATGGCGTTGTTCTTGAAGTCGACCCACCACTGAGTAAACCCGGAGACAAGCCCCGACCCCCAGTTGGCGATACGATTGAAGGTGCGCTTGAACGACCCGAAGAAGATGTCTACGATTTGTGCCGCGCGGTTCCACGCGCCGGAGAACCCGCCCTCGATGAACCCGATAACGAGCCCACCGAGCACTGCGAGGCCACCGACGAAGATACCGATAACGGCGAGCAGGCCGTCGCGGGCCCACCCGGGAAGCGACGTTCCGAGCGCCTGACCGAGCTTCCCAATCCAATCGAGGACGCCTGTAATCTCGAGAATCCAGACGCCAATCATGCCGATAACGAAACCGATGGCGGCGGCGAACGCCAGGGCGCCTGCGCTACCCGCGGCGAGCCATGAGACGAACGAGGACCCCCACGACAGCAGAGTACCCCCGATACTGACCAGTCCGCGGAACACCCAGAGCAGCCCTGACTTGAAAGCACCACCGGCAGTTGCTGCCCAGGACGCGAGCGGGAGCCCAGCAATCCATTTGACGACACGAGCGAGGCCTCCGAACAGCTTGGTCGCCGTTCCGAGGATACCGCCGAGTGCCGTGTATTGGAGGATGAGACGCCCGACCATCGAGGCGAGGAAGAACAGGCCCGAGGCGAGGAAGGACGACTGCGACTCCTGTTCCTCCTCTTCCTCGGTCGTCATGCCGAGCACTTCAGCGAGGCCGACGTATGCGAGCGCCGTTTGAGCGATGGAGGATTCTTGCTCTTCTGCCTGCTGGGAGGTGTCCCCCATCAGATGCTCCAGACTCATGTACGACGCTGCCAGTTCGTCGAGGTTCTCGGCACTTTCCGTCGCGGTCTCCGCGGTGTCGTCCATGCCCGTGGACATGGCTTGCGCTTGCGCCTTCGCCTCTGCGGCGCCTTCGACGTTGACGTTCCACGACAGCGTGCCGATGACTACCATTTTAGTTGTTGTTGAGCCCGCCTGCTTTGCGACGGGCACGCTTGCGTTCTTTCTCGGCCTCTTCCTCCTTCATCTGCTCATGCTCGTCATGCAGCACGAGCAGGCGCATGACCTGACCTTCGCTCAGACCGCGGACGTTTGTCGTCTCTACGGTTCGTTTGGGTTCCGGGTCGTCGCACCACGGGACCCAACGACGTACAGCAGCGACGAAGTCTGTGCGTCTCTCTGTACGCACGGACCTTTCATGCCATCCGCGGATGTCTCGTAGGTTCAACCCGACCTCTTTCGTCAGGAGCATCTCGACCGCCTCCCGACGAAACAGGGCGGCTGAGTCATCGTCTACGTTTCGTCCTCGGATGGCTGCTCTGACTTTCCCTCTTCAACGTCCTCCATCACCGCGCCGGGCTGCGGGACGTGGTCGAGCGCCTGGAGCTTCTGCCCGAAGTTGGCCTCCATGCCTCGAAGCATCGTAGTGATACTCCCGTCAACGGAGGAGTCGACGATGACTTCCTCCATTACGTCTCGGTAGTATCCTTTCATGTCGAGGTCCATCTCGCCGCTGTTCTGGTCCACGTCGAGGTTCTCGTCTATGATGTCCGTCTTCTGGTCCCACGTCATCTCACCGAAGTCGAACCAGAAGAGCTTGCCATCATGCTCGATGTACTCGCGTTCTACGTCCTCGGAGACGAGAACGTCCTGACGCCCGCCCATCTCGAGGTCCTCGTACTCCTCCGGAATGTCGTTTTGTCCTGTCATCTTCGTATGTTCGTTGTCGGTAGTGCGTTTTAAATCTCGTTACACCGCGGAGATTCAGGCGAGGATGGCCGTACCGTCGGCACTGTTGCTGTCCTCGACCCGGACCTCCAGACCTTCGGGGACGATACTCACGTCCACCTCGATGGTCTGGTCGTCCTCAGGAATCTCGTGCGGTGCACTCTCGATTTGACACTCGGTCGCCTTGATACGCAGGGCGTCACCGTTGGGACGCTCGAACGTGATTTCCGCCGTGAAGGTCGTGTCGGTGTTGTTGACGAGCTGGTTGTAGAGCGTATTATCGTCCACGGCGATGGTGCAGTCGAGCTGGTACTCGATAATGTTGTAGAGCAGCTCGAACGGGTCAGGCGCGTTCGCCGACTCGATGTAGTACTTCGCCTCGAGGCCGTTGTCCATCGAGACGGAGAAGTCGGTGACACGAGCGAACGACGTGCTGAATAGCGTGAGGTTCGACTTCGCGTCCGAGAAAATCCACTTCTCCTGGTCGGGGACGCTGATACTCGACGTGGGACTGCTACCCGGACTGACCGACATGGCGTAAAGGTCCAGGTCCACCTCGAGCTGGTTCTCGTTGTCCATCGTAATCTCCCCGGACGCGACTGCGCACCCACCGAAGGTACGAACGAAGTCGTTTGCCGCGGACGACGTGGGAGCGTAGTACACCGCCTCGGTAGTAAACGTCGGCGGCAGGTCGTCCATCAGCGGCGTGAAGACGTGCGTGTCGGTGCCCGTCTCCGAGTTGCCGTCTATGTCCGTGTCGGCGTTGACCGTCTCGCTACCGAACAGGTACGCGAACGGCCAGGCGTCCTGCGGCCGGACAGTGATGCTTCCTGCTTCGTAGGTTCTGCGACCCGCCCGCTTGTCGAACAGTTCCCGGTCGCCACCGATGACTCGGTCCTCCAGGTAGTCGACTTCGGGGTCGGGGAGCGATGCTGCGTCTGCGACGAGCCCCGGGACTCGGTCGGGAGTGACGGTCGTGTTCTGCGACGACTCGTGCCCCACCACGAGTTGGGTGCTCTTTGACTTGAAGGGTGCGTCGTTTCCTGGCATGGTTGCTCTCTATGTGGTTATATCAGGTCGGAGTGCCTTGAGTATTCCACCGTCATCTCGAGGACGTGCCACCCGAAGGCGGTATCGTCGAACGGGTTGACGGTCTGGATGTTCAACTTGTCCCAGTTCCCAGGCGTCTCGACGGGACCGGAACGCTTGCGCCTCTCGTTCGTCAGGCGCTTTATCTCCTTGAAGATTTCCTCACGGCGGGCACGCCCGTCCTGAGTGGACGCCTCGATGGCGACCATGGCGGATTTGTCCTCTGACTCGTGGAAGATGTCCGCCGACTCGATGTTACGTTCTCCGGGTTCGTACACGAGGATGTACTCGCTCGAGTTGCGACGAACCTTCTGCCGTGCCTTCCCGGTGTTGTCCTCGGTGAGGAGTTCTACGCGGTCAGGTTTGGTGATGCCGTTACCTGCGTCGTCCCAGTTGTTGTCGAGGTACGTGCGCGTCAGTTCGGCAACGTCCCAGTCAACGTCGGCCATCAGTTAGGAACACCTCCGTCCCAGTCACCGCTCTCCGCGCCCTCGCCATCCTGCGTGTACTCTCGCGTCCCCGACCTCTTGAGGAACCCTTCGTCGAACGCCGACGATTCCTCCTTGTCGGTGTCTACCTTCTGGTCGCCCGAGATGATGTCTTGCGAGTGCTGGAACGTCAGGTCGGTGATGTCCACGACTGCCTTGTACGGCGCGAGCGGGTCGTTCGAGTTCTCGTATTTCTGCGCGACCTTCTGCGCGTTGTCCTTGCCGAACTTCATCGACCGCTCAGCGAAGTACAGGCCTTCGGTACCCGAGTCGCCGATGGAACGAACGACGACCCACGCGACCTTCTTCTGGTGCTCCTTCTTCGTCACGCTACCCGGGTCGTTGACGTTCTCAAGCGCGGCGTTCTTGAGTCCCGTACTGAGGTCGCCCCACTTGCGTTTGACCCACTCGAAGATGGGCTCAAACGGAGGAGCGCTGTCCCCCTTGTAGTTGGTGGGGTAGTTGACATACGAGGCGTACTCCGCAGGATACTCGACTTTGCCGACAGCGTTCTCTGTCTGCTCGATAACGTCCACGGCGTCCTGCTCAACCTCGTACTCAACTCCTGCCATCAGTACGTACCCGCGGGTCGGACCTCCTTGCGTTTGTCGAGCTTCTCGTAGGCCTTGTCTTCGAGACGTTCCGCTGCACGTCCCGAGTCGGGCGCACCGTCGTTGCCGGCAGGCAGGAGGTCGGAGTACTGGTCCGTCCACAGCAGTTCGGCGGCGGCAAGACGAGCGCAGGCGTTCTTCACGTCACGAGGCACGTTCGCCTGGTTCCCGAAGCGATACGTGACACGGACCGCAGGTTCGCTCCATGTCGCGTAGCGTCGGTAGACGTAAAGCAGCCCGCTCGTCTTGTCAATCCAGAACTCACCGTTCCTGCCCTGCGTCTTCGACGAGTCAGACACCCACTCCTCCCACTCGTTTCCATCCCAGATTTCCAGCTTGTCTCCCTGGGCGTCGTCGAGCGGCGAGACGATTTCTCGGTGCAGGAGCTTGATGGGCGTCCCCGACCCGAAGTAGTACGGCGTCTCGTCGAGGTCGTGATACTCGTCTACGACCTGACGCTCACGCCATGCGTGACCGGTGTAGCGGTCAATCTCATCGGACATCTCCAGGATGAGGTCATCCACCTCGGACTTCGTCGGGTCGGTGTTAGCGTCGAAGTCTCCGTCTATGACGCGAAAGAATCGAGCCACGTCTGACGTGTCGCAGTACCCGACGTTTGAGTCAGCCGTTTGAAGTCCCATTAGTCGTCACCTGGATTTCTGTCGTGGTTCGGGAGGTGCGCGTCCCGGATGAAGTCATCCGGTTCGACGCCGTTCTCAACGAGATACTCATCCACCTTGTCGGTGTCAACCTCGTCGTTTGTACGCACTACCGCTCGGAGCACCGTGATAGTCGAGACGAGCAGATGCTTCGTCTCTCTAACCTCTGACTCGATGTCTGACGCGACCTGCTGGAACTTGGTGTTCGGCATCCACTCGGGTGAGTACACCTGGTACAGGACCCAGATGATGAACAGGCCGACGACCCCAACCTCGCTGACGAGGTGGGACAGTATTACATCGACCAGAGGCATGGTCAGACGATTTCCCTGAACTCCCTCGCGGGACCGTTCCAGTTCGCGCCCATGACGTAGGCGTCCACGCTCAGGTCACCGTTCGCGTTGTCGGTGAACGACGTGATACGAGCGCGGAGGAACTCCGCAGGCACACCGTGGGCGAAGACGAACGCCGCGTAGGTGCCATTACCGTCGGGGTCCTCGAAGTCGGAGGTCGAGAGCGAGAGGACGACAGTGCCCGAAGCGTCTCGGACAGCCGACCACTCGCCTGCGACCTGCATTTCTGCGCGAACGTCGAGTGTGTCGTTCGCCGTGTCGAGGTTCTCCGCGACTACGTACAGGCCGAGCGAGTTGTGACCCTTCGTCTGAACGCGGTCCCCAGCGGTAGCGGAGGTCGCACCGGTGAGCGCCTCGGCTCTAATCGGGCGACCCATGGGTTATCACCGACCCATGCAGATGACCGTGAGCGTCGCGCCCTCGGTACTGTTGCTCGGAACCTCCGTGAGGTTGTCGTCAGTGGTCCCCGTCCCGTCGTTCGCTTGCGCGTACAGGCGGATGCTCCCTGCGCTCTCGTCGTAGGAAGCGACTACGCCAGTGCCATCCTTGACCTCCGGGATGACCGCCTGGAACCGCCGCATGCTGACGTCTGCGGGGACGAACTCTTCTCCATCGCCGTCACCCTCGTCGTCGTAGTTGGTGATGTCCACCTCGACGAACCGCGTGGTGACGGCGCCCATGTACTCCGTTTCCTCGATGTTGACAGTCTTCGTCATGTCGTGTTATCTCCTTGGTTACCGTTGATGCTGTAGCTGTTGTGCAAGCTCATCTGCCGCCTCGCTGAGTTCCGCTTCGAGCTCCTCCTCCGACTGGTTCGCCTTGATACCGCGTTCCTGTGCGAGTTTCTGCTTGTCGCGGTAATCGAGCGCCTTCAGTGCCTCCTTGACCGAACCGGCGGCACCAGAAGTCGCGCGGGCGAGTAGGCCCGCAGGCGTCCACTCGACGGCGAAGGACTCATGCTCGTCGAAGTAGGCGGCGTCTTCGACGGCCTCGACGGGCACCCAGTTCTCACGTCCAGTGTAGTGCTGGAACGTGTACTTCTGCCGCGTAGACGGCACTCTGTGCGTATGCACGCGAGCGCCCGCCGTGAACCGAACCTTCGCCACCTTCATCGTAAATCTACCTCAGATTTACTTCAGGTCCCGAATCTTTGCGTGGGCAGCCGGGTTCGTACAGGTGAGCTGCCCGATGGTGACGAACGCGCCCTCGTTGGTGAGCGAGTCGACCGCGAAGGGGTTGTCGTCAACGTCGATACCCGTGCTGTAGAACTGCGTGGGCAGCAGGGTCTTGACGAACATGGTCTCCGAGTCGACCAGGTAGACACGCGAGAGCGTGTCCTGGAACACGTCGTTCGACTCGAAGATGGGAATCGTCTTGTAGGACTGCGTGATGATTCCCACGTCGTCACCGGGGTTGGTCTGGACACCGTTCATCCCGACCTGCGTCCGGACAGGTTCGAGGCGCTCCTTGCCGCCGACCTCCTGCTCGAGAATCTTGTAGGTGTCGTGACCAGTCAGCCAGAAGTACCCGTCGTCCTGCACCGGGTTCTTCCCGCTGTTCTGCTTCACCTGCTCGATGGCGTCGTCCATCAGGTTGATGGTGAAGGAACGGTCGGTGTCGCCGTTCTCGAGGACGTTCGACTCGAACTCGTTGGACGAGCGGTCGAACCCGTAGATGTCGTTGTCGGCGGGGTCGCTCAGGAGGCTGGACTCCGCGCCGTTCGAGATGACGCGGTCGACCGACTCCATGTTGTTGCCGGCCGTGGTGTCAGCATCTTCCAGGAGCTGAACGTTGATGTCTTTCGGGTGCTCGCCCATGCCCGTCTGATGCTCCGTGCCTTCGCCGTACCAGCGACGGAGGAAGTCGAACGGGTCGTTGAGGTCGTCGTCGTCCGTCTGCGCGAGGAGCTGCTTCTCCTGGCTGACGTTGAAGGTGTGGACGATGGACGCGGGGTCCTGCTCGTACTCGTCGATTTCCGGGTGGATGGTGTCGGGGAGAGTACCGCCTTCGCCGACGCCGCCCTGACCGAGAGTACGATTGCTGTCCCGACCGGTGACGATACGCTCACCGGACTTGGTCCACGCTCGGTTCTCCAGGAGCGCGAACAGGTTGGCCTCGCTGTTGAGCAGCGAGAAGACCTCGGAACCGTAGACTACGTTCCGGTACCCGGCGTCCGTGGTGTCGAGGAGGTTGTCCGCCTTGGACATCCCGCCCGACTCCTTCCGGGTGTACTTCGGGTAGAAGTCGTAGTAGTAGTCTATCATGTCGTAGATGGTGTGAATCCGGCCGTCCGCCTTGCGGAGCTTGCCCGGATTCTCACCCTTCGGACCACGGGCCTGCGTCTTGTAGAGACCCTGCTGTCGAGCCGCCTGCCCGCTGTCGCCGCCTCGCTCAAGCTGGCGCTTGGCGAGGTACTTGCGGGCCTGCGTACTCTTCATCAGCTTCTGATGCTTGCCGATTTGTGCCTTGGCGAGTTGAACGCCGTTGTCAGTGAGTTCTCCCATTTGAGTCACCTCGTGTTACAGGTCGTAGAGCTGCTGCGCGGCCGGACCGACCTGGTCGTCCGTCGCGGGTTCGTCTTCCTGTTCCCAGGACTTCTGCACTTCCGCCGTGGGACCGGAGGGGGAATCGAGGACCATCTCGTCGCCGAACTGCTCCTCAATCATCTTCTCCACGTCGTCCTCGGTGAGGCCTTCCTCATCCGACTCGGACGCCTCGACTACCTCGTCGCCCCCGTCGTCCTCGTCGAGATACTCCCGCACGGCCTCGTAGAGGTCCTCGGGCAGCATCTCTTCGAGGTCGCCGTGGTCGTAGCCCTTCATCTCCTCGTCCTCGTCGTCCTCCTCGTAGTCCTCGCCCTTCTCCTCGTCGGGCTCGTCCTCGGGAGGCTCCGGAGCGACTTCGTCGTCGACTTCGGGCTCGTCCTCGGGTTCCTCGTCGTCCTCCGCCTCGACGGGTTCGGGCTCCTCGTCCTCCTCCTCGTCCTCCGGAGGCATCTCGTCGTCGCCCTTCTCCTCGTCGTCCTCGGGCTCCTCATCTTCGTAGTCGCCCTTCTCGTCGAGGACTTCCTCGGCGGTTTTGCGTGCGATACTGCGGACTTCGTCTTCGCCCATCGACTTCTCCTCGACGATGGACTCAACGTCGTCCTTACTGACCATGTCGTCCTTGGTAGCGAGCTCGGCGTCAGGAAGCGACTCGTCAACGACGTTCTTGAACTCTTCTCGAACGTCGTCGAGCGAGACAGCCTCCGACGGATTGCTCGCACCGTCGGACTCGGATTCGTTGTCTCCCATGTTTTTCACTATGTGGATGGTTCCGTCTGCGTGGACTCCTGCCGGGCCTCGGGCGCCTTTACTCACGGCCGCCTGACCGTTTTCTACGTTGTCGCCTTCATCGGTGCGGGCGTCACCATCTGCCTTGGAGACGACGCCGAACTTCGCCTTCTGATTCATCCCCTCCTCGCAGAGAGTCACAGCGCTCAGGTCGAGCTCTTTAATATCGTTGACGACGTCTCCCTCCTCGTACTTCGTCGTCGCCACCAGCGATTCACCGCTGATGCTGTACGAGTCGAGGTCACCGTTCTCGATGTCTTTCTGCGCCTGGCGCGACTGTCGCGTGTCGTCCCAGATTTTACCTGCGACGAACAGGGACGGCTCCATGTCGTCCAGTTCGAGAACGTCGGTGGGAAACTCCTCTCGCTCGAACGTCTTACCATCCACCTCGACGGTGATTGGCTCGTCCGTCTCGAAGTTCTCGAGGATTTCCCCGACCAGTTGGTCACTGTGTTCCAGCGAGAGACGCTGGCGTCGAAGGAGTTGAGGCAGGGCATCTTCGAGCGCCGATGCTCGAATCTTGTCACCCTCTTTGTCCACAACCTCAACAGAAGCAGGACCCCAGATAATCATGTCGCCGTCCTTCGACTTGAAGACAGGCAGAATACCTGTCGAGGACTGCATTTTGAACTTGACTGTTGGGAAGTCATCCTGCGACTTGTCCACGGTCACGTTCTCATCGTCCTCGCTGTCGTCTACCTTGTCGAGCGCGTTGTTCCACTCCTTGAGGAGCGAATCTACGGTCGACTTGTAGGTTTCGAGAAGGTGTTCTCTGCCGTCTTTCGTGGTCTCTGCGGGGTGATACCCACCCCACTGACCTGCGAAGGAGCGATATGCGACCGCCTTCACCGCGCGGTCATCTGCGTCGTCCGCGAGCTTAGACACCGCGACTACTGAGGCCGCCTCGTCGTCAGTAAGAGCGTCGTTGTCCTTGCTCAGGTCCTGCACCTCGCCGGAGAAGGCGCACTCGAAGTCGTCGCCTGCCTCCTTGAGGTTCCCCTCATTCTGCTGTGACCAACAGATGGCATACGCGCGAGATTCACTGTAGTCTGGATTGTCGTCCAGGACAGAATCCACGCACTCTTCTACTGCTTCCGGCATTACTTGTTGAGTAGCGAGGGGTTGTTTCGCCCGAGCGACTTCTCCAGTTCGTGCCCGCACTCAGGACACTCCCGAGGCTGCGACTTCGACGACGGACGACCCTTCAGGTTCTTCTGGGTGGTGCCGTCAACGTCGGCGCCGCAGTTGGAACACGTTGTCATGGATGCTCGGTGGTCTGGCGACCTCTTCATAGCATCGTTCTGCCTAGTGGGGTTTAACTAAAGTGCATACCCAAACCCGCACTACCCAGTACCCGTCATTAATATAGTTTATAAGTAAGCCAAGAACAATACAGACCGTAGCTCGATACACTGACACGCCCATAATCACACGAGAGAAACGGTCTTCTTCCAATATCTACCGATACACTCTATAGCGACAAGACGAAAAACATTTGTATTCTCGCTACAAGACATATGTATGTCGCGTAGCCATGACCGGTGCTTCCTGGCCGGATACATAGCAGGCGAAGGCTGCTTCGGAGTTCAACTACGATACAGCGAAGAAAGAATACGGCACAACGTTGGTTTGACCCCGTACTTCAGTGTCAACCTGCATGACGATGACCGTGAAGTCCTCGAACAGTTCCAAGAGACGTATGGAATAGGAAGGATTGAACCGAACCACACACCCAATCAAACGCAGTGGAAAGTCACCAGCCGAGAAGACCTCGTCGAACTGAGTGACCAGATTATGATGGTCAATACGGAAACCGACTTCCTATCAAGCACAGACAAGTTCTCCACGTTCCTCGAGTGGAACGAGTTACGCAAAGAAATCTACTACTACAACGACAAACACCAATCCCGTAAATCTAAGGACCAACTCAAAGAACTCATCAAACGAGCAAAATCACTCAACACCAAAGGGTACAACGGGAAAAGCACAAAGGAGTGGATTCAGAGAATCGAGTAACTATCTCTGGCCACGAGGATGTTCTCGGGCGTAATAGAAGTAACCGCCCGATGGACCGCCTCTAACCGTACAATCTTCAGGAGCTTCTTGTGGCGACGAGATGTAAACTTTGGTAGGCGTATTCTCCTGTGTCTGATTGCTGTAGTAGAACCATGCACCAGACGGACCTTGCTGAACCTGCACACCTTCCGGAGCATCCGATGGAGAATCAACATACACGCGATACTTCTCCATCAGTCGCTTCACGAACTTGTCGGCGAGCTCCTCCTCGTCCTCGACCTCGTTCCACGGAGCATCGACTCGTTCGCGTTCCGGGTCTGGCGATTCAGAGGCAAGTGGGAGCCATGACGTGACTTTGTCTACTGCCTCCTCAACAACGTCGTCCTGCTCATCGTCACTATCACCTTCAAAATTAATCGCCTCAGAATCAGCTATAAACCTGGAGCTATCCTGGTCACTCATCGTTACCACCTCCAACTAAGGACATATTGACCTTCATCTTGCCCCCGACCTCACTAACACCCTCAATCCTATACGACCAGTTATGCCCGAGAATTACTTCATCAGCCTCGATACCCTCACCCAACTCATCACTGCTGTACGTAGGGAATCCCCGAGTCGTATCAATTTCCATGATTATGTCTTTCCGCTCATCGTCCCAATCAGGAGTGCGTGCGAAGTTAGACGCAGTCGACGGGTCATGTGAAGTCGATTGAAAGCCTCCTAGGCGAACTGTCTCCCCCTCCTCAAATTTATCAGCAAGTTCAGGAGTTGCTTCAAGTCCTCGATACACAGTCGCCTCCTCAAAGTCACCTGCCTCGTCAATAGCATCCGAGACAGATTCAATAATCCGACTCGCTTCATCATTAACCTCACGAGACCCTCTCAAAGCCTCGTTGACGAAAGAGAATGAACCAGCCCTATAGTCACTAATATCACTGACCTGAGTTTCGTTGTCAAGAGATATTTCCATGTCTATTTTCTCTGTAGTCGGAAGGTCGTCCACACTATCAATATCAGTACCATCGTCAGCCTCACCAGGTCCGTTATCCTCAGTACTCTCTCCGCCATCTTCGGATGAACCAGGTTTCGTCTCCTGATACCTGTGCTCGCCTGTCTCTGTATGTGTCCACCTGTTAGGCGCTTGCTCGGTCGGGTCACTGACCCAATCCTTCAGGACACTCTCTGCTGCCTTGACGAACTTGTCCATATCGTCGTCGGAGTCATCGTCGTCACTTTCTTCGTCTCTCAACTCGTCTAACCACCCGGCCTCACTAGTCAAGTCGATAACACTCCCACTATCATTTTTCTCCATCAAATCATCTACAACCTCGTCGAAGTCATAATCGCTAAGAACGTCGTCCATACGCTCACCGAACTTCTGAAGATTTTTCTTCGCTTCATCACTCAACGAATCAATATCTTCAGATTTCTGTAGATGCTCTATCTGCTTACCCATCCGACGAAGGAACTTTTCATCCTCGATTTCTTCAATCGGTCCTTGATAATCACCCAAGTACATCCGCTCATACTCACCCTCGACACGTTCCGACCCAATTGAAACGTCCCATGAACTGACGGATTGCTCACTACCCGGGGCCCACACCTCAGCCTCATCTGCTGCCGCAGACGAACGATACATCCCGCGTATCATATCGTTCGCGTTGAGAACAGCACCTTCTGTTACATCTTTATCTACAGTAATATCACCATACCCACGAGCGACATCTTCAAGCGAAGAATAGTTCGCTGTCGCGTTTTCGTTAATCTCGAAGTCAGTCGCCATCGGGTCCTCGAGCCACGCCTTCGCTAACTGAGCTGACCCACCCTCCCGAACACCTCGATGGATTTTATTATCACCTGCCTGCTCGAGTACTCGTTGAGACGCTGCCGCAGCCACAGCCATCGCTTCCTTATCCGCTTCAGAGAAGTCATAGTCATCGGGGTCAGCATCGCCCCATGTATCAGCGTCCTCTATCCCGAACGTCTCCTTAGCGAGAGCATCGACGTATTCTCGTTGACTACCAGTCGATGACTGCTTCATCTCGTTCATACGAGCCCATAACTCATCAACTGCTTCTTTGTCCCCGACAGCATCGGAGATAGTAGAACGGAGACTCATCGCTGCACTACTCGACAGACGTTTGAACGAACCCTGCCGTCCAGCGTCAAACTCCTCTAACCCGTCACGAATATCACTATTCGTAAAGTTATCCTTCACCTCCTGAATCGTATCGTCATATTGCTCTATCGTTTCCTGCACACCACGCTCAACACCCGACTTATACGCCTCTCCATCTTGAAGTTGACCGAGAATCTGACTCCCCTCCCTATCGCTAACAACACCACTCGAACGGCCATCAGGCGTAACACCACTGATAATCACTTTACCCTCGTCCGACTCCTCTACCGATTGAACTTTGATTTTCTCACGCCCACGCCGCCCATCAATCACGAGGTAGTCATCTTCGGACACCTCACTAAACTCAACGTTATGAAGGTCGAACGATTCATACTCGTCCTCGTATCCTCCACCGTCTTCACCTCCCTCGTCCTCGGTAGTTTCCTCATCCTCCTCGCCCTGTGGAATATCTGGCTCATCAGTCACACTGCGTACCGCGTCAGCATTCTCAGTGACCAACTCCTCAACGTGCATTTGAGCAGCATCGTCTCGGATATTTTGTGCTATCTCTCCCTCAAGTTGAGCGAGGTCGTCCGGGTCAGAATACAACGAGTAATTATCCTGTAATTCTACGTCAAACTCTCCAGATTCAACAGCAGAATTAAACTCCTCCATCGTATCATATTCTGCAAGCGTCATAGACACCGCTGTCGAAAGGTCAAACGAGTCGACTCCTTCATCTTCATACACCGACCAATTCACCTCATCCAACCCGAAGTATTCTTGGACATCCTCACGCGAAGGATTCTCTAACTGCTCGATAGCACGACGTAATTCCTGGTCACCAACTGCACCCCCGCTATCCTCTTCGTCAGTAAGACCAGCTCCTGTGTCAGGTTTCGTTTCTTGGTAACGATGTTCTCCTGTCGCAGTATTCGTCCACCGGTTCGGTGCCTGTTCAGTCGGGTCGCTTACCCACTCCTTCCTAAAATCCTCACCGTCAATATCCTTCAGAATAGACTGCGCAGCGTCAACCAGGTCGTCCCTGGTTACTCGTCGTCCGGTTCCGTCCCCTCCGCCAGAGCGTACGAGAAGCTCTCGTCCATCCACTCCTGAATCTCCTCGGCGCTCGCGTCCGGCGGCGGACGTTCGGGTGCTTCGTCTGCCATCACGTAGCGCTTCGTCACCTGCGCACATAAACCTACGGACCTCGGTGAAAGTAGTGAGCAGAGTGTACCCGTTCTTCTGCGCGAGACGCCGCATGAACTGCTTGAACAGGTCCTCTCCGACCTCTTCGGGTTCAGGCGGGTTGCCCCATTCTACGTCGTTGTTGAACACCCCGACCTTCTCCTCCGGAATGTCCTCGGTGATTTCTTGGAACGACTCCCAACTGTCATCTCGTGCGCCGACCGTGTAGTCGAGGGGAGTGAACCGTCCTTCATCATGGTACCGCTGTACGACGTTGTACGCCGACTTCTCGGACGGAACATCAACGAACGAGGCGCGAATATCGTACCCCTGCTCCTCCATGTTCTCTATCATGCGCTTCGTCGACTCAGGCGACGTAGCGACCTTGTCCACTACGACGTTGTGGTTGCGGTCGATGGCCTCGGGAGCGAGGTTGTTCTTGGCGATATGAGACGCCTCGTCATGCACGTAGGAAGCGTTCTCACCGTCGTACTCGGGAATCGGCTCCTTCGTCGCGTCAGAAGAGATGTGCGTGAACTCTCGGTCGAACGAATCTCCGTAGGCACCTTCCTCGACCTGCTCCTGCCACCATCCCTTCCCGGCGCCAGGAGGACCGAGGAGAATCACACCGACCGGGTCTTCGTCGCTGTCCGGGTCAACGCGGGCGTCTTCGTTAAGGAGGTCCTCCGCCCACTCCTGATGTTTCTCTGCCCGCTCCGGGTCGTACTCGCCATCCTCGTTCGTATGCTCGTTCTCGGTGTTCTTGCCTTCCTCCCACGACTTCTTGAACTCTTCGTGGCCGTTCGACCACCAGTCAGACGACTGCACCTTGTCCACGTACTCGTCGAGCTCATCAGGTTCAGGACGGTCCCACTGCACGGGTTCGGGCGTCTCGGGTTCGCCGTCTCCGTCCTGGTCAGTACCCGTTCCTTCTGCCTGCTCACTCGGGTACCACAGTCCCCCGCGGTCACCCTGCTGAACTTGCACGCCCTCTGGCGCTTCGTCAGGAGAGTCAACGTACACGCGGTCTTTGGCGATTGCCGCGGCACGCCGAGCGAGCATCTCCTTGAAGATTTGTTGCTTCATCGTCCTTGTTTCTATAGTTGAACGTCGCGGACAAAGGTATGACGACAGTTGTAGTGCGGCATCCACTCGTCAACCCGTCCGGGCGTTCCGTAGTCGTAGTCGTGCGCTTTGTCGAGGAGAATCGTCTTGAGCTCGTCCATCGGGACAGCGCCTCCCCGGTCATCCACCTCGTCCTTAATGTCGTGACACAGGTCCGTCGTCCGGGAATCGTCAGCACCCGACCAGTAGTACACGAAGTCGTCCGAGCCAGGCGACGACTCGTAGGCGACCTCACGAGACGTATTGAGTACCGCGCCCGATTCCGTGCGAGCAATCGACTGCGCCTTGTCCTCGCTGATACGCAGTTCGTCGGACAGTGTCTCGGTGAGTGAGTCAATCGACCACCCTTCGGGTTCCTGGAGTTCCTCCTTCAGTATCTCCTTCACCCGCAGGGCAGCGTCATGCGGAAGGTCCTCGAACGACGTGTAGATGATGTCTCTGTTCTCGATAACGAACTCTATGACCTTGCGCACGAAGTCAGGGACGTTGTCTGCTTCGGCCCACATATTCGGCGCCTTCGAGAGGTCCTCTCCCTCGTTGGGATACCACTCGACCACGCACCGGTGCGCATGATGGAGGAGGTCGTCGAGGTCTTCGTAAGCCATATCTTCCTCGTCTATGGCTTTACGCAGGTCCATGTACTCCGATTCCCAGTGGTCGAAGTCGAGTGTCGTCCCGGACACACCGCCGTAGGTCGCGTTGCTGTATCCGCTGCTGCCTGTCGTCACGGCGTTATCCTTCTCCGCGTCAGCGTCCCCGGCGAGAGGCCCGTCGTACTCGTCCTCATCCTCGTCCGGGTGACACGAGGGGCAGACGAAGGAACCGCTCATGCGTCGTCTCTCCCCGCATGAACGGCACCAGGGTGGGAAGTCGTTCTTCTTGAACTTCTCCTTGAGGTAGTCGTCAGGGTCGAACGTGGGCAGTTCGTCGAGAACGTCCATCTCGCAGTCGTATGGCGAGGGGAGGTTGTCGAAGAACTCACGCAGCCACCCAGTCGTCCCAGGCGTGATATGGAACTCGCGGTAGACGATGTCTTCACCTCCCTCACGACCGTCTGCGTGGAACGGGTAGTACCCGTAGATGCCATCCTCGATGAGGGGACGTGCGACTTCTTCGAGCGCACCGCTCTCCGTCTCGAGGTTGCCCTCGTCGTCAATCGTCCCGACCTGTTCCTCCGTATGGTAGTTTCCGATGTCTACTTCCATGATTAGGCCCTCCGTCGAACTTCCTCAATCTCATCCCGCTCGATGTACGAGGTGCCGCCGTGACTCTGCTCGATTTGGACACGACCCTCCTCGATGCCGACGACGGTACCGTTATACCTCGCGTCGTCGGCGACGAACTGATACGAGTTGTTACTCGTAATCTCGTCCCAGTCAACGACGTTGGAGACGGGCTCGAAGTCGCCCTTCTGACGCAGTTCGCTAACCTCGTCGAACGACAGTGTTCGCTTCTCTCCCTGCGCGTCTTCGAGGACGAGCTCGTTGTTGAAGTCGTCCACGTCGCGGACGTTCACTTCGACACCGTGCATTTCCACGAGGTCACCTTTCTCTGCCTGGTCAGCACTCCAGGGAATCTCGCCTTCTTCACCCGAGCGGTCAACGAGGTTGTCCTCGAGCTGTGATTCTGTCCACTGCCCGACCGGGTTACCCATGCTGTCCCTCACCATGAAGTCACCGCCCATGACGCGGGTATCACGGTCGATATACACCTCCTCACGCGGGTCGTCATGCCCGAGCTCAACCGTGTACTTCATGCCGTGACTGAAGTCGACCGGCTCCCACTCGTCGCTCTTCGCCTCGAACACCGAGTCCTCAGACGAGAACCACATGCTACGACCTTCACGCGGTCCTTCGACGATTTTACAGTAGAACGAGGTCACACCTCCGTCCTCCTCAACGTCCTGGACCTGTGCGGTCACGCGCCCCGTTCCCTCGCGTGCTATCTCGTAGTACTGCTCCTCCTCGACCTCACTGGGACTTATCGGGTCAACGATGCCATCACCGAGGTGCTTGTCGAACGCTTTGGCGAGACCGGGGTGACGGGTGCGAAGTTTGTACGGGTCCATGTTCCAGTGCGCGAACCCGACTGCCATCAGTTCGACTCCGTGCCGCTTCTGATACGAACGAATCTCGTTCGCGTCGTCCGACTCGCCGGCCATCGTTTTCTTGTACGCCTCCCACTCATTCTTCATGTCTTCGTAGAACTCGTTGGCGGCGTCGTTGTCGTTGCTCGGCGCGTTCGCACCGAACTTCCAGCTCATCGGGTCGTTCGCGTTGTCGCGGTTGTCAATCGTCCCGTACCCGTCGTTCTTGATACCGAGGAAGTTATGGAAGGCGTGCCCCATCTCGTGGGACGTTGTCTTCTCGACGTTGTACGGGTCGTCTATCGCCATCGTCCGACCCCCGCTCTGCGACTGACCTGCCCAGTTCGACCCGTCGGGCGGCATCTGAAGCTCGAACCTCTCGATATGCCCAGCGAGTTGAGCGCCGACGTGCGGCTCGAGGTTGTCCATCGTCATCTCCGCACCGACCTTGATACGGTCAGCGGTATCCTCGGTCGCACCTGAGTAGTTGCCGTGCGCCGTTCGCTCGTACTCGAAGATGTCCCAGACGTCTGTATCACCGTCCTCTCGGTAGTACAGCATGCCTCTGACGACATCCGCGCGTTGGTCGAGGTCGTTGTCCTCGCACACCTCAAGATAGTTCTTGAGGTCATCTGTCGTCGCGTCCTCGTATACTCGCGCGAGGTCGTCGGACATCCCGGTGCCCTGCTTCCTGCCCGTGTCGTCCCACTCGGGCCACGTCGCACCGTGGAGGAGGTTCATCGACTCCTCGGTCATGCCGTACTCCTCGGGGTCAGGTGGCGACACTTCAGTGAGGCGTCCGTTGATACGCTGCACCGTCTCGGGACGCAGGTCCATGTCGTTGCCGTCCTCGTCCCACTGAAGCGCACGAGACAGGACCGAGTCGTCCTCGATTTGCTCGATAATCCCGTCAGGCGCTGTCCAGTCGAGAAGACCCGCGTCAACGTTGATACCGTCCTTCTCGAGTTGGGACGCGAGATAGTACTCAGGCGTGAAGACGTTGGTCAGCGGGATTTCTTGCGTCCCGCCGTGCGGTCCTTTGACCTCGATTCCAGCGTTCCGGACCTCGACGACCTCTCCTTCCATGAACCCGCCTGCGAAGTCGTCGAAGACGATGGCGTCACCTTCGCTCAGTTCCTGCACCTCCTCCTCGGTCATGTACTCCTGCATGCCGTCGAGGTCAAAACGATACTGACTGTCTACCGTCTCGACCTTCGCTATGACCCCGTGCTTCTCCTCCAGTATATCACGAACGTCCCGACGTTGCTGGAGGCCTCCTTCGTTGTAGAACTGCATGAGTACCGCGGGGTCATCAACATGCTCCTCCAGAACGGTAGTCATCGTCCCGCCTGGAATGTCATGCTGGGCGCCCATGCCCGCCGGCATCGGATTACCCTCCTCGATGTAATACTCATACATCTTCTGCACCGACCAGTCCTCCGTCGTATGGGGATTATCCTCCGCCGAGACAACGACCTCCGACGACAGTTGGTCAACGTCAATCTCAACCTCACTGAGTGACGTGATGCCGCCCTTCCCGGTTTTGTCAGGCCCGGTGTCTTTGTAGAACAGGTCGAGGTCTATGTCGAGCGCACGAGCGCGTTGCTCGATGAACTGCTTGCCCGTCTTGCGACCAGGACCGTCAATCTCCGCCTGGAGACAGTCCTTGATGAGCTCCTCGTCCTCGATTTGGTCCATGTACTCGTGGAAGTCGTCGACCGGGATGTCTCCCACGTCGTCGTTGTTGACTCGGTCGGCGACGATTTTTCCGAACGTGGTATCCACGTCGTAGTCGCCCACTTCGAGCTCATCCTCATCGAGGCCATCGTCACCGCCCTGCCCGGGCAGCTTCTCGTAGTAGAACGCGCCCTGCTCGGTCACCTGCACGTCGGCCCACTCGGGCGCCATCTGTTCCGCCTCTGCGCGAGTGTCCGCGTCGCTGATGTATATCTTGTACTTGTCGAGGATACGGTCAGCCTTCTCGAAGATTTTGTTCTTGACCGTGTTCTCGTTCGTCTCGCGGTCGTCTCCACGCGGGCGGGTACGCAGTTCGCCTCGTGCCGTGTCGAAGAATCCGCGCCCCTCAGGGCCATCGTAGCGGATGTACCGCTTCCCGAGGCGCTTACCCAGTTCGTCGAGCGGCACTTCGTAGTAGTACTCACCCGGGTCGTCCTCGTCAGCGACTTCGAGGTCTACCGATTCAGGAGCCTCGTCGAGCGTGCGGATGTAGACGCGCACGTTCTCCCGAATCTCGATGGGCTCACTCATCTTCCTCCTCCGGAACGAGTTTGAACGTGTCACCCTCGCGCGTCATCTTGAGGTCCTGCGCGTCGCTCTTGTCCATTTTCCCAGGCGATTGGAACCTCGGGTCACCTTCACCTTCTTCGGGTTTCGGCGCCATCCCGCCTTCTGCGCCTCCCTGCGGACCTGGGTCCTGTTCCTCGTCCTGCGCGGGAATCGACCCTGCCTCGGGGTCGCCGTCCTCGCCCATCATATCAGCGAGACCTCCCATGCCGCCGCCCATGCCTTGCTGCGCTTCCTCCTGCGGCGACTCGAGCTTGCCCGCCTTGATGTCTGCGCGGTCGTTCGCTGTCCACTCAACCTCCGCGCCGATTTCCAGGGCGAGTTTCGCCATCTTGAGTTGCGTCTGAACGAGCTGCGCCTCTTCCTGCTCGTCCTCCTCTTCGACCGTATCGACTTTGACCTCCCAACCTTCAACGTCGAGCTGCCCGAGGATTGCCGGGAAGAACGTATTGTTGAAGATGGTGCGCAGTCGGTCAGCGCTACGGTTGCTGACCTGAATCTCCATCGACTGCGACAGGCCCGCGTTCTCAGGCGACCCGCTCTGGAACACAGCGGTGACGCCGTACTTCGCGGAGATACGGTCGAGGAACCACTCACGCATCTCCATGTGCTGCATGGCGGCGGGCGTTTCGAGCAGGTTGATGAACTCTATCGGCTTGCCGCCTTCGCCCGATTGAGAGTCGTCTATGAACGTCGGGATGTAGTTCGGGTCGTTCCGAAGCTTCTCCATCTCGCCCTTGTTGAACGCGCGGGTGGATTCGCTGTTCGAGGACGAGATAATCATGGCGCCACGCGGTGCGCGACGCTCCTTGTACGCCTCCCGATACCAGTTGTCCATTTTCTCCAGGGTAGACGCCTCGTCCCACAGCGTGAGGATAGGCGAGTACCCGTAGAACTTCGACGGCTCGTACTCGCTCGCGTGTACGAACTCTCCGCGGATGAAGTAGTTCTCTGGGTTGTCGTTGTTCTGACGGCCCATGCCTTCGAGCCCAACAGCGTACACGGGATAGGTGTGATTCCCGCAGTTCTCACAGTGCTCCCCGTGCTGCTGCGGAGTGTACGCCTCGCCCTTCGTCGCACGACACTCAACGCAGACGTAGAATTCCTGCCCGAAGTTGCCGTTCTCGTCCACCGAGTAACGCATGAGCTCAGGCGGTGCGCGGTGGACGCCTTTCAGGTCGTAGTCGAGGATTTTGCCGTCCTCGTCGGTCGTGTATGCGCGCTCGAAGATGAGCCACCCGTCGTCGAACGACTGGATGTCCCACCCGACCTCCTTGAAGATTTCCAGGAGCGTCTGTCCGACCGAGTTCTGCTCGGACGGTTCGAGGTCGCTGTTGACCTGAGCGCGAAGGTTCGCCTGCCCGAGGAACGACTCGAGAAGGTAACGGTCCTCACGCGACGGCGTCTTGAACTCTACGCGGTCGTCGCACTCAGGACACCGACGTTCCTTGCTAAAGTCAACGTCGTCGCCTTCCTCGAGCCACGAGTGTTCGTCGTAGAACGGTTGTAGTGTCTCGTAGGTTTCCTTGCAGGACGGGCACTTCGCCTCCCACTTCTTCTCGATGTCTGTGAACCCGCGTCGAAACGTCTGCGATACCTTCTCCTCGATGGCGTTGTTGACCAGGGTCGAGTTCTGACGAAGGCGGTAGATGAACGATGGGCTGACGCGACGCTGATAGGGTGGTTGCGGCTCACGTCCGCGCGGTTGCTCCGCGCGAGAGAAGGACGGATAACCGACTCCGTACTTCGACAGCATGCCGGCGATACGTTTGTCCAGGGTTTGAGTGACCGCGCCCCGAACTGCCTTACCGATTCTCGTTGCCATTAGCTAATCACCTTCTTGTCTGGGGTTGGACATGGTTCATCACCTTTCTCAACCTTCATGTGACACGAACGGCATAGAAGGATTAAATTGTCTTGCCTGTTCGCCTCAGTCACGTCGTCGAACGCTCGAAGCGGGGTGATATGATGAACGTCGAGTAGTCCATCTTCGCACCCGCACTTCTGACACCTTGTGTCTCGTTCAACGATTTCTTCTCTCACTTCATTCCAATCAGAACCGTACTCAACGGGACCTCCTTCCCAATTCCAGTGGTCAGGGCCACGCGGTGCGTCCCACTCGCTCGATTGCCATGAGTTTGCGCAGTCCTGCGAACAGAAACGAATATCAGAGCGATGTAGTTCATCGCCACACCACCCACAGTCGTCACGTTCCTGCCACTGCGGATGACCTTCACCTTGCCACTCCTTGGAACGCACGTTGGAAAGATGCTCCGATGAACACTCTTGTGAGCAGAAACGCTGTTTCTCAGAGTTCCAGGTAGGTTTGAACTCATCACCGCACTGCTCACACTGCTTGTAAGCAAGCGACTCACCATGTACTTTTGCATGATGCTGTTTCAAACCGTGCTCGGTACGGAGTTCTTTACTGCAAGTCGGACATTCTACCATGCGTCGTTCACCACCGTGGACCACTCCTGCATCTCCTCGCGTGACATTTGACCCCTTGCCTCCAACGTATGGACGAAATATCGGAGTGCGTCCATCCCGTGGTCAGCTTCCTTTTTCGGGCGGTCCTCGTTGTCGGAGTCGCTCCACTTGTACCCAGTTATTTCCCCCACCGTCTTAACCGGGTCGTTGTCCTCGCTCAGGTTATCGTCAGGCTCGTGTACGCGAGCCCCCTGCATGATGTAGAGACCTGGCTTCCCACGTTCGTCCTTGACGAGGCGCGACTTCACACTTTGAATACCAGGCGACACGTCCTTATTCGCACGAGCCACGTCCACTCCGTGACGTTGGAGCGTCGCTCGGTCCTCGGCGTTCCAGTCAGCGAACGACTGGTCTATGACGTGTCCCTGCGGGTCGAGCTTTTTGATTTCTTTCGCCAGGTCCTCGACGAGATGCTCCGTCTTGTAGAGTTCGCGGAACAGGACGAACTGGTCGTCCGGCCCCCGCGCCCACCACTGACAGACGAACGGGTTACGATACCCGAAGTCGATTGCTCGGTACACGCGCCAATCGTCAGGCGGTGAGGCGAAGTACGCCTCGCCGTCCTCGTACTCCTCGGTGCGGTGAACCGTCCAGTCACCGGGGAGGTCACGCGGTCGCGGGTTGTGAACCTCGCTATCCCACTCGTCGTAGATGAGACCCTCTGCACCAACCCACTTCCCGAGGATGTAACGGTCGTAGTACACGCCCGAGTAGTTCTCCTTGTTGTCCTGGACGTAGTCCTCAGCCAGGTGGGGATTATCGTCCATCCGGAGCGTGAAGTGCTTGCCCCGGTTGTCCTCGAAGAACCACTTATACATCCAGTGTCCCGGGTGTTCTGGGTTGGTCGCCGCGAAGATTTGGCGGAACGGGACGCGGTAATTGTAGTTGCCGACGCGCCGTCCGTCGAAACGAAGACGACCCATGAGCTGGGTCCACTCACCTTTCGACAGCTCGGACGCCTCGTCAACAAATATCCACCCGAACTCCATCCCACCAATCTTGCGCGGGAGGTCGTCGTCACCCGTCTGACGACCCGAGTCGAGCCCGTGGTAGTATATCTCCGACGTGACGGGTTCACCGTCGGGCGTCTTCTCGCCCGTGTAGTGTTCTATGACGTGCTCCGAGCGGTTGTGCTCGACGATATGCGACGGCGGGATAACGTCCTCCAGGAGCGTCTGATTGACCGTCGTTGACTTCACGTCAGTGAACGTCTTACGAACGATGAGCCCGCGGTTGCCGGGATACATCTGATTGAACCTGTACCCCTTCTCACAGCCAGCTAAAGTTTTACCAGTTCCGAAAGCACCCGACAAGAGAACTTGTCTGTCGTCACAATTCAAGAACTCTTCTTGCTTACCAAAAGGGTCGAAGCTCCAAGCAGCAGGTTCACTCGAGCTCATGGCTCAGGCACCTCGATTTTCCCGAATTCTGCTTTCTTGTGACATCCAGGACAGAGGAGAATCATGTTGTCGTGTGAGTGAGCTTCGTTCGGGTCGTCGAAGGTACGGACAGAACGGATGTGGTGAACGTCCAGATGGCGTCCGTGTTCTTCCTTCGTAACACCGCACACCCGACACTCGTGACCATCACGCTCACGTATCTCACTACGCTTTTGAACCCAGTCCGAACCGTAATACTCACGCCATCCTCCTTTCCAAGCAGGAGCGTCTTCACCTGTCCAATTCTCACGACGCCAAGCAGCCAGACACCCGTTCTCGTCGCAGAAGTGGAAGTTGTATTTCTCAACACGGTTCGGTGGCAGGTCGAGGCTCTCACCACACCACGCGCACTTCACAGTAACACGTTTCCGAAGAGGGTGGTCATCACCGTCGTCACGCCGTCCTTTTTGGTAGCACTCAGGACACGTCCGCCGTTCCTCGTCCTTCGCCGCCTCACGAGGATACCACTCGAACGTGTCGCCACAGTGCTTACACCCACTCTCCCTCCGAACAAGCGATTCTCCGTGTTCCTGAGTGTGATGACTTTTCATACCCACCTCACTCTCGAACCCGTCACCACACGTAGGACACGTCTCACTCATGCGTCGTCTGTGGGCTCAACCTCGATTTCTGCTGGGTCCTCGTTGACGTGCGAGACGTCCGCTTCCGGGAAGTTACCCTGGTCTCGCACCTCGTACACCTTCTTCTCCAGGTGGACGGATTTGCTCTCCTGCTCCACCTTGTCGGGTGCCTCGAGTCCCATGAGGTCCTCGATGTCTTGGATGATTTTGCGCTTTTGAATCCAGACGTTCTTCAGCTTCGACGTGTCCGGGACCTCCTTGTAGTCGTGAGGTACGGGTATCTGCGTGGAGACGGTCGGAGAATCGGCGTCGTCGTCGAAGTGGACCCCTTCCGGGGAGTTGACCTTGACCTCGACGTGCTTCGGTGTGTACGACGAGATGACGGTGTCTTTCGCCTGAAGGAGCTCCTCCTCGATTTCTTCGAGCTTCTGTAGCTCGTTCTTCAGTTTGACGACGATTTCCATGCGCGTGCGTGCCTGCGCCTCAGCAGCCGCACGCTCCACTTCCTCCGCCATCTCCGAGTTATACACGTAGTCCTCGATGGTCGAGCGGGATACGTTGAGGTACTCCGCTATTCTGTCGAGGTCCCACGGTTCTTCGTCGCCGAGCCCGTAGTACTTGGCGAGGGCAACTTCTACGCGGGTTTCCTTCTTACGGAACTTGGGTTTACCACCTGGCATGAGGTTCTCTCGTTATCGACTTCCCGTCACGCGACCTTCAACATCCCGCAGAGAATTTGACCGACCGAGATAGCACGAATACCGGCACTCAGTATAATGCCTCTAAAGACGGTTGACGGGCGGTAGACCTGTTCTCGGGGGTTTCAGTAGTACGGTACGGATACTCTGTCAACCTGTCGCTTACTGCATAACCCCGTACTCTCGGTTCTCGGTTGCATAGGCGCTTCTAAAGGCGGTTCGTGTTTTGCTACTACCCGCACTCTGTTTTAGTACGGTATTTTCTCCGCCAAGTATTTATGCGCGACCTGTGTACTACCATGTGTGAGGTGACCTAGAGATGAACCACACTCTCGTCCGCGTCGGCGCGCTCGTCTGGGCGTTGGTGATGCTCCTGCTGTTCGGCATCGCCATCACCGCGAGCGTCGCGGGCGGTCTCGGCGTCCCGTTCTGACCATGTTCGAGTCAGCGCTCGCCGAGGTCCAGATGATGGTCATGCTGTCGTTAGTCATCTTCTTAGGAGGCCTGTGGCTAACGATGCTCGTGTACGTCGCACTTCGACACTTCGAGAGGAAAAGTCGGAGACGGACGGGTTACGGTCGCTACTAGACGTTATTCATCGCTTCGAGCTGATTCTCGCCGATATTGACGTAGACCTCCTCATCAGCCTGCCCAGGATGACCGCGCAGTTGTGCCTCCTTCAGGTTCCCGCTCGACGACTTCATGTTGACGAAACACGAGACGGTGTGCTGCATGAGCGAACCCCCGTAGACAGCGTCTCCTGCGCCGAACCCGCTGGGATTACCGTACACCTGTGCGGTGAGGAGGACGGGTGCGCCGAGGTCTTCGCAGAGACGTTCGAGACGACGTAGATGAGCACCCATCTCCTCCGACCGTTGACTGAGTGAACCTCGTCCGTCGAATTGCTCAGCGAGGCGGAAACGCGCGGTGAACGAGTCGACCACAACGAGAGACACCTCATCAAAGGCCTCCTTGACCTTCTCGTAGGCGAGCTTCTGCTTTTCGAGGTCGTATGCCTTTATACGGTATATGTTCTGCTGAGTGTCCTCGTCGTTCGCCAGCGAACGGAGACGTTCTGGGCGATAACGGTTAGGCTCCGTCTCGATGTAGACGGCGGGTGCGTTCTCCTGCTCCACAGCGTGAACCATCGAGTTGAACGCGACCTGTGTCTTCCCCGAACCTGCTTCGCCCGACAGGGTAATCAGGAATCCTTCCTCCCATCCCCCACCCAGCATCTCATCGAGCTTCTCCATCCCCGTCGTCACGTAGCTCTTGTTGTCGTACTCGTCCTGCACGTCCGTACCTGACTGAAGTATCACCGCTTCCCTGTTCGCTCGTTGGTGTATCTTCTCAGCCTTTCCTTCAGTCAGTCCTGCTTCATCGACCAGCTCATCCACCGTAGCCTTCGCTATCTTGTCTATGCTGTCAAATCCGGCTGGCTTCAGCTTGTCGTTGTACGTTACCTGTCCGACTCCTGTAAGGTCAGTTACTTCCATGGGTAGTATGTCTCCGTCGTAGCAACCGTCTACTGCTGTAAAATAGGGTCAGCCCTTAACTCCCTCTTCCCTACTACAGCCATGTTCAAAGATAAGTAACGCGGAGTGGGTATTAACGCTTAGTGTCCAGACACGGGTTGATGCTGGACCTATTCTTGCGGGCGGACTTAGAACCGCACCTTTACGGAGGGGTACGGTAAACGAAAAGACGCAGATGAAGCGAGGAGATACGCTATGACGGACGTGGCACAGGAACTCCAGAAAATCGCAGACGACACCGGGAAGGACGTGTCGGACCTGAAGGAGCGATACCAAAACAAACTTCAGGACGCGAAGGAGAACGCGGAAGACGACCTGAACGAGGACGCCATCAAGTCCTTCGCGGTGCGCATGGTGCGCTCGGAAATCATGCGTCAGGACCGCACGTCGTCGTTCCAAGGCGAGGTCGAGGAGGTTCCGACGCTCGCACTCGGTCACGGCGGCGTGCGACGTTGGGGACGTAACAACCCGAACACCGAGGAGCGAGACGTTCTGTTCGCCTACGGTATCGTCAACCCGCACGACTCCCCGGTAGGTATCGGGGTGTTCATCTTCGACGAGACGGATGGCGTTGACCTGGGCGACATGAAGGCGAAGTTCCGCCCGCTCAACGAACTGAAGGTCTGGACGTCCATCGAGGAGGGTGACGTGAAGGCGACGGGCGACCCCGAACCCACGCCCATCTACGTCTGCTGGTCGTCGGACAAGACGAAGGCAGAAGAAGGCGACTTCGACGACCTGCCGAGCAGCAAGGAGGGCAAGCGGAAAGTCATCAACAACCAAATCGAGGACGCGGCGACGCTCGCGGACCTCGGTGACCACCTGTCCGTCGGGGACAGCGATGACTTCTCGCACGAGGGAGACCTCAAGCGTATCAGCGGGTACGTGGTCGACCACTATCAGGGTGAGTCGAAGAACGGCAACCCGTTCGGTATCTACAACATTCTCGACGACACGGTGGTAGACCCGAACGACCTCCGCGAGGAGATTACCGGTGGCGACGACCGGAACGCAGGTCTGACGTGCTGGACGCAACCGGACCTGATGGAGTACGGAAACGACTCGCAGTGTGACTTCTACGGAACAATCACGCGCGAGGACAGTGGAGACAACAAGGGGCAGATTCAGATGAACGTGGTCGGAATCGTCCCGTACATCTCGATGCCGATAGACGACAACTACGGCAACAACGGCGGTAACGACGACGATGACCACGGAACGGAGACGCAAAGCCTATGAGCTGGGGAATGGACGACGACGAACTGGAGGCAGAGGACCTCGAGGCAGACGATGCCGACGAGGAAACGACCGAGGTGGAGGGGGACACCACCGAGGACACGTCTGACGACGCTGGAGGATGGGGTTCTGACGTGCAGGACCTCGCTGACGGTGATGACCGCGACGACGAAACCGAGGAAGAACTCGGGTTCGCGCAGCAGTTCGCGTCGGTCGTTGACGCGGAGAACGTCGAGAGCATCACTGTGTCCACCATCGAGGACAAGTACAAGGAGCTCGACGACGCCGACGTTCTGCGCGAAGCGATGGAGCAGGACACGCGCTCGTCCGCACAGGAAGTGTACGAGCGTCGTCTGAATCAGGTCGAGGACGATGCTGATGAGGACGCGGGAAACGACTCCGACGCCACCTCGCAGAACGAGGACGACGAGACGTCTACCTCTACTACGCAGGACGACGAGACGCAGGACGAGACATCCGACGACGAGTCGACCGACGACAGCGGCGGGTGGGGCATGGACGACGAGGACGACGGAGCGACTCAGGATGAGGTGGACGACGCGGTCGATGAAGTCGACCCCGATGAACTCGACGAGATTGGGGTAGACAACCTCGCCGACGAGGACACGTCCGACACGACCGAGCAGGACGACGAACCCGAGACGACGCAAACTGCTTCGGTAGACGACGACGTGAGCAGCATCGGGGCCGTGGACATCGGAGACGTTGCTCCGAACGCCATGGACACCGACGAGGCAGCAGAGCAACCGTACCTCTGGCGTATCCTCGGGTGGGCAGAACCCGGCAAGGGCAAGACCCACTTCGGGTTCACCATGCCCCAACCTGTCTGTATCATAGACACGGAGGGCAAGGCGCACAACCTCGCCTCGAAGTTCGAGGATAAGGTCACGTACATCTGGCAACCCGACGACTACGACGAGGCGCGAGAGGCGCTCAACGAGGCCATCTCCGTGCTTCACCGCTACCTCGAGGAAGGCCACCGCGGCACCATCGTAGTCGACTCGATGAGCGAGATGTGGGAGTGGTCGAAGCAGAAGTACGTCAGCAAGGCGTACCAGGGGAAGACGCTCGACGAAGTCAACCTGTCGTCCAACATGGGACGCTCGGGTGAGAGCGACTGGAAAGTCATCAAGCGGTACCACAACAAGAGGTTCCGTGAGGTAATGATTGACACCCCGTTCCACTTCTACTGGACGGCCATGCAGACGGACGACTACGAGGCCATCATGGAGGGTGACGAAGGGAACCCGAAGAAACCTGTGGGCGAGCGAGACAACGCCTACAAGGTCGACCAGGTCCTGCGGTTCGTCGAAGGTCCTGACGGCGAACCCGTCGGTCAACTTCAGAAGAACGGGCTGTCGAAGTACAGTTACACGGGTCTGCGGTACCCCACGTTCGACAAGCACGAGCAGGTCTGCGAGGAAATCCGCGACCTCGAAGAGGAAGGCAAGGACCCGATGCTCGAAGAAGTGCTGGACGGCGACGTGCGAGTCGTCGAAGGTAACCCGGGACGGTGGAGCGATGACTGAGCTCGAACGTCTCGCGGGCGTGGGTCCGAAGACGGCGGGCATCCTGCGAGACGCAGGGTACGAATCCGCCGAGGAGGTTCTCGAGGAGGACGACGAGGACCTGCTGTCCATCGAGGGCATCGGACGCGGGCTGGTGATGAAGATGGAAATCACCGAGGAGCGGAACCTCAAGGGTATCCGCGTCCCACGCGACTGGCGAACGACGCTGAAGGAGGCAGTGGACGGAACGGAGTACACGCTCAGCGACGCGCTACGTGTTCTCCTTCCCGACGACGTGGACGAGCACCGCATGGAGATTCCCGAGGACGAGTACGTCTCGGTGTACGTCGAGGAGGACGTGCATACGGACGTGAACTCTCTCGCCGGGGAGAACGTCACTGCGCTCGACGTGCTGGAGAAATACCTGGGCGAGATTAGCTCCGAGGACCTACGGGACATGCTCGACAACGAACTTAGTGCGGACAACAACGACGACAACAACGATGACTGAAGTCACGAAAGCGACCATCACGGCGAAGGCGAATCGACTCGAACAGATGATTAAGAAGGCGTCTCTGAAGGCTTCTTCGGGTGACGCGGTGCACTCCGAGGTGTACGTCAACGTGGGCGGCGGTGAGGCGCGGTTCCTCGCGTCCAAGCAGAACAACAGCGTCATCTCGTACTCGACGTTCGGCGCCGGGTTCCTCGACTCCACGGAGGTCGACCAGGACCTCCTCGTGGAGGACAACAACGGGACAGCGGAGGCGATTATCAACGTCGAGGACTTCCTCACGTATCTCAACTACGCGCAGGACGACCCGAGCAGTACGGTCGAACTGACGCTCCTCGGCAACGAGGACGACCGCCTCTGTCACGCGCTCCAGTTCCACGGAGCGATTCAGACGCGCGTCATGCTGCCCGCGAGCGAGTCGAACCTCGACGAGGTTCCGCTCGACGCCGTGGGTCGGTTCGACCAGGACACGCACTCGTTCCTGACCGGCGACGGCGAACCGATGGAGGCGACCATCGAGACGGACGTTCGAGAAATCAACCGTATCGTGGACATCGTCAACGACGACGACGACACGAAGTTCTACCCGATTACCATCCAGGACGGTGAACTGTACCTGAGTGTCGGGAAGGACGAGCGACGGAACGCCGCGTGGGGTGCGCTCAACGCGGATAGCGTCGAAGGTCCCGACCTGTCGAACGAGTACAATCAGGGGTTCGAGGAACTCTTCGGCACGCTCTCGGGCGGTGTCCGTATCGAGACGCAGGAGGACCTCCCCATCTGCGTCGTCCAGGACGAGTACGAAGGTCAGGTGCTCCGGAACGTTATCGGTCCGGTCAACAAGAACTAAGCGCCTGACTCGCTATGGACCCGGTTCAAAAACTGCTGTACGGCAAGTTCCCACGTCGGGTCGGTAACCCGGTTCAGTGGCCCGTCCATAGCGAGAGTGAACTGGACGCAGTCATCGAGGAGTGCGAGGGAGAACGGAACCTGTACGCGACCATCTCGCACTTCGACCTGACGGAAGGTGGCGGCGTCGTATCGGACAAAATCTCGATTGACCTCGACTCACCCATGAAAGAAGCAGCGTTCCCACGAACCGAGCGTGACGATGAGAAGGTCATGCTCATGCGTGAGGACGAGGACCTCGCGGACGAGGTTCTGGGTGAGGTGTGCGAGGACGCTCGGAAAATCGCCAAGCAAGCAGAACGCGAACAGATACCGGTCGTAGGCGTTTTCTCCGGGTTCGGGATACACATCCACCTTCTACACCAGGAACAGTTGCAGGCGCGTCAGCACCTCGCTACGACGGTTAGACGCTACCTCGACATTCTCGACCTGAACACACTAGACATCCAACTCATCGGTGACGTTCAGCGTATCCTGCGCATACCGAACGTGCGACGGGTGTACGTTGACTCCGAGCGAGGCGAGTCGATTACCGAGGACACGCATACGATGGCGTGTAACCTCTACACCATCCCGATGACTCGTCACGAGTTGCAGACGGTCACTCCCGAGCGCCTCATGCAGGCGTCGGAGTCACCGAGGCAGATTCCTCTGCCCGAACAGGAGCGTCCGGAAATGCAGGTGTACGATGACTACCTGGAGGAACGGGCGACGGTTCGAGGTGAGGTCGAGGTCGAGATTGACGTTGAGAATTACGAACGACAGGGTATCTTGCAGATGCTGAAAGAACTACTCCAGATGCCCTGTATGTACGAGCGTATCGTACAGCCGAACCCGCACCACATGGTTCGGTTCAACTGCGCGGTGCTCCTGTTCAACGCGGGATTCACCAAGCAGGAGATTGAGGAGATGTTCATGTCGCTCGGGTGGGTTGACGCCGACCGGAAGAAGACACGCAAGTTCCTCAATCAGATACACAACCGCGGGTACTCCGATATGTCGTGCCAGTCGATTCAGTCGCTGGGTCTCTGCACGCGAAAGGAGGAACCCGAGGAGTGCTCGACCTTCGGTTGGTCGGGTGGCAAAGCGGAGTGGATAGAGTAACCATGACTCAAGAACAAGTCAAAACCTTCGAGACGACGGACGAAGCGGTATCGTTCCTGTACGACAACCCCGACTTCGACGGTGACCTGCGCGTTCTGGAACGCGAGGGTGACCCCGAACCACGGGACCTCAGCGATGCTGAGGAGACCTCGTACAACCCCGACCTTCCGGTGAAGGACAACGACCCGACTCACCGGTACCTGTACCTCCTGAGCAAGCACGAGGCGAACGCGCCGGAGAGGATGCTCAGTAGTGTGGACATCCTCGACCTGACCGCGGGTGACTCGTTCGCTCCAGGTCCCGCTGCGGCGGCACTGCTCAAGGCAGGGTACGCGAACGAGCGCAAGGAAGGACGACGCTCGTACTACTACATCACCGAGGAAGGAGAACGACTCCTCGACAACCTCGGAGAGCCTGCGTCTGAGGTCACAGGCGACGACGTGCTCGGGTTCTGAATCATGCCCGGGCACTTCATCACCGTCGAAGGACTCGACGGAGCGGGCAAGACACTCGTCGTCAAAGCAATCAAGCGGAAGTTCGACGCTGAGACGACGTGCGAGCCGTCCGAGTTCTGGACGGGGAAGCAGGTGCGCAAGGCGCTACGCAGCGAGACGCCGGCGTTCACCGATTTCTTCCTGTTCATGGCGGACAGGCACTACCACATAGAAGAGTTCATCAAACCGAAAGTCGAGAACGGTCAACTCGTCGTCAGTGACCGATTCTCCGACTCGACTCTCGCGTACCAACCTGTGCAGTTGCAGGACGAACTGGAGAATCCCGTCGAGTGGATGAGCGACGTGATGGCGCCGTGGAAATTCATGCCTGACCTGACCATCTACCTCGACGTGTCGGTGGACACCGCGCTCGAACGCGCCGACAAGGAGGAGAAGTACGAGAAGCGCGAGACGCTCGAACAGGTCAAGGAGAACTACGAGTATCTCATCAACCGTGACGTGGACGACCCGACGTACCGGGTGGTCGATGGAGAACAGTCGAAGAAGGACGTGCGCGAGGAGGTCCTCGCTATCGTCGAGGAGGAACTCTGACATGGAACACATAGAAATCATCCGAAGTCCGATGAACGAGCGCGAGGTCGGTGTGGCGTACCTCGACAGGCAGAAGGTGGAAATCAAGGCATACGGCGATACGCTGCCCGAGGCGTTCGAGAACCTGGCGCGTATCATGCGGGAGAACGACGAGTACGACCACTCCGAGACGGAATCGTTCTGAGCTAAGAACGACCCGTTCTCTCGACGAAACAACTGATAACCCTTTGCGGTCAACAACATACGAAGCATGAGTGTCAGCGATAAAATCTGGGTCGAGAAGTACCGCCCTCAGACGCTCGACGACATAGTCGGGCACGAAGAAGTAGTAAAGCGCATGAGGAAGTTCCTCGATACCGAAGACGTGCCTCACGTCGTCTTCGCCGGGAAGCAGGGAATCGGCAAGACGGCAATCATCCAGGCGTTCGCCAAGGAGAAGTACGGGGTGGACAACTGGCGGAATAACATCCTCGAACTGAACGCCTCCGACGAGCGTGGGATTGACACCATCCGCGACAAGGTGAAGAACTACGCGGTGCAGGGGACGATTGGCGACCATCAGTACAAAATCGTCTTCCTCGATGAGGCTGACCAGCTCACGAAAGATGCTCAGACAGCGCTGCGACGTATCATGGAGGACCACGCGGACGTGACGCGCTTCTTCCTGTCCTGCAACTACCTGTCGCAGATTATCGGCCCCATCCAGTCGCGGTGTGCCCCGTTCAGCATCTCGCCGCTGACGGACGACGACCTGTTCCAAATCGGGAAGAACGTCGCCGAGGAAGAGGGCATCGCCATCGAGGACGACACGCTCACGCTGATGGTGAACGCGGCAGACGGGGACGCTCGCAAACTCATCAACAGCATGCAGGCGGCGGTGTACGAGGGTGAGATTGACGCGAACGGGGTCAACGTCGTCGTCTCGACCGTGGACGACGCGCTCGTGGAGCAAATCGTCAACACCGCAGTCGAAGGCGACCTCGACGACGCCATGCGGCAACTCGACGTAGAGGTGCTCAAGGAAGGCGTCCCGGCGAACCAACTGTGTGACTCGTTCCTGCGAGTCATCAAGAAGCAGGACCTACCCGGTGACGTGAAGGCGAAGATGCTCGACAAGGTGGCGGAGACGAACTGGCGTGCCATGCGCGGTGCGAACCCGCACGTCCAGTTCCACTCGCTCCTCGCGGACCTGCACGTCGCACGGTACCTTTCGCTGGAGGGATACGAGCGATGAAACCGTCCGGTGACTTCAGTCGGTACTACTGCTTCGACCACGGCACCGACTTCGACTCTCGGAAGGAGGCAGCGAAGCATCTCGTCAAAGTCCACGAGTTGACCGAGGAGCAAGCGATGGCGAAACTCGATGAGATAGACGAGATGTACGACGAGATGGACACGTTCGACGACGATATCCAGTAACCATGCCGACGTGCCCCTGCTGTGGACACGAGATTCCCATCGGTCAGGCGCGGTTGACCGACGACGAGATACGTCGTCTCCCGATGGGCAACCAGCATGACGACAACCTGACGCTGATTCAGTGGCAGGTCGTCAAGGGCGCGGCGGTGTACTACGAGGTGACCGACTGGACGTCCAAGATTGACACCTCGCTTGGCTTGTCCGAGAACGTCAACCTCATGGAGAAGTACGGTACGAACATGGACGCCGCAGGAGGTCGCACGCTCAAGGACGCTGCTGCGGAGGAACGAGCAAAGATGAGGTGGAGCGAGAATGACTGAAACACGACCTGTACCAGACAAACTTTTCGACGACAAACTCTCAGCGACGAGGGTTAAGAAATTCGCGCAGTGTCCGCTGTCGTGGTGGTTCGACTACGCGAAGGACGAGCATAGGAAGAAACCGAGTGCCGGGTATCTCGAGAAGGGGACGGCAGTTCACAACTCCATCGAGGAGGTCCTGCTGGAGCACCCAGAGATTCGAGACGCCGGGACGCTCGCGCACAAGTTCAAGCATCACTATCGCACCGTCGAGGACCCGGACATCTCGGAACGGATGTACGACGATGGCCTCGACTGCTGTGACAACGCGGCGAAGTTCGTTGCCAGCGAGCATCTCGAAGGCGAGGAACTGCGCGGCATCGAGGTCGAGCATCAGTATCATGTCGGCGGCGAGGTCAACACCGACTTCAACGCGAAGATGGACATCGTCACCGACAAAGGACTGGTCGACTGGAAGACGGGGGACGCGAAGAACAGCGACGGAGAAATCGCTGACTACCGGAAACGCGACGAACTGATTCAGGGGATGGTGTACGCAGGCGCGTACCTCAACAAGTACGGAGAGCACCCGGAGTACGTCAAGTTCGTCTACCTCGGTGACGGTAACGTTCGCGTGCGGTATCCCGACGAGGAGCAGTGGGGGCAGATGAAGCAGTACGCACGCGCCCTCCTGCAAGCGATGGGTTCGGGAGAGTTCCCGGCGAAGACAGGCGGTCACTGCTCGTTCTGTGAGTACGAGTACGTCTGCCCGGCACAGGACACGAGCATGGCGAACGTCAGTTACGAGAAATACTGAGGCATGGGATACGAACGACGTGACTACGGAGAAACGTGGCAAGAGAAACGAGAGGAGGCGCTCGAACGCGACAACTACGAGTGCCGAATCTGCGGGAAGGGGCAGAGCATCGTCGAACCCCTGCACGTTCACCACGTCGTCAAGGTCAAGAAGTTCGACGACCCTGACAACGCCCACACCCGGGACAACCTCATCACCCTGTGCAAGACGCACCATCGACTCGTCGAGACAGGTAGAATCGAGTGTCCCGACCCCGAAGCCATAGACGAAGTTGACGTGGATGACGTACTTGATTACTGACGACCGACAACAGGTGATTAGATGAGCGATAAACTCGTCCGTGTAACGGACCTCGACTACAAGGAGAACGACGGTGAAGTAGTCGTCAGAGTCGTCGGACGCGACGAAGACGATGAACGAAACCTAACGATAATCGGTGGTACAGAACCGTACTGTTTCGTCCCGCCTCACGAGAGTGCCTCGCAGGACTGCGTGGTACGCACGGAGGACGGGTACGAAGGGTACGACGGACGACCTCTCAAGAAGGTCGTGACGAAACTCCCGAAGCACGTCAGCAGTATCCGTGACGACTTCTCGGTGACCTACGAGGCGGACATCCCGTTCACTCGTCGCGTCTCGGTCGACTACGGGTTGTCGGGTTACATCCGCGTGCCGGATAGGAAACACTGCGATATTTCCGAGGTCGAGACGGATATTGACGAGGAGGAAGTCGACTCCATCACTCCTCGCGTGGTCATGGCGGACATCGAGGCACTGCCCGACTACGAGATGGGATTCCAGGACTTCACCGAAGAAGCGCCCGGTGAGGTCATAATGATATCCGCCTACGACACACGGGAGGAGAAGTACGACGTCTGGGTTCTCGACCCTGACCGTGACGTGGACGGGAAGGACGTGAAACACTACCTGGGCGACCACTGGAACGGGCACGAGTTGGCGTCGCAGTTCGTCAACGCGGACATAGACATGACGATTGCTGACTCGGAATCGTCGCTCCTCAACTCGTTCCTTTCGTACATCGAGGACGTGCGTCCAGACCTCCTGTCGGGATGGAATTGGGAGGACTTCGACCACCGATACCTCCTCAATCGCATGGAGAAGGTCAACGGAGTCGACCGCTGGCGTATGTCGGACATCGGTGGGTTGACCCACAACTACCGGAACGACTTGGAGACGACCGTCGCGCGGATTGACGGGTTGCCAGGGTTCGACATGATGAGGGCGTACTGCGACCAGATGGTGTTCAGCGACTGGCGGTCGAAGGCGCTCGACTACGTTGCTCAGGAGGAACTGGGCGTCGGCAAGGTCGAAGACATCAACATCCGCGAAGGGTACGAGAAGAATCGTAGTCGCCTCACAGCGTATAACATCATAGACACGCAGTTGCTCGTCGCTCTCGACGACATGGCGGACATCCACGGGTTCTTCTACCAACTGTCGGACCTCACCGGTGTCCCGATTTACGACACGTTCTCCGCCATGCGTCTCGTGGACGGGTTCGTCATGTCCCGGCGCACCGACAACGAGATTCTCCCGAACGCGGAGGGTGTCGAGGTAGACAACGCGGCAGGAGGTCTCGTCCTGAACCCGTCGTCCGGCATCAGCGAGTGGGTCGGAGTGATTGACCTGAAGTCACTCTACCCGTCCTCGATTATCACGGCGAACATCTCGAAGGAGACGATGACCGACGACAACCAGGAGGCAGACGTTGTCGTCCCGTGGATGCCGGTGAAAGAGGACGACTTCGGCGGTAACATCGAGCGCGAACATCTGGAGTTCGACGCCAAGAAGGGTCAAGGTCTCAAACTCGACCAGGAGGGCATCATGCCCAAGTACCTCAAGTTGCTCTTCAGCGAGCGCGAGGAGATGAAGGACAACCGGAATCGGTATGACCCGGACACTCCGATGTATCAGGTGTGGGACCACAAGCAGCGTGCGGTGAAGGTCATTATGAACTCCTTCTTCGGCGTCAGCAACAACAAATATTACCGCCTGGCGTCTCCCGAACTGGGCGACACCATCACGGGACTGTCGCGCTTCATCCTGTGGACAGGCGTAGAAATCTGCCAAGAACTCGGGTTCGAGGTCATCTACGGGGACACCGACTCGGTGATGGTGTCACTCGCTGACCCAGGAGAACTCGACGACATGGACGAGCAGGACGCCATGCAGGAGGTAGTCGAACGCGGGAAGGAGGTCGAGCGTCGTATCAACGAGGAGGTCGGGCGTGCAGCAGACGACATAGGTCTCGGTGATGACCACCCGTTCCTCGACCTCTCGACGCTCCCGCACAACCTACCCGACGACGAGAATCATGCGTGGGCGTTCGAGTTTGAGAAACTGTACCGTCGCTTCTTCCAGCATGGGAAGAAAAAGCGGTACGCGGGCGGCATCATCTGGAAGGAGGGCAAGTACATCAAGGACGAGAACGGTAACATCGTCCCGAAACCAGACATCACCGGGTACGAGAGCGAGCGTAGCGACTCGCCCGAACTAACTGAGGAGGCACAGCCCGAAGTCATCAAGCGGATTCTGGACGCGCAGTCGTTCGAGCAGGTCAGCGAGTACATCAAAGGCCTGTGCGACGACATCCGGAATCAAGATATCGAGTTGCGGAAAATCGCAAAACCGGGCACCATCAACGACCCGATTGACTCGTACTCGTCGCCTACGCTGTCGGTGCGTGCTGCCATCTACTCGAACGAGCATCTCGGATACGACTGGTCGCACGGTGACCAACCGTGGATTTACTACATCCGCAAGACGCCGGCGATGAAACCCAACACCGACGTTCTCGCGTTGGAGTGGTGGGACGACATTCCGGACGACTTCGAGCTCGACGCTGAGAAGCATATCGAGAAAACGCTCGACCGTCCGCTACGTCCCATGCTCAAGGAGGTCGGTTGGGACTTCGACGAACTGGCGGCAGGTGCGCAGACGCAGGGTGTCGAACTGGAGGACAACGACAACAGCAACCCGTTCGCAGGCGGGAGTGACGACGATGGTGACGACGACGGACAGGGAGGTGTCCTCTCATGGTAGAAATAAAGGTCGCAGAACCCGACGATGAACGTCTCGAGGAGATAGAAGCGTTCTTCGACGACGTGGAAATCACTCAGGACCTGTACTGGTTCGTGCGACGGGAGAACGTCGAGCGTTGTGCCCGTCGGGAGGACAGGCGTCTGCTGTATTTCCTGCGCGGAGACCGCGTGTCTGGCGCGTGCATGGTTTGGGCCGAGTCAGACATCCTGTCCCGTGAGGAAGCGTGTCTCCGTAACATCGCTGTCGCTGCTCGGGACCGTCACGAGGGGCACGGTTCAGAGTTGCTCGACGAGGCGGTGGCGTACGCCGAGGAACGTGGGAAGGAGGTCATGGTCGCTGACGTTCTCTCGACCGCCGACCTCGAAGAATTCTGGTTGGACAACGGGTTCCAGGCAGTCGATTACTACTACACCGACCGCGGCAATCGCATGACGGTGTACGAGCGTGAACTGGAACCTGACTACACCGTGGAGGACCCGCTCGACTTCTGACCATGCCCAAGAAAAACACAGGGACGGTCAACTACCCAGGCGGAAAGACGACACTCGCTCCGTGGATAATCAGTCACTTCCCAGAACATGAGTGTTACGTCGAACCGTTCGGAGGGTCAGCATCTGTCCTGTTCAACAAACCCCGTTCTACGATAGAGGTTTACAACGATGTTTACGGGCGGGTAGTCAACTACTTCGAGGTCTGTCGTGACCGTGGAGATGAGTTACGAGAATGGCTCGAGATGACACCGTACTCTCGTGAACTATACGAGGAATACTCGCAAGATTTGGAGGATGGTAAAGAGCCAGACGATGAGGTAGCAAGAGCAGGTAGGTTCTTCTACCTTCAAACGACTTCGTTTTCTGCGAAACCTAACGGTGGGTTTCGTATTAACACGACTGCAAGAAGTCCTGCTGATGAAACAACCCACAAGTACGAAAAGTCAAAGGAACAGGTTTCTCGTGTAGCTGACCGGTTCAAGGAGGTTATAATTGAGAATCTTGATTTTGAGGAGGTCGTGACGAAGTACGATTCTACAAACTGTTTGTTCTACTGTGACCCTCCATACGTGGGTGATAGGTCCGGCAATAAGTACTACGCAGTTGGAAATGACTTTGACCACGCTCGGTTCGCTGAGCTGATTACTGATGTAGATGGAGATGTTGTTATTAGCTATGATGAACTGCCCGATGTTCTCGAGACGAAAATAGATAAAACCTGGTTTGTGTCTGAGAAAAAACGCCGGTATTCTTCTTCCATGGATTCTTCTCAGAATGTAGAAAGGCTAGTGATGAATTTTAACCCGGATGAAGCGTCGTTCGACACCCAAGCCACAGATGTATTGGATTTCTGACCGAGGTATTGATATGATTCTACCCTCAACAAGGAAACATGGAGGACGAAGACCTGCACTACTTAGCAGGGATAATCGACGCCGACGGTTCAATCCGTGTCGGTGTTCAGAAGGTAGACAGAGCGAAGCACGGGTTCTACATCGCCCCGGAAATCACGGTTTCGGGTGGTTCGACCCGCCACGACCTGTTCCGAGAATTGGTGAACGAACTCGACTGTTCGTCCCACTTCGACACTCTCTCAAACGGCAAGGACGAGTGGGACGATACGCAGGTCAACGGCAAGAGTGCGCTCGTGGTCATCGAGAAAGTCGAACCGTACTTGCGGGAAAAACGCCCTATCGCACAGCGTATTCTCGAGGAGGACTGGGACGGGAATACACAGTCGCAGGGGCGTACCGAAGAGGAGTATCGTTCACTCGTCCAGTGCAGGGAGGACGTGGGAGAAATGCTCGGAAATGCAGGACGGAGGCACTATGACACAGAACACCTCATCAAACAGTTGGGTTGAAAAGCACCGACCGCAGTCGTTCTCAGAACTGCAAGGAAACAACGCCGCTCTCAAGCGTATCCGTGAGTGGGCGGACGAGTGGGAACCCGGTGACCAGGGGCAGTTGCTCGTCGGACCTCCGGGCACGGGCAAGACGACTACGGCATACGTCGTCTCTGACCAGCTCGGGATGCCGCTCAATCAAATCAACGCCTCGTCTGCGCGGAAGACGGACGATATCCGCGACATGGCGGCGAGCATCGAGGCGTCGCCGGCGGACGGTAATCGTCAACTCGTCCTTCTCGACGAGGTGGACGGGTGGCATCACGCTGCTAACAAGCAACCGCTGTACGACGCTCTCGATTCTCCCGCGAATCCGATTATCCTCACGGCGAACGAGGAGTATGACGTGCCGGACGGCATCAAGAATCGGGTGAACTCCGAGGACTTCAAACTCGGGAAGCGGTCGCGTGCCGCCAAGATTCGAGAAATCGCTGAGAAGGAGGGCGTCGAACTGGACGAGCATGACGAGGAACGCCTCGCTCAGCGTCCTGACCTGCGTTCTGCCATCAACGACCTACAGATGATGGCGGAGAGCGATGTTCCGCTCGGTTTCGACGACCGTGAGTGGGACGAAGGAGAGTTCGACGCCATCCCGGAAATCCTGGGTGGCGACAAGTACGCCGGCAACAACATCTCGCCCGACCAACTCGTTATCTGGCTCGACCAGGCGGTGGCGAAGGAGTTCCGAGGTCTCGAGGCGGGAGTCGCCTACGACTGCCTCGCACGAGCCGATAAGTGGTTGGGACGTGCGCAGTCGACTCGAAACTACAGGTACTGGAAATACGCGGGTGCGCTCGCACGGATGGTTCCTGAGGTGCGTTTGACCGAAGCGTACTCGGGTTACATCCCGGGCCTGTTCCCGGAGTGGTACAGGCACAGCCTAGACAAAGCATCGGGAGACACCGCGACTGCTCGCGTCTATCGTAAGCTCAAGGACTACGACGGGACGACATACAAGTTCAGCGGGTCGTTCATCCACTTCAAGAATGTCATGCTCGACCTGCTACGCGACCTCGACGTAGAGGAACGTCGGCAAATCGCCCTCCAGCATCGTCTTGAGGGAGACGAACTTGAGGTCCTCGACCTCGACAAGAACGCCTACGAGGATTGGGCGACGGGAGAGGACTCCAGTGTGCAAGAGTACGAGTCGAAAAGTCAGTCAGTCCTCGATTTCTAAGAATCCTCGCGGTACACGCCTTCTCTTTACCTTCACCCCGCTACTTACCATTATGGTCTCGGGGGCCGTTGTACTACACGGAGGAGGGACGCCCGCCTCCCAGGAACGGACCCCTGCGCTCCGGCGTCAATATCCGTTCTGGTGTACGCCCGCGCCAACAAGGAGACAACAGACATGAGTGACTCATACGAAGTCAACGGCGAAGTGGTCTCGACCTACGACAAATCCGTCTTCGAGGATTACCGCTCGAAGTGGACCCGGGACCCTGACGTGGAGGAAGTCAACGAGGACACGGGCATGGTGCCTCAGTACTCGAAGTTCTTTTCCGCGGCAGGCGAGTACCCGGACGAGGTGTACGAGGCCTGTGGATGCCTGAGTTCCGACGAGGCGCTCGACCAAATCTCGCTCGGCGTCGAGGTCCTGTACTGGACGGGTCCGCCGACGAACGAGAACGCCTACCTGTCAACTGGGTACGTGCGCAAGCTGCCCGGCTTCGAGATGCCGCGTCCTGCGAAGGAGAGCATCTGGACGGAAGACCACCTCGAACTGGGAAGCGGCAACAACATCGACCGCGGAGGCCTGCTCAGCGGAGAGATGAAGTCGCACGTTCGTATCGACTGCATAGTGGCAGTCAACCCGGACGAAGCATGAGCGAGAAAGAGTACGAGTGCTACGACTGCGGGTGGGTAGGTTCGACTGATAACATGGACGGTGTGACTATCAAGGGCCTTCCCAGCATGCCGCGGGTCGTCGAGACCTCGGCTACGACTGTCCCGAGTGCGGCAACGTTATCGGCGCCATGAGGATGAGGCCTGATGGCCCGAACGACTACGAGCACTTCTGGGATGAGATGAACGGCGAACGGCGTGAGAAATAGAGCCTTCGGGTAGCGCGCCCGAGGGCTTTTTCTTTATGCTTCGGTACGAGGATAACCCATACTTTTATGGTATCGGGCGTTGTGTGATTGCTCGGTAGTCTGAACACCATAGTTATATCCCTCCTTTTGTCGGTCGGGGTCCCTACGATGTATCGGAGCTACCCTCCATGCGCTCAGAACCGCGTCTGCTTCGTTAGACGCGGTACGGGCTATTCCGAGGTTGTAACCATACAACGCGCTACGTGGTATTCCCATACTTTTATTATCCCGGGTGATGTACTACCGAGTGCGGAGGAAGAAAAGAGATGAGCTCGAACGCGAACGCGGACGACGGTGGCAACGCGCAGGACAACTTCAACCCCGAGGTCCTCGACGCTGAGGACGACGCGGCGCTGGCGGAGGCGACCCGCTCGGCTGACCCGGACACGCTCGCGGCGGTCAAGGAGGTCATGCAGGAGACCGACGCAGTTCTCGTCCGCCTGGATTCGACCTGGTGGGGCAACGAGGCGTTCGGTGTCTGGGGTGAGTGGTTCTTCATCAAGCCCGACAGCGTCTCCCCGAGCGGCAAGGCGCTGTTCGTTGACGAGGGTATCAAGACGAGTGACGCCATCGGCCGCGTCACGTCCGCCGCTCGTATCAACAACTCGCGCGGTGGCCTGAACAGCAAGGCCGCGCGGAAGATTCGCCGCAAGGCGTTCAACTGGCACGACAACAGCGAGAAGCCCGGTCCCGGCACGGCGCCGACCGATGACCGTGACTCGTTCAAGAGCGAGTCGGTCCCCCTGAGCGTCATCCGGTTCGCTGTCCGTTACCCTGAGAGCGAGGACGACGTGGTCGTTGAGGTCAACGGCGCCACGCACGCGGGCAAGATGTCCGACGGCGCGGTTCAGATTTCCGGCGCGAAGCGCGACAAGTACGGTCAGAAGCTGACGCTGAGCGGTGACACGTACAACCTGCTCTCGTCGAAGGGCGAGGACCTGAGCAGCGAGATGTCGTGGGACGACACGCACTGTACCTACGACGGCGATGACTGGGTCCTCGACCGCACGACCGAGGCCGTCCGTCAGTTCGTCAACACCCTGACGGAGAACGGCTACAAGGTCAGCGTCGCCGAGGAGTACGCCTCGCTCCTGCCCGTCTCGGGTGAGAGCGGAGGTTCGTCCGGGTGCGACAGTGACGGCGAGGACGACCTGCCTGACGACATGGCGGTCTTCGCCAACTGACGCCTCGGTCCAAGAATCACCCCTTTTCTGGGTCGTTTCCTATACGTCCTCCCGTCAGTAACGTCTATTCGCAGATGGGAGACAACGAAGTCAACTTCCGGTTCAACCCGGATTACGACCCAATCAACAGTGAAGTGCTCCAGGCAGTGCCCAACCCGCGTCCTGACACGGAGAGGACTGACCGGCACGTCGCCAAGGAATTCTCAACCAACTGTCCGGTCGACTACGGCGTTGACCCTGACGCCGAGGACGATGAAGTCGAGAGCGAAGGAGTGCGCGACTACGGCGAGATAGAAATCGAGTACGTGCCCGAGGACTACATCGTCGAACTGAAGTCGCTGAAGTACTACCTCATGTCGTTCGAGGACGCTCGTATCTCGCACGAAGAGGTCACCGCGAAGGTGTGGCAGGACCTCGCGGAAATCCTGTACCCGGACCTCGATGAGGACGAAGCGCAGAAGCGACTCCACGTCGCCTTCGACGTGAATCCGCGCGGTGGCATCTCGTCGCAGACGTGGGTCGGAGGTATCCAGTGATGTACGACGAAGCGCAGGACCTCCGCGACTTCGCGGCGTCGCTCGAAGAGCGGTTCGGGTGCGACACGGTGAACGTGTCTCTCTGGGACGACAAGGCGGAGTATCGTCTCGAGTGGGAGGACGACGACCGAGACATCCTCGAACAGCTCGACGGCGCGCGAGACATCGTAGAGAACAAGCTCGACCCCGACCACGAACCCGACAACGTGGACGTCTCGATGTACGAGGACCGTCTCAGCATCAGTGTCGGGTACGACCTGTCCGAGGACACCGAGGATGAAACGGACGACGAAACTGAGTCGGAGACTGACGAGGAGTAATCCCATGTCGAAGGAAGAATCTTACGTGGCGAAGTGGCGCACGGTCGAGGGCGAGGTGCAGTCGAAGCGGTTCCAGTCCTCGTCCTACCCGCGTGTCGAGACCCACGGTGAGACCATCTCGCCTGACAACGAGCCGCCGCTCCTCGACGTGTACGCAGACGACAAGCGCGTTCTGACCATCCACGGCGAACGCTTCATCCACATCTCGAGGGAAGGGTAATGAGCGACAGAGACAACGACGCTGAGCGGTTCGACGACGTGGAGGATGAATCGGACGGGACTGACTGTACGTGCGGAGAGAACGAGGCGTGCGACGAGTGCGCCGGTGAGACGGAGGAGGACCGTCCTGTGAGCGTAGACCTCACTCGTGCTGAGGCGCTCACGCTCCTGCACGTCGCCTGGAACAAAGAAATCGAGATGGCCGCCGAGCAGTCGACTGCGGGACTGTCTCAGGTCATGGGCAGTATCGGCACGCAGGTCGGCCTGGAAATCTACGGTCCTGAGATGACTGCCTGGCTGCAAGAACGCCAGGAGGAACGCGAGGAGATGATGGAGGAGATGATGGACCAGATGGGCGGAATGTTCGGGTCTGACGACCCGCTCGAAGGAGGGTCAGGTCGCGTCGGGTTCCAGTAGCAGAAAATGCTCGTGTCTCCACGTCATACCTTTACATCTATACTCGAAGTCATAGATGTAATGGCAGAATACCGCGACGAAGAAACACTGCGTCGTCTCTACTGCGAAGAAGGCCTGAGCGGTGGTCAAATCGCAGATAGGTATGACGTGACCGCGCAGACGATATACAATTGGATGGAGAAACTCGGTATCGAGCGTGAGCAACGTGAGGTCAACCGCGCTTCGTTTTCGACTACCGAGGATGGATACGAACTGTGGCAGGCATGGGACGGTGACGAGAAGACTACGAAAAGCGTCCTCGTTCATCGGCTTGTCGCTGTCGCTCAGTTCGGATTCGAGGCGGTATGCGGGAATCAGGTTCACCACAAGACAGGAGTCAAGTGGGATAACCGCCCGTCGAACCTTACCCTCGAAACACCATCCGACCATGCGTCACGACACCAGGAAGGTTGGCATACGGACGTCTGCCCGAACTGCGGACACGAGCTAAAATAGACGGTTCCGATAGATGGAAAGTTTGATAACCAGTTCCGGTCATACACACAAACGCAGATGACGAAAGCAATCGTACTACTTTCGGGAGGAATCGACTCGGCTACGTGCCTCGCTCTCGCAGTGAAACACTACGACGAGGTGCAGCCGGTGCACTACAACTACGGTCAGCAGACGGCGGAGTTCGAGGAGCAGCAGGCGGTCAACCTCGCAACTCACTTCCGTGACGAGGGACACAGCGTCCACCCGGTCACGACCATCGACTACGAGTCGGTGTTCGAGGTCTTCGGGCGTGGTGTCGCGTCTGACCGCGACTCGTTCGTCACCGACGACGGCGACCTGGAGGAGGACGATGGGCGCTCGACGGGATACGTGCCCATGCGGAACCTTCATCTCCTGGCGACCGGCGCAGGCGTTGCTGACGTGACGGACGGCGATGCCATCTACATCGGCGTGCAGGGTGGCGACGAGGAGTCGTACCCTGACTGTCGCGCTCCGTTCGTCACGGCAGCAGAGAACGCCATCAACGCCTCGCTCGCGGACAACGAGAGTATCACCCTGCGTGCGCCGCTCCTGCACCGCGAGAAGGTTCAGGTGATTCAGCAGGGTGAGGACCTCGGCGTTCCGTGGGAGTACACGTACTCGTGCTACGAAGCAATCGAGGACGAGGACCCCGAACCGTGCGGGCAGTGTCCCGCGTGTATCGAGCGAGGAGAGGCGTTCCACCTCGCCCGCGTCACCGACCCGTTCGGAACGCCGGACGCGGTCAAGCGGAACAGTCCTGAACAGTGGAAGAACATCCTGGAGGAGGTCAGTCACCGATGAGCAACAACAACATCCGTACACTCGAAGTCGAAGGTCACAGCACAAGCACCGCACACCGTCTCATGCACTACGACGGGGCATGTAACAACATCCACGGGCACAACATGGAGTGGAACGCGCGTCTCAAGGTGCGCGTCCCGAACGAGGAGCATCAGATGGCGGTCGACTTCAAGGATGTCTCGGGCGTCTTCGACAAGTACGACCACGCCATCCTCCTCAACAACGACGACCCGCTCCTGCGTGCACTCGAAGAGCAGGGAGGAACGTCGCTCGTCACGGAGGTCCTGGGCGAGGTCTACACGTTCGACGGTGACCCGACGACGGAACTCGTCAGTCAGGTCGTCGCTCAGGAACTGGTCGATACGTTCGAGAACGTCGACCGTGCCCGCGTGGAAATCAAGGAGACGCAGAAGTACGCCATGGCGTCTGCGTACCCCGACGCCTTCAACGAGGAATAATGGCATCCATCAACTCGCTCCTCGTCGCGCTCGGTCCTGAGGAGGACGCGGAGGACGTTGCCGACGAACTCCGTGAGCGCGACGACGTAGTGCGCGTTGACGTGCTGGAAGTCGAGGAGGACGACGATGACTGACAGCATCGTTGTCTATCGAGTAGTGTGGGAACGTGCAGGCCTCACCATGCGTTCCGACTGGTCGGTTCACTACAACGTGGTCCGAGAGTTCATGGAGGAGAAGCGACGTAACATGCCAGGAACTGAGGCACGTATCGAGCGAGGTCGTGTCTCATCGGTTGAGATAGTCGAGTACAGTGCCCTCGATGAAGAAGCAGAACCTGCTGACGACTTCGCTATCGAGGACGAACCGATGGCCGTTAACGAGGAGAAAGCATGAACGACGTAAGCACACAACTCCCCGTGGCAGAGCAGTTCTACTCGGTGCAAGGTGAAGGTCCTTACGCAGGTGTCCCGTCGGTTTTCCTGCGTTTCGCGGGGTGTAACCTGACCTGCGGGTGGGATTCTGACCTCGAGGAGTACGAATCCGGTGACGAACCGAAGGGTGACGCGACGTGGGTCTGCGATACGATTGACGTCTGGCGTGACCCCGACTTCACAACGACGCCGTCTGACCTGCTCGATACGTGGGAGGATGAGGGGTGGTGGGACAAGATGACGCCTGATGGCGCCCATCTCATCCTCACCGGAGGCGAACCACTCCTCCCCGCCCGGCAGGACCAAATCGTCGCACTCGTCGCGGAGATGCTCCGTCGTCGGAAGCGCGGCAAACCGTTCATCGAGGTCGAGACGAACGGTACGCTCGTTCCCAACGAGCAACTGCGTCCGTACATCAACCTCTACAACGTCTCGCTCAAACTGTCGAACAGCGGGATGGACGAGGACACGCGACTCAAGGACGACGCGCTCGACTTCCACGCCAACAACCCGACGAGCAAGTTCAAGTTCGTCGTCTCGCGTGAGGAGGACGTGGACGAGATTCTGAGCATCGTCGAGGAGTACGAGATTCCCGACGACAGAATCTCGCTCATGCCTGCCGGTCAGACACGCGAGCAACTCGCGGAGACGTATCCCATCGTCGCGGAACTGTGCAAGGACCGCGTCTGGGACTTCACTCCTCGACTGCAAGTCACCACCTGGGACCAGGCGACGGGGGTGTGACGATGGCGACGTGTCTCGACTGCGGTGCTGAGTTTCAGAAGGGCGAGAGTCGAGGCCGGACGCCCATGCGCTACAAGGGGAACTACTGTGAAGACTGCGAAGAAGAACGGAGAGACGATGACTGAAGACGAAGGACAACGGTACATCAAGTTCGACGACGAAGGCGCACTGGACACCTTCATCGCCATGTCGGGTCTGCGCGGTGAGCAGGCAGACGAGTTGCGAGAGAAGGTAGAAGAACACGGGTACGGTGAACCCATCCCGATTCCCGAGCCAGAGAACGACGAGGAATAGACGAAGTAAACTATGTCACAACAACGAGAAGGAGAATCCGTGATGGACGACGACATGAAAGCATCCGAGGTCGACTACGACGCCGCAGTGCAGGCGGCGGAGGACTTCATCGAGGCACTGGGCCTCGACCTCGACAACGAGCATCTGAAAGGAACGCCGACGCGCCTGGCGAAGAGTCGCGCCTACGAACTGTTCGAGGGGTTGAGACAGGACCCGCGAGAGCATCTGGAGCGCACGTTCGAGGACAACGAGTCGGTCAGCGACCAGTTCGTTATCGTTGACAACATCCAGGTGGAGAGCATGTGTGCGCACCACTTCCTCCCGTTCCGAGGACGCGCTCACGTCGGGTATATCCCGGACGAGGAAGTCGTGGGCCTGTCGAAACTGGCGCGAGTCGTGCGGGGATACGCTCGTCGCCCGCAGGTGCAGGAGCGCCTGACGAACCAAATCGCAGACGCCATCCACGAAGAACTCGAACCGCAGGCAGTCGTGGTGTTCGTCCGCGCGGAGCACGAGTGTATGTCGTGCCGCGGCATCGAGGAAGCGCACTCGGCGACGCGAACGACAGCACTTCGTGGTCAGGCGCGTGAGGAACCGCATATCAAGGACGAGTTCTTCCAGATGCTGAGGACGGGGGAATAGACATGGCAGAGGAGGTCTTCACAGCGGGCGACGACAACAGCAACCCGTTCAGTGACGAGTCGACCGCTGACTTCGCGCGTGACGACGCAGACGACGACGTGCCAGGCGTGGAGGATGAGGAGGTGCAAGAGGACCTCCTCGTTGACGACGACGAGAGCGACGAATCTGACGACGTCTCTGAGGTCGAGGACGTTGACCTGCCCGAGCGTCAACCCGCGCATGAGTACCTGTTCGACGCTACGCTCGCTGCGGGGAAGATGCCGAACCAGTCGATGGTGCGATACGACGACGGTGGATGGGAGTACGACGAGGAGAATCCCGCGCCGTTCGACGAGGCGCCTGACTGGATGGAGGAACTGTCGTTCGACGTTATCACGACTGCGGGGCACGAGCACATGAGAATCGCCTACGAGTACGGGTTCAAGACGGGCGGTCGACTGGACAATATCGACCGTCTCGCGGTCGATGGCATCCCAATCCACTTCATAGACATGGATTGGCACAACCCGGAGTTCGACCGTCTCGTTGAGGCGGCGAAGAAGTACGAACCCGAGTACATCGTCGGCGGTGACTACACGAAGCACGACCCGTCTCACCCCGACTCGAACATCTCGCTCATCAACGAACGCGCGGAGAAACTCGCGCAGTTCAGCGAGAACGTTATCGTCGTCCCGCACGGGTCGAACCAGGTCGACCACGTTCCTGAGTGGGCGGTCGTGGGATACAGCGTCCCGACGACCTACGGCGCGGCAGAAGGCGAGCTCATCGACTATCATGGTCGGGATATGCACCTGCTCGGAGGTGCGCCTGCGAAGCAGATGGACATGATACGAGAGTTCGGTGAAGACATCGTCTCGATTGACGGCAACGCTATCAACAAGATGGCGAACGTCGCCAATCGCTACTGGTCGGGACACGACTGGAAGTTCGAGAACCCGTCGCTCGACGTGATGGGCGAACCCGAGGACAGCGACCTGTATCAGTCAGGAGCGTTCCCACGGTCGCGCGACGTTGCTGGGTCGCACCTCGTTGACCCAGACATCGTCAGCAACCGTAACTTCGAGGCATACGAGCGCTCTGTCATGCACTGGGCGCTTCAGATTCGCACGCGGTGGGAGAACGGTTGGTTCAACGGCGAAAGCGACAACGTACTGGAGTTCTAAACAACGAACATGGTCGAGACATTCCGATTCAGCGACGGTGCGGCCGTAGCGCATATCAAGGAGAGCGACGACGAGACGTACTGCGGCGAGGAGGCGGGTGAAACGCTCATGCGGATGGAGGTCGCGGGTATTCACCAAGTAGGTCTCGTGAAAGGACGCGAGGTGTGCGGTTCCTGTCGTAACGCGGTCGAGAACGACGATTAGACGGTGTATAATCGTATCATACGCCACGCATAGAAACGTTTTAACAGGAGAATAATTCCTGTATGACGTGCGTATGACGCTCGCACAAAATATATAATCACAGCGTACACACAGTCGTTCGTGCGTGAATAATCACGTATCTGATGACCATGATGAACGTACATGATGCCGCAGAACGCGCAGAGACGCGGGCACAGAACGCGGTCGAACGCGCGACCCGTCACGGGCACGGCAAACGAGCAAACGTCGCGTGCGCCGTCGCACGAACGTATCTCGAAGGCGTGCTCAACGACGATGAACGAGTCGATGAGGCGCTCGGTATCACGCTACGACGCCTCGAACGAGAAACAGTCGCGAAGATGAGATAGAAATACGGAGGCAAGCGGCCGATTCTACAACGCCTGTCTCGTTATCTCACCTGCGATTTCCATGATACGCTCTTCGTGCTTCTGACCTGCGTCCGTGTCCGCGAACAGGTGCAGGAACGCGACGAGGCGTAGCCAGTCGTCCTCCTCCATCCCGACGCCGACGCCTTCGACCTCAGGCGTCTCGATTCCTTCGCGTCCCGAGAATTCGACTCCCGAGACGACCTCGGCACGCGCCATCGCTCTCGCCTGTGACTCGCGCACGTCGTACCAGTCAGCGAGCGTCGCCACGCGACCTTCGTCTATCTCGACTTCCTCGGTGGATTCCTCCTCGTCCGTCGTTTCGTCCGGCGCGTCCATGTCGACCGTCTCGCCGCCTGCGAGCGCCTGCACTTCATCACTCACGCGCTCTTGCGCGTCAACGTCGTCCTCTTCGACCTGTTCCTCGGTGACCTCTTCCTCGCCCTCCATGTCCTGAGGGCGACGACGCCTGCCGCGGTCGTCGAACCACTGCGGGCGGCGCTGCTTGATTTGCTCGCCCGCGTATGACCCCGTGACGCTTTCGTCTTCGGGGAGCAGCTCGGTCGCCAGGTCGGCGATGTCCGCGTATGACGCCTGCGGGTTCTCCTCGAACGCCGCGAGTATCGCCGCCTGCTTGTCGGTCAGGCGTTCTTTGTCGAGCAGTTCGTTCCGTCGCTGGTCGAGTTCCGTGATTTCTTGCTGGGACATCTTTTCTGTCCTGCGGCGCTCGGAGCGTCTTGCGGTGCGTTTCTGTTCTCGGGTGCACCGTTCTTCGTCGCGCCGCATATGTACGCACGGGAGGTCTGCATATTGTTATGAGGTAGATATACGAGCGTAAGCAACATGCTGACAGGAGAGAGACTTTGTCTACTTGACGTTTCGTATCTCGGTGACGGATGGGCGTAAGGGGCTATTAATCGTAGTATATCTGGCCGATTTCCACTTTCACTCGGCTACGAGGTTTGATGAGGAGGGTGTGCGTAGCATCAGGCGCAGAGGTCAAAATAGATATGTGCGAACACTGCCCGGGTTCAGGAGCGAACCCGTTTGAGAAGAAGTCGCTGACGATGGACGGCGTGGACGCGAACGCGACGAAGGAAGCACAGGCCGGTCAGCAGGAGTGGGAAAAGGACCCGCAAACTCGTGACCGCTTCATGCAGTACGCGGAGGCGTACATGGAGTGGGTGTTCGAGGAGTACGGGTTCGAGGTCCTCACTCGTGACATGGTGACCATGCGTGAGAGCGGTCGTATGACGCGCCTGCTCGGTCGCTGTGACGAGAACGAACCCTACGACGTGGAAGTCATCCTGTCGTGGGACGCCTACAAGAAGCGCGGGTACGAGTGGGAGCGTCTGCGGAACACGGTCAAGCACGAACTGGTGCACGCTTCCACCTTCGTCGAGTACGGCTACATGGGACACGGCCCGACGTTCATCCAGGAAGCGAAGCGCCTCGACGTGACCAACATCTCGCGCTACGATGAACCCGACCCGCGGTACTTCATCGTCTGCGACGGGTGCGGTCTCGTGCTGTGGAGGCAGAAGAAGTCGAAGAAGGTCAAGGACCCGGAGCGTCATATGTCCTACTGCGCGAACTGTAGTGAAAAGTCGTGGGTCGTGATGACCGACCCGCCGGCGAAGAATCACCCGCGTTGGACCGAGAGACGCACCGAGTTCTAGAACCACACCGATATTATCACCGACGACAAACGAAACCAACGAGGACACAACAGATGAGCACTGACGACATGCTGACGCCCGGCGACGTACAGAACGACGAGGACCCGAAGCGACTCGACCTCGAGAGCGTGGACGACGACTACGAGGAGTGGGTCGTCTGCGACCCGGTCGACCGTTGGGAGAAGAACGGAATGACGTGCGTGGTCGAGGAGAAGAAGTGGTACAGAAAGGCGGCAGACGACGAAGATGCCGAGGAGGAACTGATGACCGAGTCGTACATCGGCGTCGTCGAAGGACCGGAGAGTATCGCAGACGCGACGGCTGAGCGCCTGAACGATGTTCTCGAGGTCGACCAACCGAACGGGCTCGTCAAGCGCGGGCGCTACGTCGGGTTCGACACCCTGCACCTGCAACTGGTTGATGGCGAAGAACCTGACCTCGCAGACATCCGCGACGAGGTGGAGTGGGTTTGCGAGCAGTTGGTAATGCACGGGTAGCATGAAACCATACACCGATGAAAAGACGCTCGAATATCTCTACCATGACCGTGGTTTGTCGTTGGAAGAGATTGGCTGCCGTTTCGGAGTGCACGAGACGACAGTTCTTGACTGGATGGAACGTCATGGTATCCCTCGTAGGTCGAAACGCGAAGGATTCCAGGAATCAGCCGGGTTTCGTCCTCCAAATCTTATGACTGAGCAGGACGGTCGTGAGATGATGAAAGTGTACGACCCATCTATTAAGAACAAGCGGTCAATCCCGGTTAGTAGGATGCTGGCGATAGCAATCTACGGGCTTGATGAGGTTGCTGGTTCGGACGTCCATCATAAGAACGAGATACCGTGGGATAACAGACCCGAGAACTTAGAAATAATGGACCCTGGAGAACACATGAGATACCATCGTAAGAAGGAGGTACAGTGATGAGCGGAGGATACTGCGACAGGCACGAGATTCACGCGAACGAGTTTGTGCAGGCAGAGCACGAGGTTGTCGTCGGTAACAGTCTCTGGAAGTTGTGCGACGACTGCAAGGATGCTCTGCACAATTGGTTCGGGAACTACCCGACAACGCACGACCACGTAGCTAGACACCAGGATACGAACGGGGCAATCCTCGAAGACCGCATGGAGGACCTCGTATGAGCAACGAGGTGCCCGACCCAGCAGAGGACTTCAAGGACCTCGACCTCGACGGTTTGGACATGGGGTTCACCGACGACGACCTGGAGGACGTGGTCGATTCTGTACGCGGCGACCTGTTCCAGTACTCAGGCGTTCAGTGTCGCGTGCGTAAGACGGAAGTCGTAGCTCGTGAGCATGACAGCATCACTGCTTCCCAGCAGAAATTCTGGGTGGCAGGTGTCGAAGTCGACTGGCCCGACGACGTGATGACTCGAGCTCAGCAGATGTTCGAGTCGGACATCTGGGATACTGACGCGGGCTGGGTCGAGGTTCGTGTCGGTCACGAGCGAGCTGTGTCGCGTGAGGAGGCAGAGGACGAGGCAGAATGGCTCGCAGAGCAGGTAGTGATGCTCAGAAATGACCCGAACGCGCCTGTATGAGAAACAACGATGGATATTCAGATTCGAGGACATGACTTCTGACGACGACGTGCAGAAGTTCGAGGCGAAGCTCCGGGTGCTCAAGAAGGAGGAGTATCAGACGATGGGCGAAGTCGTCGGGACGACGCTCGAAACAGAATCCGGGGAGTATCCTATCTTCGAGGAGGACGAATCCCTCGACAACGTGCGCGTAGGAATCGGTGTCGAGACGGACGACGGGCGCCGGATAATGACCCAGATGTCCCCGCCTGAGATGTGGGACCTGACCAACGAACTGGTGGTCATCCTCGAATATCTCGACCTCGAACCCGAGGAGTTCCACGACCTGGGTAGCGGAGATAGAGAACTGCCCGTCACGTTCGACGTTGACGACGAGACGTACCGGTTAGACTTCGAGCGTATGCGAGACGTACTGCTCGAAGACGAGTGATAGACCACTTTCACCCCGCTGCTGACGTTTATGGTCCCGGGGTGTGAAGTAGAGGACGCGAGAGGTCGAAAAGAAAATGTCAAAAGCAGCAAGGAAGCAGCTCTCCGAGATGTTCGCCGACAGCGGCGACGGGGAGCTTCCGTTCGAGCCGACTGTGGAATCGTTGATGGAACAGCAGGACGTTCAGAAGGTCACCGCTGAATCCTACGTCTGGGATTACTGCGAGACCGACACGGACGCGCACGGTGAAAAGGTCATTCTCGGCATGAAGGACACGCCGGGGGAGACGCAGAGTCGGGGAGACGACGTGGACAACCTGTCCAAAATCGTTTCTCTCGAGGTGCCCGCGGGTCTCCCGACGGGCGACAAGTTCGAGGAGTACTTAGACGTCCTCGACAACCCCGACCACCCGCTCGTCCCCGACTCCCTGCACGGGTACTACAAGCGCGAGCTCGAAGGCGGCGTCTCGGACATCCGGACGGTCGCGTTTGACATGAGCGACCCCGAGTTCTACACCATGCTCAAGGGTCACACCGGGACGGGCAAGAACGCTCTCGTCACGCACGTCTGCGGGTCGACCAATCGTCCCGCGGTGCGTGTCAACTTCGGTCTCGAAACCAACAAGGAGAAGGTCGTCGGCATGTGGGTCCCGGAGCAGGACGGTTCGGGGTGGACGTGGCAGGACGGTCTCCTGACGTGGTGCGCTCGCTACGGCGGGACGTTCATCGCCGACGAGTTTAACGGCGCAGGCGGCGAGGCGACGATGCCGCTGCACGGCCTTCTCGAGGAGGAGGGCAAGCGGTTCCTGTCCATCGAGGAGCGCGGCGAGGTCCTGCGTGACCTGCCCGTTGAGAACGGCGAGATTTCCGACGCCGCCGATAAACACGACCTCGAGATGCCGGAGGACAAGGCGCTCGCTGCGCACTACGCACGGGTCGAGAAGTGGGACAACGAGGAGCACGTCGGGCAGTACATCCACCCCGAGTTCTCGTTCGTCGCAACCATCAACCCGTCCTCCTACGCGGGGACGCAGAACATGAACGACGCGACCCGGAACCGCTTCTACGAGGAGTGGATTCCGTACATGGAGTGGGACGCTGAGAAGCGCCTGCTCGTGTCGCGCACGCCGCTGAGTGACGGTGACGCCGAGAGCATCGTCAAGACGGCGAACCGGATTCGCGCTCGCCTCGCAGGACCTCGGTCGGCGCTGCCCGAGGGGTCGAAGCGCAAGCTCAGCATGTTCGACGACGAGGGCGGTGACATCTACTCGCCCATCGGCACTCGTGACCTCATCAAGGTCGGTCGCAAGACGAAGCTGATGGACCCGAACCAGGCCGCCAAGAGCATCTTCAAGAACGCGGCGAACCCGGAGGACGTGAGCGCCATCGAGGGCATCATAGACAAGGTCTTCTGACCTGAGACGCTCGCCTTTTTCGCTATCATGGAACAAGCAATCGCCAACGCAGAAGCAGACAAACTGCGTAGTGACAAGCGCGTAGAATCGGTGACTGTCGAGCATGGAGACCAGGGAGTGAAACTCGTGGTCGTGCCGAGAGACCGCATGGCACGTAGCGAGTTGAACAGCGAACTGCACGAGTTTGCTACCTGGGTGGAGTTCGAGGCGCAGTAGAACGCCTCTCTCCACTTTCACTCGGCTACGAGGTATTAAGACGACGACCGCCGAAGCACAGGACGCAGAGGATGAAAGAGAAACTCTACAATACGACCGGCACGCGAATCTCGCCGGACACCGACCCTGACGAGCTGCGTAAGCGTATCGGGGTCGGCGCAGGCGAGAAGTTGCGCAACTCCTCGCGCCGCGAGTCGTACCTTCAGAAAATCGCAGGTCTCGTCTCGCTGACGGACCTCGTTCTGTACGTTCGCGGGCAGGGTGCGCACGTCAAGCTCAACAAGGACACGCCGGAAATCAACGTCACCGGCGAGAAGCACGAGCAGGACGTGACCGACATTTCCGAGGACGAGTACGACCTCCTGGTGCAGGAGGTTCTGACCATGCACGAGTGCGGTCACATCTTGTTCTCGGATTGGCCGTCGTTCGAGCGCTACATGAATCGGGTGGACATGAACAGTCGTCACCTGTTCAAGCACATCTGGAACGCCGCCGAGGACGGTGCGATTGAGCGCCAGATTACCTCGGAGTTCAACGTGCGCGACGACTTCAAGGTCCTGTACGCGAACCTGCACGAGGCGCAGCCCGGTGGGTTCGGTATCGAGCAGGACTCGCTCGACCAGAACAACGACGACTCGTTCTACAAGTTCCCGATGGCGCACGCGGTCATCACCGCCATCCTCGACCTCTGGCAGGAGGAGTTGTACGACGAGGCGAGCGGCACGCTCCAGGCGTTGCTCGACCCGAACGACGAAGAGCACATCTTCGGTTCGCCCGACGACGAGGACCTGTTCCGCGACTTCCTCCCGACGATTGAGGACTACGTCGAGGACATGCTCACGCAACCGAAGGCCCGCAAGCGTAACAAGCGGACGTGGGAGTTCTGGGAGGATTTCCAGGACCTCATGGACGACTCTCAGGTCACCGGCAAGCGCCCGCTCTCCGACAGCGGAGGCGGCGAGAACGGGATGCCTGACGACGCGCAACCGGGTATCGGTGACTCGTCGCGTGACGCTGACGACCTCGACGGAGACACCATCGTTATCGAGGTTGACGCGGGCGGAAGTCTCGAAGGCGCCGACGAAGACGACGACGGTGACGGTGGTGACGAACAGGACGACGACGCTGACGGTTGGGGCCTCGGTGACGGTGACGAGGACGAAGGCGAGGACGAAGATGGTGACGAGGACGGTGCAGGCGGAGACGACGAGCAGCAGGACGACGCTGACGGGGAAGGCGACGGGTCCGATGGAGACGACAGGGACGACGACGAAGGCGAGAGCGACGCAGACAACGACGGAGACGACGACGGTGATGAGCAGGGCGACGACGGTGATGAGGGCGGTGACGACGACAGCGAGCAAGGCGACGAAGGCGACGGCGGAGACGACGCAGACGGCGACGCTCGTGGGTCGGGCGGTGACGGCCTCAAGGAGGCAGAGGACCGCGTTCAGCGTCGGTACAACGACGAGATTTCCCGCGAGGCAGAGGAGGTCGGCGGCGACGACATGCTCGACGAGGCCGAGGAGTTCCTCGAGGTCCTCAAGGGCGGCGACGAGTCGGGTGATATGCCCGACGAGAACATGAAGCTCGTGATTCCGGAATCGGACGACTTCAACACCGACCGATTCCGTCAGGCGAAGAACGACAGTCGCGCGCTCAAGCGTCTCTGGGAGCAGAAACTGCGTCAGGAGCAGAAGACGAAGGTCAAGCGCGGCAAGCGTTTCGGGTCGCCTGACTCGCGCAGCATGCACCGCTCGGGACGCTCGACCAAGGTGTTCAAGACGCGGAACACCCCCGACCAGAAGGACTACGAGTGTATCGTCGTCCTCGACCGTTCGTCCTCGATGAGCGGTCAGTTGGTGCGTCAGGCGGAACGCGCGGCAGGCGCGCTCCTCATGTCGCTGCAAGGCGTCGGCGTCAACGTCAGCATGGTGTCCGTTGACTCGAACGAGGCGGTCCTGGAGGTCCCGTTCGGCGGGAAGGTCGAGGACCAGAAGAACGTCATCTTCACCGAGTCGACGGGCGGGAGTACGCCGCTGTCTCAGGCGACGTACCTCTGTCGTCACCGTATCAATCAGCACGCGACGACGACGCGCTTCATGCTCGTCATAACCGACGGACGACCCGACGACGGGAACCAGTTCGCCAAGCAGGTCGGGGAGTGCAACTTCCCGGTTCTGGGCGTGGAAATCGGCGGCAACTCCTACGGCAATCCGGGGTACGACCGCACGACTCAGGTCCCGCAGAACGGGGACATCCTCGGGTCGCTTCGGAACCTCGTCAACGAGGTGATGTTCTGATGACCAGAATCTCGATTGACGTTATCAACTTCTCCACTCGACGTGACGGAGGTTCACTCCTGACCGTCGGAGTGTGGAAGTGGGAGCTTCGGCTAATGAACGTGAATATCTGGGACGAGGAGGATGAGAGAACCTAGAGAGAACGCCTGAGCCTTCGGACAACCGAAGGAACTATAAATGGTACGGGATAATGTGTGAGGCACGGGTCGCGCCGTGACACGCGAGCAGTCCCCTGGGGTAGTTTGGCCAATCCTCTGGGCCTTTGGAGCCCAGGACGCGAGTTCAAATCTCGCGGGGACAATCTAGCGCCGCCGGGCGCCATGATAGAAATACGGAGGCAAGAAAAGATGGCAGACAACAACGAAAAGAAATCGTTCGGCACGGCATACGCGGACGACGCGCTCCTCGTGGACGAGAGCACTTCGCTCGACGAAGTACAGGACTTCATCCGCGGGCGAGTTGCGAATCCGCACGTCGTTGATGGGACTGTAGTGTGGAACTTCAGTTCGCACAACGTGGACAAGGTCGCTCTGGAGAAGGCAGTCGAGCGTAAACTCGAACGGGACAAGTACGTTATCCCGTATCAGGTTACGGGGACATGGTCGTTCATGTTCTCGATTCTCCCGAAGCAGCTCCGGGAGGCAGAGATTCTGATTTACAAAACGTCGTCCGGGCGATATAACGCATATCGCAACTTCCTCAGAACTGCACCCGAGGAAGTGCATGATGACTTCAGGTCTGACCTGGGGCGGCGCGTACACGAGATTCTGAAGGAGGTGTAATGATGGACTTCCTCTACCGTTTCCGTTCCAAGGTTGATATGGGTGAGGAAGATGAGTGCTGGGAGTGGAAGGGAGCAGAAGACGAGTACGGGTACGGGCGTATCAGGACCGAACGGTCATCAGCAGAAGGAGCACACCGTGTAGCGTATCGTCTCGAGGTCGAGGACCCAGACGGTTCAAATGTGCTTCATAAGTGTGATAATCGCTCCTGCGTCAACCCGAACCACCTCTATCTCGGAACGCAAGAAGACAACATCAAGGACCGGGATGAACGTGGTCGAACGGCGACAGGCGAGGAGCATGGTAATGCCCGTCTTCACAAAACAGAGGTGCAAGAAATAAAGTGGAAAATCGAGAATACTGATGAGACACTCAGTGAAATAGCAGAAGGGTACGGCGTGACAACAGGTGCAGTAGGACATATCTCGTCAGGTCGTAACTGGACAGACGTCGAACCCGAGAAACCGGGTGAGGCGTAATGTTCGGGCAGGAGGACGCTGACGAATACACGACCGAAGTTCACCTCCCACCGTCGAACTACCTTAACATCCCCATGCAAATCCGAGAGCGTCACTTGACGCAGGATTGCTACCGCATGGAGTACGAGGCGCAGTCAGCAGGAACGCACTTCCACGCGCTCCTGGAGAGCGATAACGACAGCATCCTCGTGCGTATCCCGTACAAGCGATGGCGGGTAGGTCGGATGTACGAGCGGAAACTGAACGACTGGTCGCTGTATCTCGACAGGTGGGCAGAGGACTTCGAGTCGACCGGCACAGTTGTCGAGAACAACACCGAGAAGCGCGTTATCGAGGCGGAAGTTCATATCATGGACGACGCCATGCTGGAGGAGAAAATACATGAGTGAGAACCCATTCTCAAGCAAACCGACGATAGTGGACGAGGTAGAGGACGAACAGAACGACACCACCCAGGACGATGAACAGGACCCGCTCGACCCAGTCGGCGTCAAGGAGGACTACGACGAGGTAGACACCATGGGTGAGGAGGTCGAGGACGACGAAGGTCTCGCTGATGAGGAGTGGGCGCAGACGCCCACGTCGCTGTTCGCGTCGCTCGACCAGGAGAAGTTCTGGTGGGTTTTCGTCACGCTCAAGGAGGACCTGACCGAGTCGGGCAACCGGCGCGGCATCCCCGTGGTGCAGGAGCGGTTCGACTCCTACGAGGAGTTGATGGACGCGCGTGACGACACCGACGAGGCCGTGCCAGAGGGCATCCACGTTCAGTCGAAGAGCAGTAGCAAGGTGCGATACGTGAAAGGTGAGGACGAGCAGATTCTCCTCGAACGGAGGGACCTCGCATGAGTCAGTTCTACGAAGAGGACGACAAGCTCACATACGACCGCGCAGGCGTCCTCGTGCACCGTTTCCTGCGGAAGCACTGCGACCTTCGCCAGACGGCAACTGTCGTGGACGTCTGTAATACGATGGACGTGGAGTCGAGTAAGCACAACGAGATTCGAGTGCGCGAGGCACTCCAGTACTTCTGCGAGGACGAACAGGAGGGGGGACGACGGAAACGATACAAGTTGCCCGACGAGGTGCCCGAGGATGTATAGTATCGTCTCCCTCGTGCTTGCGGTGCTCTGCGTCATCTTCGCGTTGGTGGCGTTGTGGCAGTGGTACGAGAAGAAAGCGGTCGTGCGACACGTCAACCGGCGTCTCGTCGCCTACGAGGGTAAGTTGCGGAACCTCGGTCACGAGCCCGACCGCGTGTACCACGACTTCGAGAACATGCTGGAGGGCAACGTTGAGGACAGGCAGGCAGCAGAGTTCGACACCGAGAGCACTCGGGAGGAGGACGATGCCTGAGTGTCAGGGTTGCGACGGTCACGTCTCCGCGGAGTTCGCTCGCGTCATGGGCGACAACGATGGAGTCGTACACGCCTGCCCCGACTGCTCGACGAACACCGTAGGCGAGGAAGCAGGAGGACTCAGTACATCCGATGGTATCTGAACCTGTCCTCCTACTCGCCATCGTCCTCGGGACGCTCATGTTCTTCGCGTTCATGCGCATCATCTTCTGCCTGGCAGAAGCGCTTACGAATATCGCACTCCACCTCATGCTCAGGTGGTCAGAATGAAAGAGAAAGTCACAGTCAAACTCGACGTACACGAGCAGGACGCACCGCAGATGCTAACCGCCCTCAGCGACCACCCGGACGTTGAGGATTGGAAACTCGCCGCGCTCGACGAAGGCGACCTGCAACTCACCTTCGACGACAGCGACCTCACCGTGGTGTTCGAGCGGAAGACGCCCAGCGACTACGCAGGCACGTTGATGGGCAAGGAGGGCACCCGTCTCGACGAGCAGATTCAGAAACTGGTCGACTTCGACGGACCCGCGTACATCCTCATCGAGGGGAATCAGGAGGACTTTCGTTCACTGACCGGCACGAATATCTCGGCATCGTCACTCGTCGGAAGCGTCGCCTCGACCGACGTGCGATATCTCGACGGTGTACGTTTCTGCTCCGACGCTGATGGGCTCGTAGACATGGCGATACGCCTCGCAAGGAAACACAAGGAGGACCCGTCAGCATCGTCGCTACAGGCGTCTGTCGTAGAGAAGGACGCTCCTTTCGTTCGTCGCGCTTTCGGTGCACTCGACGGTGTGGGGCCAGAGACCGCTCGCGTCTTGGAGCAAAGGTATAGGTCACTATCCTCCGCACTTGAAAGTGACGTGGAGGACCTACAGCAGATTGACGGGATAGGAGAGAAACGTGCGAAGTCGATTCACCGTCAACTCCACGGAGGAGAAGAATGACAGACGACGAGATACCGTCATACCGAATTCCGTGGGAGGTCGCAGCAGCGACCGTCTTCGGAATCATGGCAATCCTCCTCCTCGTGAGGTGGTGGCGGTGAACCCGTTCCGTCTCGGTCAGTTCGCAGTCGAGAGCACTTCACTCCTGACCATGCGTATGACCCTCGGCGATGAGGCGACGGCGGACATCCTGTTCGAGCAGGAGTACGACCACGGGTTTGTCTCGCGGCACAGCAATCAAATCACCAGTCTCATCGACGCCAAGTACAAGAAATGACACACCTACACGAACTCCAATCACTCGCATGGGCGATAGCAGAAGACAGCGGTTTCCACGAAGGCGACGAGGTGGGCGAGGACGAGCGCAGTCGTGCCAAAATCCTCGCACTCATCCACTCGGAAGTGTCCGAGGCACTCGAAGCCGACCGTGAGGGTGACGATGAACTCTACGCGGAGGAACTCGCGGACATCGTCATCCGTGTCCTCGACCACGCCGGAACGGAAGGAATCGACTTGGAGGCAGAGGTCGAGCGGAAGATGGAAATCAACGAGGAACGCGAGTACAAACACGGGAAGGAATACTGATGAGAGACTACCAAGACGCGCTTCGACTGGCGCGACGTGAGGCGGAGAAGCGATATCCAGAAGGCGAGTACACGGTTCAGACGCTCATCTGGTGCGACGGTGACTTCCGCGTGATGGTTCGTCACGGGATGGGGCAGGCAGGTGGCGAGGAGGTCAACAACGCTCTCGCTGAGCGTATCGTCGTCACGCCGTTCCAGAAGAAGATTCAGCTCATCGAGGTCACCGACAGCGAACGTTACACGGTTCACAAGGAGGAGGACATCTGACGATGGACGGTCAATCAGCAGCGAGACGGTTCTGGGATAAGGTTGACCGCGGTGATGAGGACGACTGCTGGGAATGGCAGTATCACAGGAACGACGACGGGTATGGTCAGTTCGGGTACGAAGGGCGTGTCGAACTGGCACACCGCGTCGTCCTGATGCTCCGCGGTAACAGCCCGGGCAGTCAGTACGTTCTCCATCACTGTGATAATCCTGCCTGCGTCAATCCTGACCACCTCTACATCGGGACTCAGCAGGATAACATGGACGATTGGCAGGAGAGAAGAGATTACGAATACCCTGTAGGCGAGGACCATCCACGCTCCTCGCTGTCGAACGACGACGTAGCAGTCATCAAGTGGAAACTCGAAAACACCGACATGATTCAAAAGGAGATAGCGGACGAGTACGGAGTGAGTCGTGAAGCAATCGGAGAAATCTCGCGCGGTGCGACGTGGGAGCACGTCGAGGCAGCAGAGGAGGTGAACTGACATGGCTGGTAAGGACTTTGAAGATAAGATATGGCACTCGCTCGAGGACGCGGTTGGCGATGCCGGTGTTGTCCTCCTACGGCGACAGTCGTTCAGTGCGCGAGCAGGACACGGTTTCCAGGCCGACCAGGTCACAGGCGACCTGCTCGTTGACTCACCCGAGGAGGCGTACTACATCGGCATCGAGTGCAAGACCATCAACTCGAAGTATCGCTTCTACTTCAACGGGAACTACGACCCCGACCAAATCGAGCGGCAGATGGAGTACGGTGAGGTGTCGGGTCGAGATATGTTCGTCGCGCTCGAAGCGCGTGGCGACCCAGAATCTCGCATGGGTTGGGAGGAGGACCGCGCGTTCCTGTTCCCCATCGAGCTGTTCGCGTACTTCGCTGAGGAGGACGGGTCGAAGGTCACCTACGAGGACATGGAGACGTTCGGGTATCCCCTCGGCACGGACGGTGACTACGACTTCTCCGGTGACGCAGTGAAGCACGCACGCTCGAAGAAGGCAGAGTTCAAACGCCGGCTGGACGGTATCAACGAGAAAAACCTCGACGAGTACGACGAGGAGTAACCATGAGTGACCGTCAGCTCGGGCGCGAGGATGTCCACAACTTCCTTCTCCCGTATCGTAGTCGCGTCTATGACCCGTTCGAGCTGATGGCGAAGATTCGTTCGTCGTTCGAGGGTTGGGAGGAGAACGGACAGGACAAGCTCATCCTCACGTTCAAGTTGAAGGACGTTGTGGACGACGAACGCGAGGTCTACGGTGTGTCTGAGGAGATTATGAACATGCTCGGCGCGTGGCGTTCGCCTATGTCGGGCAAGAACTGGTGGGTGAACCCGACGAACCCCGATGCCAGGTCCTATTCGGACATCGCTGTGACGTGTCCCAACTGTGGAGCGTCGTTCGGAGGCACGCAGCACAAGAATTCCCACCAGAAACACTGCTCACCGTCGGTCAATCGGCAGGTCAGGTCGGAATTACGGGACAAACGCCTCGATTGGCTCAACGATGCCGCGTACTACTGCCTGGATATCGAGCGAGCATCCCGTCGTCTCGGGTTGAAACCGCAAACTGTCCGGGACATGGTGTGGGAGGAGGACGACTTCTCCTACGAAAACCGTAAGAGGGAGGGGAGGAAAACCCTCGCAACCACCTGGCATATCGCCCGAGAATGGGGTACAGACCACCATATCTTGGCAGAAGCGACGGGATTCTCCGAATCTACGGTTCACTCGTACATATCTCGCTATTCGCAGGTCAAGGACGACATTCCACGCGACCCGACCTCGAACCGCGCGTCTCGACGATAGGGTCGCCCTCAGCTCCTTCTCTCGCGCAAGAGCTTCCGGACTGTCTCGACCTCTGGGCCGAACGCCTACGATGTATCGGACGAGAAACGAACCGCTGTCTCCGCGTGTCTCTTTGTTCTCTAGGAACGTGGGTCTCGTCCACCACGGCGACGTTTTTGCGCCCCCGTGAGGACGAGTGGGAGGGATGACGACTCGAACGCCAACGGGTGCTGTGGACGGGCAGGATGGCTTTTACCGCCTGCCTTCGTTGTATCTCTGTGCGTCTCGTGCTATGCGAGGAGGTGACAAATATCTATCGCCCAAGAACACCCGCGTCTCTATCTCCGTACCTATACCACTTGGAAACTCGAACAGAGACGTGTATGCGAGTCGAGGTAGAACGCTCAACTGACCAGCCGGAATTCCATGTCGCACGAGCGGCGAAGAACGACTACATGGAATCCTGGGTGGCCGACAAGACGAACGACGAACTGATAGCGTCCATCCGCGAGGACGAAGGTAACTGGGAACAGCAGCTCGAAGCGTTCCTCAAGCGCCTGATGAAGAAGGGTCACTTCGGCCCGTTCGAGCATCCGCAGATTACCTTCGCCATCGAGGGTGTCTCGCGTTCGCTCATGGCGCAACTGACGCGCCACCGAACGGGAATCACGTTCGACATCCAGAGTCAGAGATACGTGGACTTCACGGACACGGACGCGGAGGAACTGGTCGTCGAACCGAAGTCCTGCACCGACCGAGAACACGTCGGTCGAAACCCGGACACTCCGACGCCTGAGGAGGTGCAGGAGCGCACGGGCGTCCCCGTGGGACAGCAGTTCGAGGAAGCACAGGCGACGTTCGTGAAGGCCATCAACGACTCGGTGCAGGCGTACAGGAACCTCGTCGCCCTCGGATGGCCTCCCGAGGACGCGCGCTTCGTTTTGCCCATCGGGTCGAAGGTCAACATCTACATGACCCTCAACGCGAGGACTCTCATGCACATAGCAGACATGAGGGCGCAGGCAGACGCGCAGTGGGAGATTCGAGAACTGACCGGCGAGGTGCTCGACCTCGCGGAGGAGTGGATGCCGCTGACTTTTGGATTTTACCGTGAAGAAATGATACACCGCAAAAACAGATTAGCACCCTGACCAGGACTTTAAGGCCAAAGGCATCCTAAGTAGAATCGATGAAATGCCCGTATCCGGGGTGTGAGGACGAATCCGATACCAAACGAGGACTCAAAATCCATCATAAACTCAAGCACGGAGAGACGCTGGACATCGAAGCGTCGCTCCCCGAATCTCACCGCAAGAAGGTCAGTGAGGGAAACAAACGTGCGTGGGATGAGAATAGAGAGTCGTACACAGAAAGTGAAGAATTCACTAACCGTGGAGCAATGAGCGACGAAGAGAAACAAAAGCGGAGTGAGGCGTGCAGTGAAAATGCTCCGTGGAAGGATGTAGCCTCCGAGGACCACCCGTGGTACGGACGAGAGCATACTGAAGAATCCATCGAGAAAATGTCCGAAGCAGCAGAAGGACATGAACCTCGAGGTCCTAACATCATCCACCATGACGAACTTGACCATATCGTCCGTTCGAGTTGGGAGAAGGAGGTCGCTTTGCTCCTCGTTCGTGCTGGAATCGAGTACGAGTATGAGCCTGAATTGTACGACCTGGATGGAATCAACTACTACCCCGACTTCCGAGTTGGTGATACAATAATCGAAGTGAAAGGATACGCGGATGAGCATTCAATCGAAAAAGCGCAAAGATTTATCGAACAGCACCCGGACACCACCTACATCGTCGTAGGTGACCAAGAAATGCCAGCAGACATCAAAATGCAATACGAAGAACGAGAAACGTTAGTTGAAGAGATGGTTCATCGGAAGAATCGACTGGCACCATGACAGACGTACATCCTCCCCGCGTATCGCTCGACCTCGAGAGCGTTCTCGCTGACACGCACCAGGTCTACATCGAGGAGCTCAACGAGCGGTACGGACGACGGTACGAGTATCACGAGGTCGATGACTGGGACTGGGTTTCGCAGGAGGAACGTGACTTCGGGGAGTTCATGTCCATCGTCCACCACGCCTGGGAAGACGAGTGGATGACGATTCCAACGTGCGACCCGGAGGACGAACTCCAGGATGCTGTCGAGGAGCTCGCGGTCGACTACATCGTCGAGATAGTGACTGCGCGTGTCGGTGTCGAGCATGAGATGAGGTTCTGGCTCAACGCGAAAGACATCATCCGGTTCACGTCGCAGTTCCGCAGTATCCCACCGCAGGAGACGAAGGCAGACCTCGACTATCACTACTTCATAGACGACAAGCCGCACCTCGCTGACAACATCTCGGACGAGCAGGTGCAGTTCCTCATCGACCGACCATGGAATCAGGACGTTGAGGAACGGTCGAACGTGTACCGCGTTGACTCGGTCGCTGACGTGGTGGAACTCATCCTCGATACAGACGACCTGTAGCATGAACCTCGATACCCTCGACCCGCAGAAGTATTGGGAACATGATTCCTACGATTTCTCAACCAGCGGGTACGTCTACGTCCTCGTTCTAAAGCGAAGTACCGACGACACTACCTGGTTCTACGTCGGTGAGACAACGCAGTTGGAGAAGCGTCTTCGCGTTCACTCGAACTGTGCGTCTGAGATGACTGTATCGGTTCAGAAAGACGGTGACAGTTTTCTCGAACGAATCTACCTGAACGAGGATGACCGCTTTGACGTTGTTGGCCTGTACGACCTCGTGCCTGTCGAAGGTGGGGTCAATCAGAGAAAGGACGCTGAGCGCAAGCGTGCTTACGAGATAGCGATAGAACACGAGACCACCAATATCCTGGGCGGTCACTGAAGAACGCAGAGAGCAACGAAGCACGCGCGGAGACGACGATGCTGACAGTAAACCTTTCCTCAGATTGCTCGTGCGCGGATGTCCTCGATGCTCGGCACGTCCACCGTCTCCATGTCGAGGTCGAGGTCGTCTATGACGTAGCTCCCCGTCTTGAATCGTTTGTCTGACGTTCTCCAGGTGACGGCGAGTTTCCGCTTGTCAGAACAGTCGGGTCGACCGATACGCTCCGCAAACTCATCCCCTGGTTTCCCGGACGGGAGTGTGATTGCTGGGTACTGATTGAGGATATCTTCCTCTCGATGAGTGTGGTAGTGACCTCGAACGATGCCATCCAGTTGATGCTTGTGCACCATCCCGCGAGCGTCTGCCTGAGAACGAGCCGTCGCGTCAACGTGAATCTGCTCGTCATGCCCGTGCCGAACGTGCAGGTTCCACTTCCCACCTCGCATGGGGTGATTCCTGTAGTGTTTCGCCTCGCCGACGTTGAACTGGATGTTGTCGTATCCTCGGTCGATGAGACGGTCGGTGACCCAACGATACGCGACGAGGTCCATATTCGCCTGCCCACTCGTGTACGACGAGCGGATTCTACCGTGATTGCCGGGTACCGCAGAAATGTGGAGCGTGTCGAATTCTTGCGCGAGCGATTCCGCCTGCTGGAGTAGGACTTCGACAGTGAGTGAGAGTTGGTCAGCGAGTTGCAGCTTCGTATGATACGCCTGCCCGTCGTAGATGCCCTCGCCCGTCAGCATGTCCCCAATCCAGAGCAGGTGGCACGAGTCGAAGTCAACGAGCTGCTCCTGGAATTTCTTGAGGTTGAGGACTTTCTGCGTGACGTGCTGCACCGACGCCGCAGCGATTTTGGGATTATAGACCTCGCGTCCTCGTTCGTCCTCGACCACGTCCCCGATATGAACGTCTCCCATCGCCACGACCATGTCCTCGTTCCCCTTCGCTGGGTCCTGCTTAGCAACGAGCGGGTCCTTTCGTTTCAGGCGACGAAGAACAGCGTCCTCCTGTTCGGTTCGGAACTCGTTCGCGTCCCGAGTGATGGTGCCTTTCGCCTTCGTCGAGAGGCGGCGTGCTTCGGGTTCATCGACCAGGTGATAGACACCTGCCTCGCGGTCGTAGCGGATACTGACACCGCTATCTCGCGTCCTCCCAATCAGGGATTTGACTCCCGATTTGGTGAGGTTCATGCGAGAAGCGAGGTCGCCTGTGTCCGCGCCGCCTTTCGAGAGGTACGATACGAGTTCTTTCTGCCGGTCGGTAAGGTCGTAGTCCGTCATGGTATCCTTCCACTCTGCCCGGGTAGCATGGACATTATCGGAACTATCGTTGTCCGACCTTATCAACTCTCGGACGAGAGATACGTCAGAGATTAGATGACGAAGCAGAAAATAGCGGAAGAGGTTTCTTCGGGTCAACGTCAGCCCACGTCTCACCCGAAGAAATATGGCTGATGGTCGATTGTCCAGCAGGATACAACTTAGCTATCTGTTCCTGAGTTTCATCAGTGTTTTCGAGCAACCATTTTATTTCCCCTACTTCTTGCTCTGAAAGCGATGTAGCAGGGTTCTCTTCACCTCTAAGTGGGTCTCGCGTCCTTCCGTATGCGTCGTTGAGATTATCTGTGTAGTCTCCGAGGTAAAGATGGTCAGGATTGACACATACTCGGTTATCACACTGGTGAAGAACGAGCTTATCTTGCGGGTCCTCATACTCGAGCTCGTATGCAAATCTATGAGCTCGGTAGTCTTCACCTTCGTAGATGTAATGACCGTATCCACCACCTGCGACCGAAGCCTGCCACTCCCAGCACTCATCGGTATCTCCACGGTCAACTTTTCGCCAGAACTCGTGCATACCAACAATATCAACCGTGCCTACAAAACAGTCACGCCGCGAAGAAAAGTCGTTACTCGTCCGGCTCGGACGCCACGTCCACGAGGCGAACGGTCACGGTGTCGCCCTTCCGTTCGACTTCGACGTCTCCGACAGAGACCTCGCGCTCTCGCGTTAAGTCGTCGGGTCCGACACAGTGGTCACCGTCACAGACCTCGTCGCACGCGAACAGATGCTCCTTCTCTCCGCCGTTCTGGATTTCCCAGACGTGGATGGCATCGCTCGACGGTGCGTAGGCGAGGCGGGTGTAGTCGCTCATTACTTCTCACCCCCTACGGGAGCGTCTCGACTGAGGATGTCTGTCTCCCAGTCACCGAACTGCTGATTCCAGTCGTCCGCTGCCTGGCCCATCAGGTCACGCAGGTCGTCCGAGTGCAGGTTGGCGTCGTCAGGGTCGCACTTGAGCTCGATGGCCACGCCCGGGTAGACGAGCCCGGTGAACGTGCGGGCCTCCTTCTCAGCGACCTGCACCATCAGCGACACCTCGAGACCGTCAACACCGTCGCGCGAGCGTGCTGTCTCGCTGACGCTGTGAATCCAGATGTCCAGGTACTCGCTCATCGGCTGCTCACCTCCCATGCCGAGTCGAACTCTCCGACCTTCCGACCGTCGCGCATGACCTCGCCCAGCTCGCGGTCGGCGAGACCCGTGCCGCACATCCGGTACACGTCGCCCGTCTCGTCCTCGGTGACCTCGGTGAACTCCGTGAGATTGCCGTAGTCGGTGACCTCGCCAACGACCTGCTGAATCGTCCCGCTCGTGGACGCGACGTAGCACAGGCAGACGCGGTCGCCGTTGTCGGCGTCGAGGTTGAAACGACCCGCGCGGTCGTACTCAGTCATCGGCGGACCTCCATGGTCGTGTCGGAGGCGACCCACGCCTCCTCCTCGTCGCTGTCGTACACCTCGAACCACCCGTCCATGCCGTCAGGCAGAGTCGGGTCAGCGCTCGGGTCCTCGAGCTCGAAACACTCGGTCGCCATCACAGCGACACCTCCGACCATCCGACGCTCTCGCACAGGTACGCGGTGCCGTCAACGCGAACGATGTCTCCGGTGCTCAGCGAGGTAGCGCGCTCCTGACTGTTCGACTCGCGGAACGCCCCACTGACGGGACGACCCGCGCCGGCGGGCTTGTTCTGCCAGGTGTCGAAGATGACGTTGAGCGCCTCGCTCTCGTCGTCCGCCTCGACCTTCTCGCCGCCGACCAGGTTGTAGCAGCGAGCGAACGTCTCGAAGTCGAGGTCCTCGGCGTCAACGAACCCGCTGCGCAGGTCGCGCAGGTCGTAGAACATCTCCTCATCGAGGACCTCGTCCTCGTCGCTGTCGTAGAACTGCTCGGTACTCCGGGGCTGGAACACTTCGACCGTCTTCGTGGAATCGCTCATGTCTTTTCGTCCTCCGCGTATCGTCGTACACGGGGTAGTACCATATAAGTACGTACCGGGGTGTAAGTGGTCAACGGGTGCGCAAAAGGACAACGCTCTGCGTTTGTACTCGCGGATTACAAGTAGACCGGGTTGTCTTAGAACTCGTCCAAGACCCGGTCGATGAGCTCGTCTTGCCCGTTCTCAGCGAGCGCGACGATGACTTTCCGTTTCTCCTCCGTGGAGAACGACGTGCCGCCACCGCCCGACTCGCGGAGGTCCTGGATGGCCTCCTTGTGCGACGATAGCGACTCCTCGATACGGTCGACCCGCTGCCCGAGCGTCGTCTCTTCCCAGTCCTGCTCCGTCGCCTCGACGATGCCCTGACACTGCTCCTTGAGGTCCTGCACGTCCTGCTCCAGAGCCTCGAAGTCAGACGACGTGTCCAACTCGTCTTCGACGAACCGCTCCAGGTTCGACTGCTGGTTCTCGATACGGTCAACGACCGACTGCACACCTTCGAGTTGACTCTCCAGGGAGGAGACGCGACCCTTGAACGCCGACGGGACATCTGCCTCGACGCCGTTGTTCTCGACCTCGCGCAGGCGACGGTCGAGCTCGCGGAACAGCGAGATGAGGTGCGACTGGTCGCGCACGCTCTTCAGCGACTGCCCTCCTCGCGTCTGCTTCTTCGACTTGTCCTTCGGGTCGTACTTGTACGTCACGTCCCCGTCACCAGACAGGTCCTTCTGTACCGCGTCAGCTTCGTCGCTCTGCGTGTCGTCGTCATCTCCGTCCGAGACATCCTGCTCGTCGTCGCCCGTCGTCTCTCCGGTCGTGCTTTCGTCGTCGTCGGTCGTCTCCTCAACCTCGACCTCGCAGACGATACGCGCGTGCCGATACTCGCGGAGCATCGCTTTCACGTTCGAGGACGCGGTGCCGAACTTGTCGGCAATCTCACTGTTGCTCGCGTCCGGGTTCTCCCGTGCGTACCGCAGAATCTCGCGCTTGTCCTCGTCGGGGTTGCGCGAGGTGGTCAGCGAACGCCGCGTCCGGCTGATGGTCGTACTCGACACGCCTGCCTTCTCAGCGACCTCCGCCTGCGTCAGGTCCTGGTCCGCGTAGCGAACGAGCGCACCTGCTGCCTGGCGTTCTGCCTCGCTGAAGTCGAGGGCGGGGAACACGTCGTCCTTGAGCGTGTCCGTGTCGAGCGCTTCGAGCGTGTATGATGGAACGTCACTGTACCTCGGCGACTTGAGTTTCTTCTTTTCCTTGGTCATGCTGCCTTCTCCGTTGCTGTTGTAGTGTTCGAGCATCGCCGCCGCGTCCGTGTCAGTCGTGGAAACCTCACCGTCGTCGTCGGGACTGCTCCGACCGACCGCTGGGGACTGCGTGGACATCTGATTCAGGCGCTCCTGCTGCCGAAGCGCCCGGCGGTTCATCTCGTCGTCAGCGTTACCCATGCCACTCGCCATGGGTCACACCTCGGTTGCGTCCTTCATAGGTTGTCGCCTCGTTTCGACCCGACCCGACCGGGTCCGATGGCGCTCACGCGCTCATCAGGGACACTTTCGCGGGCGTGTCCGACGAGGACGAGCAGGCGCTCGCCTACGTCATCTTCTCGCCTGCGGCGAGTTCTCGACCTGCCGCAAGCGCCTGCTCTCCTGCCTCGTTCGCTTGATACTCGTTACGCGGTTCGCGGTGACCGTAGTCGCTCTTCTCGCGCTTCCTCAGGTACGGCGTCTTGTTGGACAGGCCCGACAGTGCACCTTTCGCCTGGTCGTAGTCGGTGTCCGGATGCTCGACCTCCTCGAACACCTGACGCGCGTCCATCCACTCGCCCTCGTGGTCGAGCAGGACGTTGAGAACACGCGCACGGTGAGTGCCTGGCATCACTGCACCCTCATAGCGCTCACCTTCGTACACCTGACCAGGCGCAGGACCGCCTCCGCCCGTAGGTGCCTCACGTTCGCGCGTCTCCGTCGTCTCGTCGGGTTCGTCGTCGCCCGTGGGTGATTCATCCTCTTCGTCCTCCTCGGGCGTGAGCGACGTGCTCTCGTCGGTGTCCTCCTCGTCCGTATAGACGACACTTATCTCGATGTACGACACCGCCTCGGGGTCGATGTCCGCCGCGTTGAGCATGTCTCGCGCACGCTCGAAAGCGCGGTCGTCCTCGACCTCTATGTGGGTTCGTCCCATTTCTGTTTGACCTCGTTTCGCCGGACCTCACCCGGCTCGTCAGGGGCCTCCGCGAGTATGGCCCGACGAGAGTGACGATTCAGGCAGGTTCAGACGAACTGCCCGTTCTCGTCACGCTCTTGCCCGCCGTCGGTAGCGACCTCGTCCGCGTCCAGGCGCTCCAGGGTGCTCTCGATGAGGTCCTGCTGCGCCTCCGAGGACACGTCACGAGCGAACTCCTTGAGAACGTCGCGGATGTCAATCCGCGCGTCAACCAGAGCGTTGTAGACCTCGGCGGTCTGCGCGTGGTCACCGAGCGCGTCCTCGATGGTGCTGACTATCTCGTCCTCGGGCGTCTCGTCGTCCGGGTCGTCAGCCGTCTCGAAGGCGTCCTCCAGGACGCGGTCAATCTCGTCGCGGACGACCTTCGCCGCGCGCTTCTCGACCAGCTCCTTGCGCTCCGTGTCGGAGACGACGGGAATCGTCTGAATCTCCGTCTCGCGCCCGCGCAGCTTGAACTCGTCGTCCATCTTGTCCCAGATTTCCGCGAGCGCCTCGATGGTGTCCTTCTCGTTCGCGGGGATGAAGTACACCGCGCCGCCGTCGCGCAGCGGGATGCTGTCACTGTAGTAGCGCGTGAAGTCGTACAGGACGTCCCTCATGTCGTCGCCGTTGTGCGAGACCTTGTGCGTCTCGAACAGCTCACGGATACGAGCGACGAGGTTCTGCCAGACGTCGGACAGGGGGTGCTCGTCGTCAATCCGCTGAGTGATACGCACGTCCTGCTCCTCGGCGTCGTAGTTGGTGACACCGAGCGTCGTCTGCCGCCACTCGCCGCCTGCCTCGATGTCCAACTGCTCCGCGTTCGGGTGGTCGTCGTCGAACCAGACGTTGGCGAGAACGTGCTTCTGATTCCCGCTGCCGTCCTTGGTGTCGAGCGTGACCTTCTGCGTGCCCGCGGACGTCTTCACGTACTGTTCATCGTTGCCCTGGTCGAGGAGGTGGAACATGGCGCGCTTGTACGCACTCGAATTCCACGTCTCGCTGGGCATGATTTCTTCGGGCAGGTTGTACTCCTCCCACTGCGCCTGCAACCAGTCACGAGGAACGACGACCTCGCCCGTGGTCGACATGACCGCGAACCCGAGAACCTCCGCATCCTCGTCAGCGTCGCTGACTGCGTCCAGCGGCACCGCGTTGACTTCCACGTTGCTGTTCATCCGCTCGTTGCCATCGCCGTTGTCGTCTGCGTTCGTCGCCATTTTCTCTTCGACCTCCGACTAATCGTACAGTACCCAGTAACATAAAAGTGCGTAGCGAAGCAAAAGTGGTCGGTGGGTCCGAACAGACGACGCAGAGACGCTACGTACCGCGTGTTTTTACTTCCACCGCGGTGGCGTAGCGTCGGGTTCTAGGCTGTCGGTGACACGCAGTCCGTAGCAGTCGCACGAGAAGACGAGAATCGGCTCCGCACCCTCCCACGCGAGCGCGACACAAACGCCTGTGCCGCAGTTGTCGCACCGTGCTAACTCGACGTTCTCAGGCACCTCACGCACCCGGGCCGCTCATCATGTCGCCCAGCTTGCTCGCCGCCTGGGACCCGAACGCCCAGAGGTTCGCAAGAGCGATAGATGCCGCGTAGACGGTGAGGAGCGTGCCCGACAGCTCGACCTGGTATCCCGCGGCGCTTGCAGCGAGGACACCGACGAGCGAGATGTTCAGGAGGTAAGCGAGGCCATCGTTCGTGAGCCAGTGTCTCGACTGCGTGCTTTGCGTCTCTCCCGATTCCTGGTCAGGATTGTCGTTGTTCTCAGGCATGATTACTCCTCCTCACTGCACCACGGACACTCGTCCTCATCGAGGGGACGACCGCGGTGGTCGGTGTGGTCGCACTCCTTCTCCTTCTCATCCTCGTCGTCCCCGTACTCAGCATCGTAGTCCTCCTGCCACTCCTCCTCGTCGTAGGGATGCTGGTCGAGGTTGTCAGGCGTGTTCCCTGGGTTGAAGTCGTCGTCCGTCTCTTCGCGGTCCTCTTCGTCGTCAACGCCTTTATCGAGCGCACGCGAAACAGCGCCGAGCAGATGCTCGTCCATACGATAGAACAACAACCACGGAGCAAAAGGAGTCGTCCCGCTACGTCAACCGCACTCGCTCCACCCGCACGCTTCGCACTTCTTACAACCCTCGCTGTACGTCAGCGCCATCGCTCCGCACTCCTGGCATTCTGGGTTTTCGCCGTGCGCGAGAGCGCCACCCTCTGACTCCTGCTGATTCCCCTTCTGGACGGGGGTTTCGGCGGGTTCAGGTGTGGGGTCCTCGGGTTCGGAATCGGGGTCCGCGTCATGCTGTTCGAGCGCATACGCGACCGCGTCCGGAATCGACTGAATCTGATGACCGCCGTTGTGCCATCCCGTCTTCGGCGACCGGATTCCGTCGAGTTGGTCGATGACTTCGTCCACGGGAATCCCGCTACGGAGAGCGAGCGACGTGAGGCGACCGACTGCCTCGGTGAACGAGTGAGTGAACCCACCCGACTTCCCGATTTCCGCGAAGACCTCGAACGGGCGACCTTGGTTGTCCTCGTTGACGAAGACGTTGAGCTCGCCGTATCCCGTGCGCACCGGGTAGACGGTCGAGTCGAGGACAGCAGGACGTTCGCGCGGGCGTGGCGTGCCCGTCGTCGGAACCTCCTCGTCGTTCATCACGGCATCGAGCCACTCGACGCTGACACCGTACTCGTCGATGAGGAAGTCGTCGGCAACCTGCTTCGTCGTCTGCGTCGTCTCTTGCGTGCTCTGCGGTTCCTCGGTGTCCGTGTCCTCTTCATCAGCGTCATGCGCAGACGTCGAGATGACCGACTTCTGACGCGAGCCATCAACGTACACGGTGACACCCTTGCCACCATGCTCGTAGATGTACTCGTACACCTCGCGCACGTCGCCGCGCGTTGCCGTCGAGGGGAAGTTCACCGTCTTCGAGATAGCGCTGTCCACACCTTCCTGGAAAGCGCACTGAACCGACGCATGCTCACGACCGCTAAGCTGACCAGTAGTAACGAATAGTGACCCGATGCTATCAGGCACTTCGTCGAGAGAATCAGTACCCTTAAACTCAAGCGACGGGTCCTGCATTTGACGCGCCGCCTGGCGTTTGACAGCCTGGACATCTACGTCGTTCGCTTCGAGAACGCGCAGGAAGTAGTCGTCGAACTCCACGAGCTCGTCCTCGCCTTGGATGTCTTGACTGACATTCTTGAGGAACGCGACGTTGTGTAGCGGTTCGCAGCCGCCCGAAGTGTTCCCAATCATGCTGGTCGTTCCAGTGGGAGCGATGGTCGTAGTGTTGTGGTTCCGTACCGGGAACCCGTCTTCCCAGTCGAACGGGTTCTCTCCAGTGTGCTCCTCGAACCAGGACGGGTACTCCGTCGGGTTCGCGTACTTCGACTTGTCCCACTCGTCGAACGCACCTCGTTCCTGCGCCAGGTGGTGAGATTCCGCCTTGCTCTCGTGATTGATGTACGCCATGAGACGACGAGCCACGTCGTTCCCCAGGTCGGACCCATACGGGATACCGAGTTGGATGAGCATCTGCGCGTACCCCATGATACCGAGCCCGATTTTTCGCATGGACGTGACCTTCTCCTCGATTTCCGGAATCGGGAAGTCGGACATGGTGACGACGTTGTCCAGGAAGTGCGTGCCCGAGTAGATACGTCGGTCGAACTCTTGCCAGTCGATGGCGTCACTCAGGAACGAATCCACGTCACCGTCGTACTCACGCCAGTCAGGCGCGTCCTCGGTCACGAGGGTCGAGAGGTTGATATGCCCGAGGTTACAGGCCTCGTACTCCTCCAGAGGCTGCTCACCGCAGGGGTTCGTAGCGAGAATCTCGTGGTCAGGATGCTCGTCCACGTCGAAGGAGTGCTCGTCGTTCACCGTGTCGAGGTAGATAACGCCGGGCTCTCCGTTTTCGTAGGCGCCCTCGATAATGTGCTCCCACACTTCCTCCGCGGGGACAGACAGGGGCTCTCCGACGCTGACGTGGTGTCCGAGGTCGTATCGACCCCACAGTTCCTTCGTTTCTTCGGTGGCGATATGCGGTTCGTCGTTCCGCGGGTTGGTGAACGTGAACTCCCCCTTGTTCTGCACGGCGTCCATGAAGTCGTGCGTGACGCCGACCGAGATGTTGAAGTTCGAGAGGTGACGTTCGACCGCGTTCCGCAGGTGCTTGGGAACCTTCCCGTTCTCGTTGATGAGGTCACGCGCCTCTTCGAGCGCCTCAGCGAACGAGTTGTTTGTCGGGTCCTTCGGGTCGTTCAGACCCAGTGCCACCGCGAGGGAAACGTCCTTGTTCTTGGCGTGGATGAACTCTATTACGTCCGGGTGGGAGACGCGCATGACGCCCATCTGCGCACCCCGTCGCGTACCACCCTGAGCGATGGTCTTACACATCTGGTCGTAGGTGCGCATGAACGTGATAGGGCCAGAAGCGATGCCGCCCGTCGAACCGACCTTATCACCGTAAGGACGCAGTTTCCAGAAGGCGTACCCCATGCCGCCGCCCGACTGGAAAATCTTCGCCGCTTCCCGGGCAGTGTCGTGGATGTCGTCCATGTCGTCAGCGGGCGAATCCACGAAACACGCCGACAGTTGCTGTAGTTCGTCGCCGGCGTTGATGAGCGTCGGGGTGTTCGGCATGAACGCGAGATGCTCCATCAGCGTCTGGAACTCCTCCGCGGTGTTCTCCAGTTCACGTCGCGCTTCGGGAGCGAGGACCTCTGCGACGCTTTCGTAGTCGAGGTAGCGCACGTTGTCCTCGGTCACCTCGACTTGGTGCTCACCGTCGGGGAACTCGCTGAGGAACTCCGGGCGATACTCGCTCGGACCCACCTCGATAATCCCGTCCATGTGAGGCACGTCGCCCAGAGCGATGTTCTGCGCTACGCGCTCGAACACTTCCTCCTGCTCCTCGACCAGTTCACCATCCTCGTTCCGGCGCTGGTACCTCGCCGGCATGATGTTCTGGTAGGCGTTCTCGCTCATCCGCTCCCTGAGCGTCGGTTCGTCTTGTCGTTTCGCGGGCAGCACAACGTCCTCGGCTTCGAGTGTATCCTGTGGCATGCTTACGAGTCGTCGGGGAGGATTTCTTCCTCATCGTAGAACGGTTCGAGCGCGGGGTTTTCATGCTCGCACTCGTCGCGCGTCAGGTCGATGAGGTCACCCTCACACTCCGGACAACTACCTTCGTCAACTACCGCCTTATTCCCCTTGTTGGCGGCCTTATCTCCAGGTCCGAGGAAACCTTCCCACCCGCAGTCGCTACACCCGACCACGACAGCGTTGTGCTGAGAGGCGAGGTCTCCGAGGAACTGGTCGATGACCGCGAGTACGCGCTTCTGCTCTGCGCCTACCTGGATGTGCTCGTGGCAGTCGCAAGGTTCGGCGTGTACGACGCCGTGCTGTGCTTCCGTTTTGTGGACGGTGATTATGACGCCCTCGTCTTCGTTACGGTTCATATTTGTGAGTTGTCGGTCGTTCGTTCTTCCATCGTTGTCCGCACCGCTGACACCGGTAACAAACGAGAACGGTGTCGTAGTCGATTCCGCTTATGTCGAGCTGCTTCTCCTCCTCCGTGTAGCTCGAGGAGCGACATGACGGACAACTGTCCGCTCCGGTGTCCATGTACGCGGCCCAGAACCGATTCTGGTGATACTCGCGCCAGACGTCCAGTTTAACGTCGTCGCTGGGGTCGAGACTGGGAAGCAGCGTGTCCTCGTCCCTCGCCTTCGACGCTTTCTCGTACCCGTTCATCGGTAGTGTCTTCGTCGTCATCTCGTTTCAGCGACCGTGCCAGCGACCGGAACTCGGGCCAGCACAGGCCAACCAAGTCAACCATCGTTCGTGACCCTAATGAAGTATGCGTCCCAGAACGACGTAACTCTCTGGGCATCCCACACGGGTTTGCCGCCTTCTACCTGGGGAACTACAGACGACCGGCAGTTGACGTGTTCCGCCAGGTTCTCTTGTAGCAACCGCTTCGCCCGGTCCATCTCGTCAGGCGATACGTTGACCTCGACGTTAATGGTCACGCGCTTCTGTCTATCCATGCGTCCCAGAACAGGGTCGGACGATGGGACTTCCGCCACACCTGACGATGAACGTGCTTGGTGGCATCTTCCACGTCTCCGCCGTCGTCGTACACTTGCATGACCTCACCGAAGTCGAACGCCGCAGGAAGGTCCTCCCGGTCGACCCCCTCTACCTCGACGTTCAACCCGTTCATGTTGAACTCCATGGTATCAATCGGTACGGGTTGACCCGTTTTTACTCTGCTCCCAGAAGATACGTCCTTGCAGGCGAGCATCCCAGAACTCCTCAGCACGTCCCATCCACTTACGCCAGATAGGAGCGTCCCACGGGTTATCGTATGTCTCGGGTTCGGGTGTCCAGGCGAAGTCAGTCGTCGTTCCCCTTAGACGGCGATACTGCTTCGTGTTCTTCCTCGCCGTCTGAATTATCGACTTTCCGTAGTGATGGTTCGTCCTCTGCTTACGTCTACTACGTTGAGCATACCTAAGCGTGTCTATAATGTCGTCATCCATACTGATGCTAATACTCCCTCCGCTCGGTTACAGCTAACGCGACTGGGGTGATATAGCTGCGGGTCCAGAAGCGCGTGGGAGATTAGGTCGGGAGATACTCCATGGCATACTTTTATGGTGGTGGGGGTTGTGAGTGTTGGGCGCTTTTCCAGTGCAAAAGTTTATACCCATCCTTTTGTTCTCGAGGTCTGGGCATACATCCTACCTGGTAAGGAATTGCTTAGACACCGAGTCTCTTCGTCTGAGAAAGTCCGTACCAAATCTTACTATCGAGAGAGAACACGTCTCGCGTGCGTGTAGCGTTACAACCCGTACTTTTATGTTACCGGGTCGTGTAGACGCTAGTGAGGAGAAAAGAAATGAGCGAGACCGAGGCGGAACGGACGGACGCGGTTGCACAGGCACTCCAGTCAGTCGGGTACAACGCGGAAGCGCGTCACGACTTGGGCGGCATCGTCAACGTGTACGACCCGAGCAGTGCGGAGAAGATGTACGAGCGTGCAGACGGCGCGTGCGGCGGGCTCATCGACGTTCGCATGACGACCTCGACGAAGTTCCAGATAGACGTCAACCCCAAAGGGAGGTACGACTGATGAGCGCTGCTCGTCGGAACGGTTCGCTGACGTGCCGCAAGTGCGGTGGCGTCACCCGCGTCTCGTTCGGAATCATGGACGAGCTGGGCGGCGTCCACACCTGCGCGGTGTGCGAGCGCGACCTGCACCCCGAGGCCGAGCTGAACAGCGACGAAGCGCCTGTCGTTGACATGGAGGCATACCGATGACCGACTACGCCCACGAGGACACCATCGAGGAACTGCGCGAACGCTACGCGGAACTGCGTGAGACGCCGCTCCTTCTTCGCGCCAGCGAGGACGCGGAAGAGTTCGGCGGTGGTTACACGCTCCGCCTGTGTACGCCCAACATGACGCTGCACCCGGGCACGCTCCAGGTGCTCGCGGAACACGGGCTCGGTGTCGAGTACGTCGGTCAACCCGAGGACCTGCATGAGTGGACGCTCGTTGAATCGTCTACCCAGTAATCCCGTCGCCGGCTGCGATATTTTTATGTCGTCTGCGGTCGAATAGCGAACGCGAGGGACGGCGTGCGAACCGTCACACGCTCCCACGTCGTACCCTCGCCTTTTGACCTCGTTTCAGAGTGCGTCAGAGCTCGGTTTCTATCAGGTCGTATGGGGCATAGCTATCTACGTCCATTACAGCGAAGCTGTAATGGACGCAGCCGGCTCAAGGACCGCTGACCGGCGATGGGCGAAGATAGCTTTGCTCCATATTTCTGCCCGGAGAGTCCACGTCAGTTCGTCGGAGTTCGCACTCTCTTCGTCGCTACTTTCGTAATTTGCCAATTATCAAACTACGTCGCTGGCAGGCGGTTTTCAATCGGGGTATCTGAGTCATCTAAGAACGCGGGTTCTCTGGCTACGAACGTTGACCACGGATGCCGTTCAACGTCGAGGTATGGCAGACGACGAGTATCGCCTCTCGAAAGCAGACAAAATCCTGCACAACTGCCCGGCGTGCGAGTACGGCACCACGTCGTTCCCTGAGACGGGGCAGATTGAGTGTCAGTCGTGCGGGAATCGCTATACCCATGCTCACGTCGCCTGGGTCGAGACACCAAGAGACGAAGTGTTCTGGGGGTTGTACTTTGCAGGAAAGAATACTCACTGAAGGCGACGGATGGGGACGCACGGTCAACCTCGAGGACGACTGGCCGTGGGAGGAGTACGACGAGATGTTCTGCCGTCCCGATACCGAACGCTACGGTGGAACAGCAACGTACAGGCAGTGGTTCCGTCGTATGAGTGGGTCGGCGCACAACTGGCTCATCCCCGCGCAGGAGGAGCAATTCTGGAGGAAATACCTCGATGAGCGACTGTAAGGACGACGCGGCGATTGTCCGGTACAACTACGTGAAGACGGAGGGTGCGCTCACAGGACCCACGACACGTTCCACCTGGCGTATCTTCCACGAGGAGGAGTTCTGGGACAGGTGGTGTGCGTGAAGGAGTTGCTCGGTGAACCCGTTGCCGAGGCAGACGTTGTCTACCGGTCACACCGCGAAGCATCGGACAGGTCGTTGAATCGCTGCTGGCGATACTACTACGAAGAATCGTTCTGGGACGCGAGGATGCCATGACGAAGGACCCTGCTGACTACGAAGACGAGAACCCGGGCGCATACGACTACTACGCCTGGTGGAAACGCCCGAAAGGCAACACTGCCTACGAGCTCGAGACGCACTACAAGGTGTGGGTTATATTTCAAGAAGATGAGTTCTGGACGTTATACACCGATTCACTTTCACCGTGCTCCGAGAATATATGAGGACGCACTTCGTCGTTGGAGACGCATGGAAGGACAAGCAAAGCAAGACCCATACCCGGGACGGGTGTACGAGGTCGAGCACCGAGTCGTCGGTCACTCGAACGCCGCCGCGAACTACTACTTCACCGTCGAGGCGGAGATGTTCGCGTTCGAGGAGGATGAGACAGGCGTCCTGCTCCTGCTCACCGAGGAGAGCAAGGAGGAGATGTACGAGACCTACGTCCCGATGCTGGACGGTGTTCGTATCGACCCCGACAACCCGGAGAGTCACCCACTCATCGAGAACCTCGAGGTACGCGAGAAATGACCTACATCTGTCCCGACTGCGGAACGAAGGTTGAACGAGAGACGGACCTCACGAAACCAGGTCTCGTCATGGGCGACGCCGACGTACCCGCCCACCGGTGCCCGAGATGTGAGATTACTTTCTCGGGTGTCGATTTGCCAGAAGCGTAGTAGAGGCGTTCTCTCCACTTTCACCCCGCAGCCAGGTTATATGTTAGCGGCACTCGTTGACTGAAGTGAGGAGAACAGAGATGGCATACACGGTCAACGCGGGCGACACGGTCGAGGTTGAGTGCGAGAGAGACGACGGCGAGACGAAGACGCTGGAGGTCACCGTCGAGTACAACACCACCCAGCAGGACGAGAGCGAGGTCATGGGAACGCCGAAGGTCAAGGCGCACACCTCGAAGTCGCGGTGCGGGATGGACGTCCTGATGTACGAGGACGGCAGCATGCGCGTCAAGCCCCGGTACAACTCGAACGGACGCGGGCGTGACGCGGTCCTGAAGGGCATGGCGATGGTCGAGGAGGCAGACGCATGAGCGACGAGGACTGTCCCGAGTGCGGGTGCGAGGATTCTACCTGGTACCTCGTGATGCCGGGTCTTAAGCACCGCAAGTGCGCGAACTGCAAGAAGGTTCTGGAGAGCGAGAACACGGGGGCGCAGCGGAACGGTCGCGTTAGTATCGGCGGGCGTCGGTAGACGCGAGGTTTCTTTCTACCCCGTCAGTAAGTCGTGCAGATACGTTTTCCAGGTCCAGTCGAGCGGAGTCCACACGCCGAACGCATGAGACACCGCGTCGTCGAACGCGACAGCGAGGCAGATGAGCAGGAGAATCGTCCCGATTATCCCGACACTCGCGGTCATCGTCAACGCGACGAGCGACGCGCACAACCCGACGAGAACGAGGGAGGCACCGAGTCGAGGGTAGATGTACCACGCATGGTACCAACCGAAGAGAGCGACGGCTATCGGGACGAGAAGGGCGGGTGTGTGGAGGTTGATGCTCAGTAGACCGAACGCCCACGAGCCCTGGAGGAAGTGGTGCGGGGCGAGTCGGTCTCCGTCCGGTTCGTCGTCATGCGGGAACTGTCCCATACGCAGGGAGACGGGAGGTCGCAGGAAAAAGGTCTCGCAGTAGGTGCTGTCGAGCGGTCCCCCGCGCGACACTAGTGCCAGAGAGGGTGGTGTGGTGGAATCCGGTTTTCGACATACGGTGGGGTCTATGCGCAGATTTGGTCTCATTCTGAAAACGAGGATATCTAAATATCCGGTTCGGGGAGATTTCGGAATAGAAGGGTCCATCGTCGCGCACGTTCGAGAATCCTCTCTGTGTCTCCGCGTGGAGAACCCCGTCTGTGAGACTTCCTGCTACCTGTTCATGGAGACGTCGTCGTCGCACAGCAGCATCAGCAGCACAGCAGAAATCCCTCTGTAGCAGACACACAGATACCCTGCATATACCCCGGTCTCTGACGTGGAGACAGCAGAGATTCTCGCACGTAGAGAATCAAACCTCATCGTCGGACCTGCCCTCGAGAATCGCCTCTTACGCCGTTCTCCCATGGCCGAGAGACAACGTGGAGACCCCGGCAGATACCCCGCTCTCTGGGTGGTAGATAGGACGTGCAGGAATCAAGCTCCCCGTGCGCACCAACCCCGAAAAACCAGGGGGAAACCGGTCTCGACGTGGAGGACGTCTGCGTGGTCTCGGCGGCGTCTCTCGCCGTTCTCCAGGCAGAGATGGGTGGCGAGGGAAATCAAGCTGTTCGACGTGTACGCCCGGGTACCCAGGCACGTTCTCGAGGTCTAGTGCTCAGCGAGCGCCCCCAGAGAACAGGAGAA